ATATCAAACATGTCGATACGTGACGTGAAGGTTGATGATAAGATTTATGAATTCTATAAAAAAATGAGAGAAAACAATGGAGTACTTTAAGGTAGTAGTGGCTTATCGTGCATCAGATGATGAAGGTAAGCTGAAGAAGTTCACGAAGCAGATTATCGTGAATTCTAAGAACTTCGCAGAAGCAGAAAAGGATGCTCTTCATGCGTTTGGAGAAGCAGTCCCCGAAGGTCACGCCGAATTCGAGATGAAGTCTATTTCAAAGGTGCATTATGAGTACATCTTCGGCATGGATAATCAGAACATCCTCCATCGCCCACAGTGGTACAAGGCAGTCGTAAAGACTGATTCTGAAAAGTTCCAGATTCTAATCTGTGGCGATAACAACATTTCTGATATCTCAAACGATATCTCCGAGAGAATGAGCAACGAGGTGATCATTCCCTTTGGTGTGGTTCAAGTGACATCCACCAACATTCTCACTGTAGAACTGAAGGCATAAATCGTCATAAGAAAGTATTTTCGAAGGCACAGAGAGGTATTTCCGTTGCGCTCTGTGCCTTCAAAAATATAAAAAATCGACACGACATATGGGAAAAAGAAAGAAGATACAAGAAAAATTCAAGAAACTGAGAAAGTCGGGATGTCTTAAAGATATCGCATCTATCAGAAATACGAACCCAGAAATGATGGGCAAAGGGGTGACTGTCACAAACATGGCAGACACTTTCAACCTCTTCGATTTCAAGGAAGAAAACATCAACATTCATGCGATCGGAAGATCTCTCGCAAATCAATGCAGATACAATGGATCGACAAACGGTTTCTATTCCGTGGCACAACATTGTGTTCGCATGGCAGAATCGGCATACCTCTCGTATGGTGATGTTCGACTTGCCCTCGCCATTCTCCTGCATGATGCTACAGAATGCTACGTTTCCGATATCCCTTACACGTTGAAGAGGGAACTTCCCGATCATATCAAGCAGATCGAGAAGGATATCGAGAAGGTGATTTTCTCACACTTTGGTGTTGAAGAATACCTCGATTCAAAGCTGATAAAGTTCATCGACACACAAATCTGTAATGATGAACTCGAGTTCCTTCTTGGTCAACAGATCGGTATTGACGAGTATCTCTCAGACAAAATCAGAGATCTTGATAATCGTGATTGGTCACGTGGTGGTATTTACCCATATCAAAAGCCGATCGTGTTCGAGTTCGACTATTGGTCTCCAGAGAAGGCATATGAACAGTTCATAACCCACTTCTACAAGTACACTTACCTCATCGAAAAGTATAAGGGAAAAGAAGTGCTGACGAAGTTTGGTGTTAACACAGAGAAATAAAAGCACGAAAATGATAGATCAGTTATTCGTATCAAAGTTCTCTCCGAAGAAGCTATCTGCGTTTGTTCTTCCACAGAGAATCAAGGATATGTTCAAAGATGAAGATGATCCACTCAGACAGTCGATGATCTTCTATGGTCTTCAAGGATGTGGGAAGTCAAGTCTTGCAAAATACCTCGGTAAGAAGTACGTTTTCTTATACATCAACGCATCCACAAACGGAAGAATTGAAGATCTTCGTGACGTTGTCACAGAGTTTTGTGATTCATCTCCACTGTTGTTCGATGAAGGTGTCAATTCCGATCGGAAGGTAGTCCTTTTTGATGAGATAAATGGCGCATCTGCACAATTCTTCGAGGGTCTGAAAGGATTCATGGAAGAGTACTCATCAGTCATCTTCCTTGCAACAACGAACCACTTCCACAAGATACCCGATCCAATCAAGTCAAGAATGGTCTCTGTCGACTTCACACCTCAGACGAAGGAAGAAGAAGAGCAGGTGATGAAAGGGTACAAATCGAGAATTGGGAAGATTCTCGAAGGCTGTGGGATCGAATGCGCAGAAGATGGATTCGAAATGTTGATGAAGAAGTATTACCCCGACTTCCGATCAACATTGAACTTCCTACAGAGCGTCTACAATGGATCGAAGGTAGTGGACAAGAACTCGATTTCCTCCTATGGCGACAGATTCTCCGAAATCTATGACATGATTCTCGACAAATCAGCAAATCCTGTCGAGATCCATAAGCTCCTCGGTGGTGATTATTCATCGATGGCTTCCGAAATCATAGAATCGTTGGATACTGACTTCATCGAGTACATGACCGCAAAGCTCGGTTCTTCTATGACATCTGCAATTCCCACGATTTGTATTGTGGTTTGTGATCATCTCTACAAACTACAAATATCGGTCGATCCTATGATTGTTCTCAAGTCATGTGTGTTCACACTAAACAACTATTACAAATCTCTGAAATGAAGGTAACAGATTCTATCAAGGTAAGACAATCACTTCTTAAAGTCTACAAGAAGTATGGTTTATCGTGCAAGTATGAAAGTTCATCAATATCTTCTGGTATTATGAAGATACATCAAGAGACCAGTCACAAGCTGGGAAGTGTCATCACGAATATCACCTTCGACGACAAGTCCAACATCTGCACTATAACACATAACAATGGTGAGAAGTGGTCGACGAAGTCATTCAGATTCACGTCATCTGAAGAATTCTTGTCATTGTACGACAAAACGATGGATGAGATGCTGAACGAAAATAGGTAGACGAAGAAATAGCGGTAGAATAATGATTGATGATGAGCAACGTGTAAAAAACGTTGCTCATCATCTGTATTATAGAACTTGTGGAAAAAACTTAATAACACAACAAGCAATGATGAACAAACAAGAACTCGAAAAGATCGTAAAACCACTCTGTTGGAGAAGCTATGATAACGGAAGAGTTATCACTGCAGAAACAGTCTTGAAGTACAATCTGAAACTTGAAAAGGTAGGTGAATGCTACTTGGTTCACAGAATATACTCGGACAATGACTGCTTAGAATATAACAAGCCAGTCACGCTTCAAACTGCAAAAGATATCGCATGGACTGCTTATCTTCATACGATAGGTTGTATGATGGAAACTGTAACACAAGACAACGACAATTATGGCAAAGGCAAGAGTAAGTAAAGGAGCGTTTTCTTTTGTCGATAAATTCCTCGATGAATGGCGCAAGGAAAAGGTGAGTGATGTCGATGAAGTCGTCGCATTTGTCAACGATTGTATCGACAAGCTACAGTCATTGACAAACTTCGAAGTGTACTCACGAGAAACAAAAGTGTCTGATGGAACGTTCAACGTAAGTTGTGAAATGGAGGGAGACGAATACGGATTCGTGAGAGTTTATGCAACGCTGTTTGATGATCACAGTTACTACGCATCTTTGACTTATATCGACAACGACACCCACGAGATTATTGATGGTCAGATATCAGTAAAGAAGAAGTCGACAATGATCCAGAAGATGCAAGAGTTTGTGGAAAGTGTAGAACAAAAGATTGGAAAGTAGCTTATGGGATTTTTAAAAGCATTGAAGGATTTCGTGAACAAGAGAGGTGTTGTGAACACGAAAAGGTCGTATGTTCACAAGGACGATCTCCGTTACAATCCGTCTTCCGAGCACCAAATATCAGAGGTCACAAAGTATGACATCATACCTCACAACATGGTCGTAATAGCTACTCATGGAACTGGCTACTTTGTACGTAGTGAAGATTGTCACACGTATAAAGCCACAAATACCACGTGCTACGAGTTTATGCTTGAAAACCAGTACGATGGGTCATTTGTCGATATTGTCATAAACTACGAAAGTCACGAAAATGGGGAAGGTGAAATCATCAACATTTCCATGGCATATGAATACGACATGGAAACATCAATCGGAAACGTATCAAGAGATGAAGCGATAAAGTTTATGGCTTCATTCCTTCAAAAAACTCTGTCATTATGACAATTTTGTCATGACAAGAATGACAGAATATGACAACTTTGTCATAACAGTGATGATTTGGCACGATTTTTGTTATAACTGTTATGAAAGATCACTCGGATCAATCAATCAACTTCAACTCAACTAAACAACAATTCCGATCATGGCAACAACAGTACAAGACAAACTCGACAAGAACGTAGAATTCGTTTGTTCATCTTTCAACGCACGATTCGACAAATCGAAAGCGGTACAGAACGAATCGTTATACCACGTAACGTATACGATAACCTGTGAAGACGGTCACACGATCATCTTCCACGCAAACTGCTTCCCAAGCATGTTCGGGATGGTCATCAACGATCTTTTCTCCGAGAATGAATCTTCAATGATCGTGGAAACACTTGAAAGCGAAGATGACTACATCGAAAAGATCGTATCGACGCTCTCTGATCTCATGACATGCAAGAAATCAGAAAACAAAGATGAAGACCAAGATCTTGATAATGGGTCGGTAGATGAGTATGATCTTGTAAGTGATGTCGTTTGTGCAACACTTAACACGACATGGGAGCACAAATACGGAGATGATGATGTCAAGGGGACATCTTTCGACAACTTCATCTTTAATATCAATTATGATGTGATGATGACTGTCACGTTGGAATATTGGAATAAAGACCGAGACAACAACGACAAAATCGATATTCTAACGTTCACTGCACGCACCATGAGTGGGACTTATGAAAAGAAGATCATCAACACGACAATGTCGGAAGCTATGAGAGAATCTATCGACTTCATAAATGGTGCTGATAAGTGGTGCTATGGTAGAATGACGAAATAGCCGTCTCCGTCGAGATCGATATTTTAAATAACACAACAACAAAAGTGAAACCTCGTGATATTCGCTATCACGAGGTTTCACTTTTTTAAACATATCGATCATCAACATGTTAGAGGTAGATTTAGCAAAGTCAGTAGTCTCCCATTTCTCCAAAGACTATGATGTGTATCAAGAAGTGAAAGCTTGTTCTTCACGTGTCATTGATATTGTGGTTCGTAAGAAATCGGGACTTATGGCAATAGAAACCAAAGTGACGCTGAATATGAAACTTTGGGAACAAGCATTCAAGAACAAGAAGTGGTGTAGTTACTCTTTCATTGCAATTCCCGAGAACATCTATCGGAAATCTCGACGAAAGATGATCTCTGGTATATGCAGAGGTCTGAACATTGGTATCATTGTTGTAGATTTTGATGGAAATGTAAGCATTCAATACAACCCTTCGGAAGAAATCCCCACGCAAACCTTAAAGTTGTACGACGAACAGAAGTCGTTCGCTCTTGCAGGAAGTGGTGGTGTTCCATACTTCACACCATTCAAGAAGACCGTCTCCGAGATCAAGAAGTACCTCGAAAAGCATGGGAAGTCAGAACTGGTGACCGTGATGAAATCTATTGATCATCATTACAAAACAGAACAATCTGCAATACAGTCGATTCGAAATTATGCTTCAAAAGGGGTTTTAAAAGGCATTGTCTCGCTCGAAGATGGTAAGTATTTAGACCTTTCCTGACCCTTAAATAAGCAAACAATTCAAGAAAGACTATCCAATGAGTAACAATAAAAATGTTGTAATCTTTGAGAACCATAGCGTTCCGATGAATCGTGTAAATGAATCGTTGGAATCCGCAAGTGGTGTCAAAGATTACGTCTTTGAGGGTGTCTGTGCTACCTTTAATGGGAAAAATGAAAACGCAAGATTCTACGATAGGGATGAGTATCTTCGTCATGTCGAATACCTACAGAAGGAAATAGAACAGAACTCGCTTGCAGGATCTCTTGATCACCCCGATGGTGATGAAGAGGACGAAACGAAGGACATCTTCACGCCAAAAATGAAAGACCTGTCCCACCTCATCACAAAGCTTTGGTATAAGCCAGAGTCGGATGAAGTCTGGATCAGAATCAAGCTTCTTGACACTGAATGGGGTAAGGATGCAAAGGCTTGTGTAGATGCTGGTATGCCACTGTTCATTAGTTCAAGATCATCTGGCTTCATTGATAAAGATGGGCGAGTATGGTTGGCACAAATTCACACATACGATATCGTCTACAGACCTGGGTTTGGGAACGCTAAACTTTCTCCAGTACTCGAATCATTTGATGGTAAGAGCACGTATCTCAGCGTTTACTCAAGACAGAAGGCGGTAGATGGTACTGAATCTGAAAATATTAATATGGAAAATAAGACTTATAAGCTAAGCGAACTCACAAAGGAAGATGTTATCTCGCTTCTGTTCAATCCCAATGTGAAGGGAGCTTATGATTTCACGAGTGATGTGATCGAAAAACTCGACAAATTCTTTGACTATCCAAAGTTTATCGATTACTTCAACGAAAACTATCCTATGCTTTCTGAAGCTATCGTGAACTACTTCATGGATTGTGGTAGATACGTTTACGATGACGGTACGTCTTGTGAAAATATCGGTGACTTCATCAAGATTGAAGTTGGTCGTGCATGTGATGACTATTTCGCAGAGATCAAGCAGGTCTTCAAGAACAACTTCGGAGAATCTGTTGAAGAAGGTGACGGTAAGGCAGACATTGATCGTTATGCTCGCATTATCGAAGAAAGCAAGAAATCAAAGAGAAATGTTCTGCGCAAGATCCAGTCGGTGAACGAATGCGAATCTGTGAAGTTGGTAGTTTCTGACTTCTGCAACGATCCTTCTTACGGATATGAAGATAAGTTCGAAGTCGCCAGAGAGTTCTTCATCAAGTATCCCGAATATGGCGTAGTCATAGATGATTGCACGATGGACGATGTTATTCTCATCGCTTGTGATATGAAGAACGACGGCATCTATGACGAGATCGAAAATTCTGAAGTCAGAACCAAGAACGAAATCGCAGATGTCAAGCATATCGTCAACAAGCTTTATGCACAGATCAACCAAGATAGAGCAGAGTTCAAGAAATCGATAAATTCTCTCGTCGGAAATGTAAACCGAGTTCTTGAAGAATACAAGGCAGATATCGAAAGCGCATTCTGTACGATTGACGAAATCCGTGACGATGTTTACAACATTATCTCATGGATCGAATCAAACAACTCTGCACTTGACAAGTCAGAGGAAGTTGCACAGATCTCCAAGAAGCTGGATGATGCCACCCAAAGCTTTAGTCAGAAGATTGGTGAAATCGAATCATCACAGGAAGCAGTAATGTCTCACGTGGACAATATCGAAAGTGATGTTTCCTTCATTGCAGAATCTGCAGACAGAACGAAACAGATGGTGAAGGAATCTGCAACTGCACGAAAGATTGAAGATGCAACGAGCATTGGTTCAAGAATCGATAACGTCATTGAGACGATCAAGGCACAAGCACCTGCTTTCCGTGTGTTTGAATCTGACGGCTCACTCTACGTTCCTAACAGATTTGCAAAGCAATACAACTCACTCGATGAGGATCAGAAGACTTACGTGAAATCTGTTTTTGAAACAAAGAATCCGAGATCTAAATCGGAATTCTTCTCCATTTGGGATTCTCTCGGTCTTTAATGACCGAGAGAAATCTCTCCTAAATAACGAAATCAAAATTATAACAAAAGAAGATTTATATGACTAAGATAAATGAAGGTCTTCTCAACAGAGTGGTCAATGAACACTCTTCTAAGTTGAGAAAGCTGTTTAAGGACAGAGGTTATTCTGTCAATGAGTCTCGACTTCGTGATATCGCCCTCATGGCTCACACCAGAAAGATTTACGAAAGTGCTTCTAATGGTGCTAATGTCCCAGGTCGTGGTGCATTCTCATTCGGTTCTGCAACTGAGCGTGGTTCTGCAGAAATGTTCGACAGACTCTTCACGGTGTTCGTAGACACTGCAGCTACTAACGTTGGTTTCGACCTCCTGCACGTAGCTCCTATGACGAAGAGCAACATCACGATGGTTGTCGCAGAACCAGTTTATGCTGGTGGTAAGAAGGAATCTGCAAATGGTAATCACCTGCAGGTCTTCCAGATCAAGGCAAAGACCACGACGAGTGCTGATCCTCTGAAGGTAGGTACGAAGTACGAAATCAAGGAAACTGGTGGTGCAACGAAGGTTGCTGAAGCCAAGTTCATCGGCATCCACCAGTACAATGGTAACTTCATCTTCGATCTCGTAAGTGTTGAAGCTACTCATAAGGACAAGGTTCTTGCAGAAATCCTCGAAAACGCAGAAATCACCTCGGGTAGCGGTAAGTGGGTTCTCAGTGGTAACACTGTCGACTACGTAAACGGCTTCACGAACTTCATCGCTGGTTTCGCTGGTTCTGGTCTTCAGAACAACGATCCTTTCCACGTTGGTCGTAACAACGGTAAGACGCTGTTCAAGCCAATGTCACGTGAAGTTGGTGAAACGCAGGGTGCACGTACTCTTGGTACGAAGATGTGGAACAGAACGTTCTCTGCAGAAACCTTCCACGTTGACCTCTCTCTGACGACGGAGCAGATTCAGGATGCTCGCATGGATCACGACTTCGACATGCTTGAATTCTCTGAAGAAATCATGAAGAATGACCTCGATCAGTCTATCAATGATCACATTCTTTCTATGATCTTCGCTTCGGGTTGGGATCATCACGTTGCTATCAACAAGCTCTCCAACATCAACCTCAACGCAAACTTCGGTACTGGTACTGGTGCAACGCAGGAATTTGTTGGTCTTGATGGTGAACTCAAGCAGATCTCTGGTGCAACCTCTGTTCTCCCTGCTGTTGGTGCAATCGCAGAAAACCTTTCCACCCTGCAGAAGAGAATCATCACGAGAATGTTCTTCGCTTCTACGATCATCAAGAATCGTGGTCGTGTAGGTGCAGGTAACACCGCTGTTGTCAATGGTACGAACTCTACGGCTATCCGTGACGTTCGTGGTTTTGCTATCGCCCCATTTGAAAACACGCTTCAGACGCAGTCATCCCTCGCCCACCTCGGTCAGTTCTACGGAATTGATGTCTTCGAAGATGGTCTGATGGATCTGAACGACTGCCGTGTAGCTGTCTTCAACAAGGGTGGTGAAAAGACCCCAGGTCTCGCATTCTGCCCATACATCCTCGGTGAAAAGGTTGAAACCGTCGCTGAAGGTACGATGGAGAAGAAGTTCAGACTTAAGTCTCGCTACGTTATCGCTGAACGTGGTTCTCATCCAGAAGCTCAGTATATGACGTTCGTAGTAGAAGGTAGCGACAAGCTCGTCTAAACGAAGCCACGAAAATACACTCTCCTTTTTGAGGGGCTGATGAACACCTTCGGGCGGTTTGTCAGCCCCTCAAAGTGTTTCTAAAATATAAGAAACATGGAGAAAAATGGTAACATCCATTTGTAAATTAATATGGCAAAAACTATCTTTAACGGAAACGCAAAGAGTTTTTCAGAGATCAACCAATTCATAGGAAACTTTGATAAATCTGGTGGTCTGCTCTCTGAACACACAACAGCAGAAATCCGAGAATGGGTTCACACAGGTTCTTATGTCCTCAACGCCTGTATATCGGGATCAATCCTCAAAGGTGTACCTTCTGGGAGAATCATCACGATATCGGGCGATCCTAAAACTGGGAAATCCTTCGTTCTTCTGTCATGTATGGCACAGTTACAAAAGAAGGGTTATTTCTGCATCTACTTCGACACCGAGAACGCCACGAGTTATGACAGATTTATAGCACAAGGCGTTGATCCTCAAGGCGTACGTGTGATTGTACCAGAGACTGTGGCAGACATCACTGTACAGCTCACACAGCTCACACAATCACTGCTTGACACCAAGAAGGAATACGAGCAGAAGAACAAGAAGCTCTCTGAAGATGAAAAGCTCGAAATCCCAAAGGTTGCAGTTTTCATCGATTCACTTTCTGCACTGAACTCATCGAAGCAATTCTCCGATGCTCTAAGTGGTGAAATGAAGCAGGACATGGGGACAGTAGCCAAGGAAATCAAGCTTCTGTTCAACATGATCACACCTCGTCTTGGGAAGCTCGACATCCCAATGCTCTGTACTGCACATGAATACGAAGCCGATCAAGGGTATCAGAAAGTTCGTGTAACAAGCGGTGGTAAAGGGATCACTTACATGGCATCTGTTCTTGTATCTCTTCGTAAGAAGTTCGACCGAGATGAAAACAAGCAGAAGATGGGTGTCATTGTAACTGCAGGGATCAACGAATCTCGATTCTCGATTCACAGACCAGTAGAGTTCTACATTTCCTTCACAAAGGGGCTTAATGCTTACATGGGTCTGCAGGAATTCGTATCTTGGAACATCTGTGGGATCGACCGAGGGAGAATGGTGGCGTATGTCGATACAGCTTCGGAGATATCAAAGAAGATCGGTCTTGAGAAGTCTCGTGCATACTCTACGAAGGAAATCGAACGAGAACTTGCACAAGCAAAGAAGCAAACGTTCTATCAGTCGCTGTCATACGACCTCTATAACGGCTACATTCGAATTGTGTCATCAGACAACACGATAGTCCTTCCCGACCTCGTACGTATGATGGAGCAAGATGGGTTTGACTTCACAGAAGATCTCGAAACAAAGACGATCAAGGACAAACTGATCGTGCACGGCATCTATTCTGATGAAGCAATGTCGAAGATGATCTCGAGCTATATCGACAGCGGTGACGCTTATATGGTCGGGAATGTGAAACTCGACGTTGCAAAGAATCAGAAACTCAAGTTCAAGAAGTCGATCATCCAGTCGATAAATGATAATTCTTACGAGGAAAGACTCGTGGAAGTCGAATCTGAACAGACGCAGGAAATCAACGAAAAGAAGGATCAAAAGTTCGTGTTCACCGAGAAGTTCTTCACGGAAAGATTCGAAGATGGAAAACTCACACCTTCTACTGTCGAAAAGGTCTGTTTCCCCACACCTACTGGGACTGAATGGGTAGTCCGTCATCTCAATAAGTCCTTCAAGAATCTGGAAATCTTCAACAAACATGTCTTCACTGACGAAATCTTGAAGACGCTTGATGAGAAGGTCATGATTCCTCTGTTCTCTTACAGAGATAAGGAATATGAGGACATGGACGGTGATCTTTCAAACACCGATATTGAAGAACTTTCCGAAATGGACAAGATTATGAGCGGATTATGAAGATCGATGAACTCGTAGATAAGCAGGATCTGAAGATAAAGCACATCTCTGGTGAATATCTTCACTATACAAACCACTCTATTGATGATGTCGTTTATGCTATCTTATCGAAAGGTAGGAAATCGATGAAGTTCAACGACATCGTGAAAGTGTTCGGTGAAGAGAAACGTGATCAACTATCATCACTCATTGATGACATGGTCTCGCTTGGTTATGCTTCCGTTATAGGCGAAGAAGACAAGACGATTTCTCTCTTATAAAGAATGTGGGGGCTTTTCTGGAAATAAAAAGCAGAAAGCCCCCACTAACTACCTTCAAAAAACTACAACAAGAAAATGGCTGTTGGATTTGGTCAGAACTTTGAGAACATAGCTTACGTTTACATAAACTCACAACCTCACCTTTGGAAATCTGTTGATCATGAGTTCTTCAAATCTCCAACTCTGAAGGCACTATCAAAGCTCACCAAACAATTCTACGAAAGATTCCACGAGCAGATATTCTCTCCAGAAAATCCAAGTGTAGAGCAGATCGAATATCTCGTAATGGAAGACAAAAAGTCGTTTATGATCGACTTGAACATGTCGGAAGACGACAATGCGAAGACTTTCATTGCGAACGCATCATACATCATCAAGACAAACATAAAAGCATTCTCTGAGGAATGGCTTGACGAGACTGTTGGTGCATGGATAATGTGGCAAAACAACCAAAGAGCATATAAAGAATCAATCTCTTATATGCAGACACAGAATATCACACCCGAGAATGTAAAGGAAGTGATCTCCAAAGCAAGAGAGATTGTAGTTCGAGGATCATCAGTCTCGTTTGGTGATGAGGAGGTCTTCGACTTCTATGATCCTCAATCTCACAAGCAGATTTCAATAGATGACTACATTGACACTGGTTACGGAATGCTCAACCAGATGCTCACCGAGGACAGACATAACGGTTTCATACCTGGTACTCTCAACATGTTCATGGGTTCGACAAACTCTGGGAAATCAGTGATTCTTGGAAATCTTGCACTCAACATTTCAAGATCGGGCAAAAATGTTCTGTTTGTATCTGTCGAAATGTCAATCCCAAGAACTTTTCGACGAATTGGTTCTAACGCCTTCGACATTCCGATATCGGAATATGACACATTCTCGAACGACGACGCACTTCTATCGGAATCTATTCAAAAGTTCAGAGCAAAGAACATGAATATTGGTGTACCACCAGGCAAGTTCCTCGCACTGAAGTTCCCAAAGACTGGTGTCTCAAACATCTACGGAACTGCAAAGAGACTTGAAGAGAAGCATGGAATCAAGTGGCATGTAATAGTCATTGACTATTTCACGGAACTACAAAACGATCACGGCACGGCTCAAGATAAAACGTATCAATATCACAAGCAAAATGCCGATGATCTTTACCAAATGGCATCAGAGACGAATTGGTGTGTGATAACTGCTCATCAGTTAAATCGTGGGGCTTTGAACATGTCTGATATGACACTTTCATCTGTTGCTGAATCTTATGGTATTGTTTACAGATGCGATAGTGTTATCGGGATGATTGCCACTGAGAAGATGCAGGTCGAACACACGATGTACATGAAGAATTTAAAATGTCGTGATTCGAAATACAAGAACTTCTTCGCAAAGTTTGAAACTGAATTCTCAAAGATGAGAATCATAGAAACTGGGGAACTCATAAGTCCAGAAGATTATCAGATCTTCACATAGGTCTCCGAACTCAAGGAAGGTACTTTCCTTGCACTCTGATGGTCTTGGTGGTACTTACATAGCATCGAAGTCAAGAAAGCCCAAGGAAAAGGCAAAGAGAAAGCCCAACAACTTCTATCAAGTTGTTGGGCTTTCTCGTTATTAATCAATGATTATTGGTTGATGGATGGTTTTTATTTCCCACTTCCTTCTTCTTCATCGTCACCTTTCCAAAAGTCTCGTTTTACACATTTCAATCTCGTATAAAAACCTCTATCAAACCTGTAAACGTAAGAAAGATCATCAGAGACGTATTGGCCAGATAGCATGTTGTCGAATCTGATCCCTTCTTCTCTGTCTCCTGCTCTATCTCTCTCTTCTCTTTCTCTTTGGATAAAGATTGGGATTTGTTGACATACTCGGACGTAGTTGTTTATGTCCATCAAGTGACACTCAAGACCAAATCGTGAAGATGACTTTCTTTGTAGGAGGTTTGACATCTTTGAGAAGTAATAATTCTTGTGGACATTTTCGGAATATTGCTCGATGAAGTTCACTGATTTATGAACTGTTCGATCAGTGAGTTTATGGCTATCACCTTCGGTTTCCAAGCTCTTTTGGAAGAACTCTTTATATTCTCGTGTGTCATGATCATAATAGTGACAACTGATCTTGTTACCGTCTTCTGTCATATCTCCGATAGAGTTCACAACACGATAGTAAGATATTCCGTTCTCTGTCAAGAGCTTTATGTTAGCATTTGACAAGAAGAATGGTGTCATCTCGGATTTTTCCTCATCACTCGTATCGAAATCACGATCTCCATACTTCAGAGATTCTCTCACTTTTCGAAGGTCAATATCGATATCGAAAAGCTCATTGACCTCGACAACATTCAAGTAGTAATATTGATCAACAAAAACTCTGAAGAAAGATTTATCATCTTTGTACATTGAAGGGATGAGATCAGTTTGCAGGAATTCTTGGATTGTGATGTTCGGACAGATTCTCGTCATCACATCATCAGTTTTCGTGTCATTTGATGCAAATCCAAGACCGAACATTTTTGCAATATCTTGAAGTGTATCAAACGAAGATTTCTTCCCGAACGATTTCACAAGATCATGGTGGAAATCTTCTATTTCAAGAATACCAAAGATCGTGATTCTCGCATTTTCTGATCCAGATGAAGATGACGAGTTTATGATTCTGAAGTTCTGTCTTATTGGTTTGAAGTCTTTGTTATCGGAACGAATGAACAACTTTAATACATCATCTGTCAGAGTTCCATAAGATCTCATCACCCCGAAAGTGTCTTGGAGAGTACAAGAAATCGTAGGTAAAAAAGACTTCCCAATCGAAAGTTCGAAGCTCTCAATTGAACCGTGGTCAAATTGGAATCCATTGATATCAATAAACGGAGCATATCTTCCCACACGCTTCTTTGTTTCTATTGGAATGTCTTTGATATCTGGAATTTTTATATCACCGTGCTTCTGGATATCAATTGTGGGATCAAAAATAACGACTACTTCTTTCATCTCTTCTCACCCTTGAATTCACTCTTGGGAATCTGTTCGATTATGGTCGACATTGCGATATCGGTCGAACCGTTATAACCTTTACGATAGTATGAGAACTTTCGACGATGAACGTACATGTTCGACATAGAATCGACCCTGTAAAGTCTCCAGCCAGATTCGGCAGACCATTCACGTCTCCCACGCTTACCAGACTTTGAAACAGAACGAATCTTTATCTTACCCTTGAGGTTGTCCTCTTTGTCAGTAGATGCCACCATCCACGCACGGAGATATTGACGAATCTTGCCGTCGACAACTGAATAACCATAACAATACGGCTCGACAAATCTGGGACCTGGGAGCACACCGTCATCGTCTCGAGAATAGTAGAATTGCACGTAGTATCTTTGCCGTATAGCAGATTGTAGAACACTTCCGTTTATCTCTCCAATCCCCTCAAAGATCTTCAATTTCTTCATACCTGTCGAATATACATTTCGTTATTTACAAATGTTTCCGAAATACGGTCAGAACGAAACTCTAAATAACGAAACTCGTTCTGATGAATATCAAGAAACTATACGACAATATAGCCGACGGCAATCTTACAACAGGTATTGTCGATGATCTCTTATGGAAAGATGCAGAGAGGATCAAGACTGGGAAAGACAGACCACAAGACCTTGATTCACTGCTGGAGATGTACTCGAAGTGGTATCTTTCGAAGAAGTCACTGATCAGAATTGAAGATCCAACATTCCTCTCTTTTAAGATAATCATCGATTGGACATCACCACTTTTTAGGAACAACGACAAGCGTGTTCAAGTGAGGAAAGAGAAAATGGGAGGTGGTGAAAGTCTGTCGTATTACTTAGAATCGGTAAACCAGACTTGGAGAAAGGAAAAACTTCTGAGTTTCCAAGGAAAGATGCGAGAACTGATGACCACAAGATTCCATTACATGAAGTCAATGGATGGTCTTGGAAGTTTTTGGAAGATACAGCCAAAGACGGCATTCCTTCCTCAAGAGATAACTATCAACACGATAGAATCGATGGACATGTTCATATCTTCGATGGCAGATGACTATCTTCATGCAACGTACGACTATCAGAACATGAAGAATGTTGCACCGATCAATCTTCGAAGATTTGACATGATCGTTGTCATTCACGAAATCAGAAACATAAAGTCGCTTCTCAACAACTACTTCAATAATGATGAGAAGTACAAGAAGATTATGGAAGAACATGGTGGTGAATCCGAGAGATTTATCTCTGACCGAGATGGAATGGTCTTCTTAAATCCCTACCTCGGAACTCATGCCTACAAGTTCACAGATTGTGAGTTCGACTTTTCAGAAACTTTCTCCTATCTTTCCAGTGTCTCCAATGAAGGAGGTAAAGAAGTGTCTACAAAGTTCAAGATATCGCTTGGTCGTATGGACTTCAGATATCACGATCTTGACGTGTTCTCAGAATCGGCAAGAAAGAAGAGATTCCTCGAGGAAGTAGAACCACACGTTTATCAGAGATCAGAGAAACAATCCGAAATCTCGAGAGAGGTCAGAAGATTCACGACAGATGGTCAGAAAACATCCTCTTCGGGGATTGGTGACATCTTGAAGAAGGTAGCAATTGAAGAAGCTCGAAAGACTTCAGAAGCTGTTACAAGAGCGATTGATAACCAGATCAAGGGAACAGCATCACATGCAACAAAAGCTCTGAAAAAGAAACTCGATGAACTTGAGACCGAGTTTAGACCTTCGAATGTTGCAGGAAGATTTGCGAACAAACAAGCAAAGAAAGCAGGTGATTCTGCAAAGCGTGCAATCGATAAAGTAGACGCTGGCGCAGACACCGCAATTTCAAAGTTGAAAGCTTTTATGGGTGACACTGGAAGCGCAGGGAATGATTCCGAAGAAGGTGGACAGATCATTAAAAGCCATAACGATCAGTTCGGCACGTCAAAAGAAGAGACTGCAAAAGCTCTGAAATCGATAAAGGAGAACTCTGAATTCGAATTCCCAAGGAAGCAAGAGGATGACACTCGTGAACAGCTCCGTGAAATAATAACCGAGAACAAGTCGAAGTTTGAATATGTTCGATCTGTTCTTGAAGAATCGATGAGACAAAATGGATAACTACAAGGCACTTCATAGAAGAAAAACAAAGCTGAAGAATCTCGGATACGATTATCGAGGAAAGATCATGCAAAGATCGCTTTCTTCTATAATCTACCTTAATGAAAATGTTGAAGGATTCTTGAAGTATATCGAAGACATAATGACGCATCTGGTCTATTCCGTGAAATCTATCAAGAAGAGAGTGAACTTCCTTGTCGACAAAGATGAAGACTACATCAATTAAAGACATCATCGGTGAGGATCTTTTCAAGGAATATGAAAAGGTGATGAGAAGCACGGCAGAAGTCGACATGTGTAAGATACACTTCGACGAGATTCCTGCATGTCCTCTGGAAGGGTGTCACATGACGATACCTTCCGACATAAAGCCTGTGATTGACAAGTCGTTATTAGACGCTGTCGACAAACTCACAAAGCAAGAAGAACCACCATTTTCAATTGATGAATGTTTGTCTTCGATTAGTTCTACTATAAGTAACGTATCTACAAGAGTAGAGAAAGATAAAGGAACAATTCGAAGAATACTTGAACTTTCCAAAGATCTGTCTTTGATTTATGCTTGCTCTTTTATCCACGAGAAATCTTTAAAAGATAGATCGAAGATAACTGGTCTTGAAGCGGGTATCCCTTCGAGAGTTTATGATGTGATTAAAAATGCCCATCAAAAATCATCATCACCAATAGAGAGAGTTGAAGATCTCTCTCGAAAACTCAACTTTGAGAGTTTGGAGAAACTTCTCGAATCTCTTGATTATGCTCTTCGTATATTCAACAATTGTACAAACAGCAAGAGGAAGTACGATTCGAAGAATGCGATAAAGATCTTCGGGAAGAAGGATGGTAAAAAACTGAAGTCGAGAATCTTCCATCAGTCTTACGTAGAGCACTTCATAATAGACTTTTGTAACAAGTTCGTAGTTTTCGATACAGAACTCAAAGAGAAACAGATCGTGGATGATCTTCGAGCGGTGAAATGTGTAATACAGTCAATGATCGGTGATGAAGGTGTTAAAGATCAATCGAACATCAACACTAACACTAATCAAGATGCCGACATGTCTTTACGTGAAATCTCCAGAAATCCAAATGCTTATGATATCACAAAGCCTGCATATTGGAGAAAGTTCACGACTTTTCTGAACATTGTCTCCGTGATTCCGACATATTGGACAACTGGTATAATCCTTCCACCTTCCACACCTATCAAGCTTCCGATCATCCACAAGTTCATGGTGGTCATTCCTGCAGTCATAATTGGGAAGATCTTCGTGATATGGCTAACTATCAATGGTGTTGTGGTTTTCCCCACTATGCTTGAAATAGACCTTAATCGAAAAGTCTCCTCGACATGGAGGATTCTCTTCCGTGGAGGATCTGTGAAGATAAAGGACAATGGAGGATCGATTGTTATAAACACAAATCTAAAAACGGAGACGGAAAATGGAGGATCTGCAATAGTCGATGTTGATCCTTCCTCATTCCAATCCCTTGCTATCCAATCTGACGATTTCCCACCTTTTGAGAGAATGGGAATGAACAATTTACAATTCATAGCTTTCCTCAACGAGATGATGAGAAAGCAGACACCTTACATGGGCTTCCCATGATGAAAGGCGGTTATTTTCTATAAAGTAAAAGACGCATGCTTCAGAATCCTAATCCGAATAACACAAGAGGATACAAACAAGGCTACTATATTCCAACCAATAAGGACAAGTTTGTTGGTCATTTGAACAAAGAAGGTGTTCCATACAGATCATCTTTGGAACTCAAGTTCATGAGACTTATTGATGCGAATCCGAATGTAGAAAAGTGGACATATGAACATCCCGACACAAAGATCTCGTATTTCGATCCAATGATGCAAAAACAGAGGACTTATTACCCAGATTTTTGGATGCAGATGAGAGTGAAGGGAGAACTTAAAACGTTCCTCATAGAAGTAAAACCTTACTCTCAAACTCAGATTCCTAAGAGAAGTGCAAAGAAATCGAAATCGACATATAGCCGAGAACTACAGACAAATCTGAATGTAGAAGTAAAAAGAAGATCAGCAGAAAAATTCTGTGCAGAGAGAGGTTGGAAATATCTCTTCGTGACAGAGAAGTTCTTCAAATAAAGAATACCTCTTCTGATTACAGGAAGGTACTTTCCTTGAGCTTGGAGGTACTTGGAGGTACTTTCATCCCACCAACAATTCTCGAGTGCAAGGAAAGTACCTTCCTCGAGTTCGACAAATAAGAATAGCTTCAAAGGTTGATATAAAGACAACCCCGATATACAGAAAAGGCGATAACTCTCTAAATCGAGTTATCGCCTTTTCAACAACAAAAATGAATGATACTTACTGAGGGAGGAGCGTATTGTCATCACTTTATGAGAATTTCCGACTTTACTACAGATTTTTAACACGTAGACTAAACGATAATGAGGATTCATTGCTGAATATCTGTAAATCAGAAACTATGATTGATAACCGTTTAGATGACTGCAGATAGTGCCGACAGGAGCACGAAGCCATTAACCTTAGATTTCCAATGCAGGAAATCTGCTATCTAAACGGATGTTTTCTTAATGTTTTCGTCGAAATCTTTACTACAGACGGTCTATGAGCCAATTATGAATAGTTCTGTTTGCTGTATGTCTGTAAATCTCGACATTGATGGTTTTAAAGAACGCTTTTGTTATGATGACTTATCAGTAGGCTACGTAATTAATAGGAGCAATTGCGATATCTTCTTGCTGTGAGCCTAAAACATCATCATTTTTGAGGAGAGAGTGGGATTCGAACCCACGGATCGTTTCCGACCTTCAGTTTTCAAGACTGATGCGATAGACCGCTCTGCCATCTCTCCAACGAGTTTTTTACTTGCCCAGAGAGGTTGGTGGAGCATCACTATAAATCCTAAACGCCCTCTCAATCTACTCAACAGCCGTATCATCATCATGGTTCAAACCACTAGGGATTTTAGCTTCTCCGATGAGGGCTTTGTCACTCTGTATAAGAGACTTTTCTGATAATCTAACACGCTATCAAGGTTGTTCTTTACCTATCGACCTATAGTCCCATTAATCAAAGACCAAGTCGAGTGATAGAGTTGTTGTTCAATATTGCGATATCTCCAAGAAAGTCCCAACTCTATAAAAGATTCCATGAAGATAGCTGTTGTATATCGTTTCAAACAGCCCTCGAAGTCGCTTTTTTCTTTTTATTTTTGTAGAGGTGGTAAGAATCGAACTTACGAAGCCTTTTAAGACGAGTGATTTACAGTCACTTGCAATTGCCACTATGCGACACCTCTGTTCCTTTTTATTTTTGCGAAGAGAAGAGGGGTCGAACCTCTCTGATCTTTATGGTTAGATCACAAGACCTTTTCTTGATCTCTTCATTTATCTTATTATTTGATCTTCCTATAGGTTTCTTTTAGTAGAGATCTTCCGAGTAAAGAACCGTCTTTTCATCGTCGACCTCTATTTGGCCAGATTCCTTGGCTATCTTACAAGCTTCAAGTCTATCAACAAATATCACTTTAGAAGTGTAGAAGCCTTATCGTATGTGAAAATCTGTGATTTATTCAGTTCTCACTTCTTGTTTCAACCTGTCATTACTTTTTAGGAACACGAGGTTCGGTCATCCATAAGAGGGCAGTCCGCAAGCGTAAATTCGGTGCTACGAACACCTATCCATCTTTCTATATCTTAACCAGTTTGAAGTTTTCTTTGTCCTTCAATGAGGATGTTCTTTGAAGCATTTATGTCTCTGTCGTGATGTTCACCACATTCGGGACAAGTCCAAAATCTATCGCCGAGTTTCAAATCTTTCTTCTTGTAGCCACAACACGAACAAGTCTTTGAACTTGGATAGAACCTATCTACGAGAATGACTTGCTTACCATTCACAACAGCTTTGTCTTGCAATATCGATTTGAACCGATAAAATCCAGACTCTTGGATAGCATTCGCAAGATAACGATTTCCAAGCATCCCTTGAACATTCAAGTCTTCCATGAACACCATGTCGTAGGATTTCAATATCTCGTTCACGACTTGATGGATGTAGTTCTCTTTCTTGTTCGTTATATTCGCAATCACTTTCGCAAGTCTGATTCTCTGTTTGTTACTATTGTTTGAACCTTTGATCTTTCTGGATAATTGACGATGAAGTTTGATTATCTTCTTTTCTTCTTTTTTGAAGAAGTGTTTGTTTTCAAACACAAATCCATCGGAGGTTATAACGAAATCTTTCACACCAAGATCGATACCAACTTGCTTATTAGTCTTTTCGAATCTAGCACATTCCGCTTCGGGAATATCAATAAGAATTGATAAGAAGAAATTCCCACTCTTGGTTTTCGAGAGAGTTACACTTCTTATGCTGTCTTTGTATTTCTGTAAGCGTTTGTGATATAAGTCAGAACAACGAAATCTGAGGTTCTTAAGGGAAGTGATTAAAGTTATGTGCTTTGTTTCGAAAGTGTTCCTCTTTGAAATAGCATTACGAGGAAACAATGCTGATTGTTTGTCCTTCTTTGATTTAAACTTTGGAAAGCCTTTATGATGATTGAAGAAGTTTTGATAAGCACCGACCATCTGTTTGATTGCTTGGTTCATCACCTTTGTGTTCTGTTCTCTCAACCAAGCATATTGTTCATCCTTCAACAATGTCCCATGGAAATATTTCGATAGATCGTTTTCGCTTAGGCTTGTCTTATCAGTTTCATAAGCAGTCTTTCTTCTATCAAGCATGTGGTTATAGACAAAACGATAAGCACCAAGAACCTTGTTAAGTTCTTGTTCCTGCGCTTTGTTTGGATATAACCTTATTTTAATTGCTCTAAACATACTTATGATTGATTATCCATTACAGATCTTTTTCTTCTGCTAATACCCTATCGAATTCCAGTCTCAGACAGCGAAGATAGCCGTGCATGTATTCATACTTAGTCTGCTGGAAGAACTTCTCATCTGGTGGCAACTTCTCAAACTCTAAAGATTGGATGAAATCGAGTTGCTTCAAAGTGACTTCTTTGAACCTTTCATAGCTCTTTAAAGCTTTCCGTCTCCTCTGTTCAAATTCTTCAAACATAACCTATTAATCATTAGAGATTTTTGTAACAGCACCGAACTTCTTCAACTTTTCTGCAAGATCAAGGACATCTTGATCGTTCTCTGATTCATATAGAACTGGTTCATTTTGTCGAACAAGTTCCATAGCATAACTCAAAGAAATCTTTCGTTGATCCATCAAGCACTTTATGACTTGAAGAGGTGCTTGACCTTTGTCTACGAGAATCAGTTTGTACATCTGTTGTTATCTAAAATCAACATCGGTGTTCCAAGTAGGGCTTGAACCTACGACCTACTGATTATGAGTCAGTTGCTCTTACCGACTGAGCTATTGGAACATTTTCATCTTTCTCTTTTCTTATTGATGGATCTTTTAGAACGTTTTACTGTATCCAAAAACATCCGAAAGATCTCTCAATGAATCGTTAGAAAGTATCTCATGGACATTGTTGTAAACAGTACCAAGAAGGTTAGAACCTCTCCATTTCGATTTATCAAGAATCCTCATATCCGTTTCTGAAAGTCCACATCCCCAGATTTTGTCATAAGGACTAGCTTCTACAAATTCATAACCTTCATCGATCAGTTTCATGTAGTGACCTCTGATTGTCTTTGAAGACCTTAGTTTCATAAGAACCACAAAGAGCATCACATCGTACCTCACTGACGACCACTTTCCGTCATTGTAGTTTCGAACAAGTCTTCCAAGCTCTTTACAAAATCGTGGATTATCCGAGTTTTTGAGGATTTCGCTTGCGATATCTTCGTCTCCAAAGTACTTTGCTTTTAAGAACATGAATAGCGATTCACCGCAATGGAAAACAAGACCATTATAATCGATCTCGGACTTATAGAAGTTGCTAAAAATATCCGAACCAGTGAAAAAAGTCACCAATTTGTAATCTTCGAAGATCTGCATCATGTCTCTTGTTCTTTTTTTGTGATTCCAGTGGGGATCGAACCCACAACCCCTGCATTAAAAGTGCAGTGCTCTACCTGTTGAGCTATGAAATCAAACCAACCTTAAACAATCTCTTCTGAATGATTGCTTCGGTGTTCTTATTGTGAATGTCAAGATGTTAGTTTCAATAATGATTTTGAAGGATTGTTAACAACTATTGAGAATATCAACAGTTACTCATGCCAAAACGACAACCCCCGATGAGTTGATTTTTTGATAAAAAAATCAACTCATCGGGGGTTGTCGTTTTGGAGATTGTTGTTTAGGGGGGATGAAGATTGAAGATTGAAGATTGGTTTCCACATATTGAAGAAATGTGTCATAGTGTATTATCAACTGATACGCTTTAAAGAGAGGTACTTTCCTTGCACTCGAAGAGGTTCAAGAATATGAAAATAGCGGAGAATAGATCAGAGCGCAAGGAGAGTACCAAGGAAAGCCAAGGAGAGTATTTTCTGATTATTATGACCTCCTCGGCTCACATGAGGATATTGGCTCTGAACACTTTTGAGGTTTATACTTCGATTTACATCATTGTGAAAGGACTATGGACGATCATCAAAGGACTATTGAAAGATTAATGAAAGAAAATGGCTAAAAATGGTCGAATTAAAGGAAGGTACTTTCCTTGTCCTCGAAGATATCTGAGAATATGAGAAAATAGCGGAGACCATACTCGAGTTCAAGGAAAGTACCAAGGAAAGCCAAGGAGACATATTTTCGAGGGTTATGATCTCTGTGGCTAATGAGGGGATATCTTGGAAAGAGAATATCAGTTTGAAGATGTTAAAAGATGTTAATCTGTTCGGGGGATTTAGTGAAGGTCTTTTTTAAAGTTTTACACATGCGTTTTTTAAAGTTTTACGTACATGCGCTTTTTTTGGAGTTTCACGCATGCGTTTTTTTAAAGTTTCGCAACACGCACCTGGTACTTTTGGTTTAAACTGGAAATTTAAAAACATGCGCACGACATGTTTCTGCGCTCAATGTATGGTTTGGGGCAGCCTGGCTTGGCACTATCGTGCCAAGGCTGACCCCAAACCAGTTGTAAATACTTTGTATTTACGATAAAACTGGAAAAAAATACCGCATGCGTATACGGGTATACACGGGAATTCGCGCGTTTTTCAAAGTTTCATGTATACGCACGGTTTGTCGGCAAATTCCGAGGATGATCTGATTATTAGTCTGATGAATCCTCCAATTTCCAACTTTCCATTCAAAATCAGTTAACAATTCTTAACAATTCTCAATTCTTTGAATGATTATCTTTCAATTTCAATCTCTCTTTGAATAATCGTTCATTGTCTTTCCAAGAATCATTGTCTTTCCAAGAATCGTAGTCTTTCCAAGAATCATAAATATCTCGGGAATCAACAGTCTTCTTCTTCGATTGTTCTGGTCTATTCTGGGATTCAAAAAGAGACTGATTTTGATTTTCAACTTTCCATTTCCACAATAAAACCATTTAACGATCATCTTTTGTCTTCAAAACGATTATCATTAAAGGGGCGGAGATCTATGATTTAGACAAAAAGTCATCTTCTATTAATCAATCTTTTCAATCTTTAGAGAAATTCTCAAAGAAGTGATGATCTTTCAAATAATCAGTCATTGTCTTTGATAATCCTTCAAAGTCTTCCCATAGTCTTCTGATAGTCTTCGACAATAATCATTGTCTTCCGACAGAAACCCACCATCCTCGAGAATACCTCTTCTGATTACAGGAAGATGCTTTCCTTGCACTCTGATCCATTTTCCGCTATTTCTACCCCACCGAATGTCTTCGAGGACAAGGAAAGTACCTTCCTTTAATTCGATAATCACCAGCCATTTTCTGGTAGACTATCTTCATAACCATTCAAAGAATCAGTTGTAAAGATGATCATCATTGTCTTTCAATAGTCCTTTCCATAATCAGCCATTGTCCTTGATTGTTTTCCATAGTCAGTCATTGTCTTCTCATAGTCTTTGATTATGGTCGATTGTCTTTGATTATTGTGGATTGTCTTCTCATAGTCTTTCAATAATCCTTGGAAAATGGTTGATAATCATCCATTGTCTCCCGACAGAAACCCATAATCCTCGAGAATATGTCTTCTGATTACAGGAAGGTACTTTCCTTGAACTCGAGTATAGTTTCCGCTATTTTCATATTCTCGGGCTATTTCGAGTGCAAGGAAAGTACCTCGTCTTAATTAACAAGTCAGAACTATTGTCTAAACGATTGTCTCTTTATAGTCTTTGGTGATTGTTGATTGTCTTCCATAGTCTTCCATAGTCTTCCATAGTCTTCTGATAATCGTTCATAGTCTTCCATAGTCTTCTGATAATCGTTCATAATCCTTGGAAATGGTCTATTGTCTTCGGACGATGATCCATAGTCCCAGAGGATACCTCTCCTTGGCTTTCCTTGGTATTTTCCTTGCACTCTGATACACTTTCCGCTATTTTCATATTCTCGGGCTATTTCGAGGACAAGGAAAGTACCTTCCTTTAATGTGATAGTTTAATAACACATTTCCAGCCAATTTCAGAATGTGACTGAAAAGTCAATGTCTAAACACAGATTTGGGGAGAAGTTTCCATCATCTTCTCCCCAAATCTTTTCTAATTTATAAGTCTTTTCTTTTTAATGAATAGTCCTTCTTTTAAGGAAACTTTCGTTGATTTCTCTGAAAAGTGATCTTGACTTTTTATCAAGATTCAGAGGATCACGACAATCGTCGATTATGAAGAACTTCGAAGGTGTCTTTACCATCTGCTTCGACATGATGTAAGAATGATAAATCTCATCAACTTCTTGATTTGTAACACGAATCTGCCGAATTGCGTACTTACCAGTAATCAGTGCGACTTGTCCATCAATCTCCAAAGTGGAAGATCTTTCTCTATAAAGAAGTTTCATCACCTTCTCCATTGGTTCTGTATGATTAAGCAAACTCTTGAGAATTGTTGAATCATCGTTGTCATTTACAGAGTAGACATTGAACCTCATAAAGTGATGTTCATTGTTGATTCCTATGACAACACAATAGAACTTTCTCTTCTCGAGATTAATGTTCAAAGAGAATGAATATTCGCCACTGACGACGATCTGTTTTGTAGAAACGGAAATTGAGAATGGTTTCCCATCAACCTCGATCACTTTTGAAAGACTGTCGTCGAGAAGTTCTATCCAGAACATGAATGACAACCCTCCCTTTGAATGGACTCTTGGGAGGTACTTGATAGCTGTTTCACCTGCCTTCCCTACTGACATGTCGTAGATGAACTTCCCAAGTGAATTGCCGTTGTTGTCATAGTCACATCTTTCAGATTTTACAAGACTTGGATCAAACTCTGAGTGCAAGAGATCATCAATGCCGACATTGTCCAGATTTTGCTTCGTGTTCTGTATGTCTTCCATTTCATCCAATTGATCATCTGAATAATCGTCAATTTTCACGTTTTCTTTTAAAAACTCGAGATCATCATCCCTTTTGTCGACATTCGTCATGTCCTCATACTTCTTGATTGTGCAGACATAGAAGCTTCCATGTTCACCTATCCCATGATTGAGATAAACGTCTTGGATCATGTACATTCTGCGGATTTCCGAGAAGTAAAGATAATCCATTCTTCTTGGTTCTTCTCGGACACCAAACACTTCTTCGAAATAGGTCTTCTCAAAGTAAACTTCCAGTTTTTCAAACTCGATCCCCCATTGTGAGAACTCATGCTTAGGTTCTGGGATCTGATTGTCCTTCAAGACAACTTTGAGAATCTTCATGTCGACGACATTCTGCAATGAATATTCTCTTAAGAATTCATCTTTGGATTTCAAATCTGGATTTGTGTGCCAATACTTGACACTTACCGCTGAATGCTGTTGGATGAAATAGTTCATGTCGATCTCCAGTTTCTGAAGATTTCTCGACATGAGTGAGTAATCAGTAAGTGAATCCACACCAGATAGCAGGAACGATTCTCCTTGATCTATGAAAGTGGTCTGTGGAGATTTGTACTTGATGAGTGGTTTATCGATCTCTATCTTTGATCCCAAGAAGTTCTCTACAAGGACATATCTGACTTTGATATGTTTTCCACGGATTCCAACAAGAGAATCTCTGTTATACGCTTTCCATATGTCCCAATTTTTCCCATCGGAAGATGTCGAAAAATCTCGGAGAAGAAGTGAAGATGAGTTCTCACCTTCCACTTTCTCCATGACATATTCGATCTCCATTGGTGATTTCTCTATGTCGAATATAGCAACAGAACCTACGGTCTCCAATTTTTTCATACTTTTTTCGAGAAATGTTTAATTGTTTATCTGCTATAAGAGAGTGCAGATGGTGCATAAAGCACAAAGATTTACAATAAACAACGATTAGGTAAAAATGAAGATTCTCATAATTGGTGACGTTCACGAAAGCGACTTTTGGATTGAACATGTTCAAAAAAACAAAGACAGTGTGGAGAAGATCGTTTTCATGGGAGACTATTTCGATTCATTCAAGAAAGTCTCTGCGCAGGTGGCTTTCGAGAACTTTAAGAAGATCCTCTCGCTCCGTGAATCTCTTGGAAAGGAGAAAGTTATAATGCTTATCGGAAACCATGACTTCCATTATACAAAGTTCTGTATGGGAAGATATAGCGGATTTTCAACCACGACTTTTGTCCTTGTAGGGAGCTTCCTTGATGAACTGGTTGATAATGGAACTTTGGTTCTCTCCTATGAATCTGACGGTTATCTTTTCTCTCATGCTGGGGTCTCCGAGACTTGGTTTAAGGAGATGATTGGTGAAGATTCAAGTGTCGAAGATATCAACCCATTGTTCAAGCAATCTCCAAGAATCGTCGAATTCCGAAATGATGAACGAACCACGTCGCAATATGGCGACAACGAGCATCAGTCTCCGATTTGGATTCGACCAAATGCTCTCTCAGAGAATCCTTACGGAGATTATCACCAAATAGTTGGTCATACTGCTTTCGATTTCTCGAATATCGATTCTAATCGTGTGACTATGGACAATGGTAAGAACCTCTATTTCACAGATTCTAATCAACACGAAGCATTCATCTTGGATACCGAGACTGGAGAGTGTGAAATCCTAAGATAAAACAATAATCCGAACACAGATTGGGCGTAACAACTTTCTATTTTTGTTGTTACGCCCAATCTTTATTTTTAATCGATAAACTCGTAATTGTCGGGATTGTTCACAATGTAGCAACCTACATCAATATAGAAAAACTCACCACCACTTTTTATAACGTTTGATTCTCGAACATCATCAATCAAGTAATAACCATCAAAGTAGATGTTTCGAGAATAACCAGTTTCTTTGTTTTTACATGGTCTAAAACCTCTCTTGCGAAGATCTCTTCTTATCTCTTCTTCTGTAGCATCAACACCTTCGATGAACTTCTGAGTGGTCATAAAGTAACTGCTGTCGTTCTCGATTATGCAGAAAGCTATCGGTGTTATCTTACTCTCTGGGAAAACTTGATTATAAGTTTTAAGAGATCTGCACCAGAAGTCAGCGTTGACCTCATAGTCGCAAGATACACCAAGAAGTCTTGTGGATGTGCTTTTGACAACCTTGTCTCCGTCGATATGCTTCCAAACGAAACTTTCACCACCTGTGTTTAATGGTTGCATAATGTCACCATCAATAACACTTGCTAGTATTTCGTCATAGATATCAACATCGTAGCCACAATCAATAACCCTTGTGAAATCTGATCTCCAACTTTCAAAGATTGGTTTTATTAGGTGGTTCATGATGATTTTTCCGTTTCTTTATGTAAAATAAAGAAACGTTTCCGTCGGGCAAATATACCACCTTAAATAAGCAAAATATCTAAAAGAAAGACGAATTAAAATATGAGTAACAATACAAGAGATTATCACTTCTCCAAGAGTAGAGTGAATAATTCGCTGGATGAACCATTGTTCCTTACGAAGTTCTCTGCAAACATCATACTTCCAGACATTCTTAAAGAAAAGTACGGTACAGCAGAACTTCTCCATGAACAGATGCTGAAAATTGGTGGTCTTGATCTCGATAAGGTACCAGGTACTGTCACACAGAAGTTCCGCTATAACGATAGATCGTTCATTGGTACTATTCTTGATACTAAGGTCGAACTATCGTTTGACTTTGAAGTAAACGTCGATTCCGAAACGAACGTTCCTTATCCTTACAACCTCCTGCAGGATTGGCTTCGTCTATGCTATGACCCTAACACTGGCTTCCAATCTCTCAAGAAAGACTATGCAGGGAAATGTACGATAGATGTCACTGACAAGATCGGCAGACTTATCAGACACGTCGACGTTGGTATCATGTTCCCAAAGTCAAATCTACCTGCATGGGAACTGAACAACACACAGGAAGCGATCTATAAGATCACTGGTTTTAAGTTCCAGTGTGAAAATGTGAAATCATACAGAGCAGAGGACATCTAAAAAAAACGTTCCAGCTTTCATAACCAACATTTATCAGATTGGGCTGTCGGGGAGAAATCTCGGCAGCCCAATCCATATAAGAGAGGTGAAACAAAACCAACTCTCCCACATATGAAAGTCTTAGAACTTATGCAGAATCTGAATAACGAGGTGATCACTCTTTTTCACGATTCTATAAACTCTTCGTTGACATCTTCAAACATCTCTTTCGATGATTTCCATGTGTCGGTGTCTCTACACGAAGGTAAATCCATTCATGTCGATTGTAATATCCGTCAAGCAGGTGTAAAAAAGACCTACACGATCTGCACTATGACAGATGGCATTCTCTATGCTCTTTGCGACACATCAGTCTACGGCAAGTACCACGATGAAAATCAAAGCGTTATGGAAACAATAGACGAATCTGCTACTGTTGAGGATGTTGTGCAGAGGTTTGTGAAGTATATCACACATAACAATCAATAGACGGTTTTCTGATAAGCTACACCGTGCCGTGATGATGGGTTCTTTTTGCCACATCATCACGGCACGATTTATAAGAAGGATAGGAAATTAAAGTGATGATGGAAAATCTGACAACGAATCTGACGACAGTAGACACCAACAGATTAAAAAGGTATCTTCTACTGATTGGTGACTTACACTTTGGTCGTGCTTCTAATGATCAATCAGAACTCGACGAAAGCGTGAGATATTTTCACGAGTTTTTGTTCCCACTTCTCGAGAGAATGAACGAGAAGTGTGATGGAAACGTGTCAATCATTCAGATGGGTGATGTCTTTGACAATAAGTCATCTGTTGGAACACTTACTGGGAACAACGTCATTGATATCTTCCTAAGACTTGCGTCAAAGAACGACGTTTATGTTCTTGTTGGAAACCACGACACTGTTTATAAGGACATCCGTCATATCAACAACAACAAATCGATCTCCTTGATCCCAAGAGTGAATGTCATCCCGAACATCACAAAGATCCTCACAGAATCTGGGACACCTGCTTTCCTTCTTCCTAACTATGGGAATAAGGAACTGTTCAAGAAGGCAGTTGATCTTTGTGAAGATTCTTCTTACATCTTTGGTCATGACGAGATCTCTGGCTTCCATTATGAAGGTAAGGAGGTCTCCGAGATTCACTCTTTACCAATGTCAGAGTTTGAGCGGTTCAAGCATGTCTTCATGGGACACATCCATAAACCACAAGAGAGTGCAAATATCACCTATGTTGGAAGTGCTTATCATACAAGACTGAACGAATGGAGAAATGTTCCACAAATCGTAATTCTTGACACCGAGACTGGGAAGATTCAGAAGATCGAGAACAAGGTATCTTCGAGATACGTGAAAATAGACCTCTTCAAGTTCCTCGACATGAGGAGATCTGAAGCCTTGGAATTCGTCCGAGGGAACAAGGTCGTTATCCAATGCCCTAACGACACCATTATGCGATTCCAGACACCAAAGATCACCCAGTCAGTTGAAGGTTATAAGAAGATCGACTACAAACAGGTGTTCGATAAAAATCAAAGGATTGGTGATGGTGGTGAAAATGTTGACTTGGATGAAGATGATAACCTCAAAGACATCTCGAACGTGGAACTGTCATCCGACATCTTCAGTTACATCAACGACTATCTTCAGAGCATCGATTCAGTTGTCATCCAAGGAACGCTGATTCCCTTGTCTGAAAAAGCAAAGCTGAAGATTTCGGAATCACTCAAGAAGATCTATGATTCCGTCTCTGAAAAGTCAAAGCCAGAAGATCAAGAATAAGCAATGAAAATTAAAAAGATAGAGTTTCAGAACATCTTCTCGTTTGGTAATAAGAAGATGTTCGTCGATTATGACAATCTTGGTGATGGTTCTCTCAACATGATCCTTGGGAAGAATGGTTGTGGGAAGTCATCTTTTATCAAGCTCCATAAGTTAGCTCTTTATTTCGATGCCGATGGTGTCACAATGGACAGTATCGCAAACGACATAAACGGCAACGGATTCCTCTCGATCGATATCGAATCGAGAGGAAACGACTGGAGGATCGAATCGGAATACACTCGTACAAAGCTGTCCACGATCCGTGTTTACAAGAACGGAATAGAGCAAGACTGGGGGAAGATTCCAGATACAAAGAAGATGATAAAGTCGGAGGTTGTTGACATTCCTTATCACATCTTCTCCAACATCCTCAGTCTCTCGGTCAATGACTTCAAGTCATTCCTGTCAATGTCTCCCAAAGATACGAGAAACATTCGTGATAGAATCTTCGGCTTCTATGTCTTGAATGACATGATGGAAAGTTTGAAACTTTCTCTGAAGTCTCAATCGGAAATCCATAAGACTAATCTTCTCTCGCTTCAATCTCTTGAAGAAACTCGTGATGATCTACGTGCAGAGATTGAAGAGCTTGAAGCAAATAGCGATTCTCGAGAGAAGATCGATTCACTTGAAGGAAAAATCAAGGAAAAGAAAGCGGAAATCAAGGAAGCCGACGAGACTATTTCTGACCTCGAGAACAAGCGTCATCGTCATCTCTCGTATGAGAATAAGAGGAAGAACGAGAAGCTCAAGGAAGATATGCGACGATTATCGGAAGAGATATTGAAGATGAACGAAGATAAAGATTCGCTCGAATCCGAATCTGAAGAATCAAAGAAGAAGCTTTCGGAGATATCTTCAAAGATCGCTTTACATTCTAAGCATAGAGAATATGCAAGGAAAGTGAAAGCAATGGAGGAAGCAGAAAAGTTGCAGGGAGAAATCGACACTTTGAAGTCGGAGATTTCCGAACATGAGGAGAGACTTTCCGAACTGATCTCCGAGAGATCTGTCTATCACGTAAAGCAAGACATCCGATCAAAGATTAATGAATCCGATCATCTTCGTGAAACGATCGATTCCCTTGTAAAGGAAAAGGAAGATCTTGAGAAAGATAAAGATGATGCTGTGCAGAAGCGTGATGACGCTCAAAAGACCGTCGACGATCTTTCTACGAAAATTGCAGATCTTCACGTTTCATACAAATCTATAAAGAGAAAGAAGGAAACTTATGAATCTGGCCATTGTGATCAATGTGGATCAGAATTCAAAGATCCTCAGTCTCTGTCGAAGATCAGTGAATTCGAGGATGAACTTGAGAATATCGAATCTCACATCTCAGAACTTGAAGAGAGCAAGAAAGAATACAGATCGATTGTTTCTGAGTATAACGAGAAGATCACGAACCTGACATCGAGAATAAGAAACACCGACACAGACATCGAAGATTCGAAGATTGGTGTTGAAGACATTGATAAGGAAATCTCCACACTTCTTCTTCAGAACGACCTTTCTCAAGAGGATATTCTCGGATCTTCGGAAAATGTCGACTATGACACACCGATCGATGAGTTGAAGTCGAAGATCTCTGAAAAGAAGTCTTTAAGAGATTCACAGATTTCTAAGATGAACTACATCATTGATCAAGTCTCCTCCGTTGAGGATTCTGATGCGGAAATCCCCGAAGAATCTGAAGAAGAACTCATAGGCGAAAAGTCTCATCTGGAATCTATGAGAGAGAAGTACAACGAGGACATTCGTCAGAAGATCGAGGAAATCTCTCATAAAACGCTCGCTGTGGAGAATGCGAAGATGAGACTGATCGATGGAGACTTCGAAGATTTCACAGAATCTGACCTTCTCCCAGATTCCGAGTTCTCTATGATTGATCAAAAGATCCGTGATTTTTCCAAGAAGATCAACACTTTGAAGTCAGAGATTTCGGAGATCAAGATCGAGATCTCCAAGATCAATGTTGCAGAAGAATCTCAGATCGAAGCGAAGAAGTCTGTGATAAAGAAGTATGATGACAAACTTGAGGAAACTCGAGAGAATATCAAGCGTTGCTACAAGTCTATCAGATTTTACAACGTCATGGAGAACATCATCTCCGACGATGGTGTGAAGTCTTACATTATCCGCAACGTAGTCCCTTACATCAACAAATCAGTCAACGACATCCTCTCCAATCTTGAGATACCTCTCGTTGTCAGATTCGATGACAACTTCAAGCCTTCGATTTACAGATTTGGGAAGCAGGTTTCAACATCATCAATCTCCACTGGACAGACAAAGATGATCGATTCTGCCATTATCTTCACTATCACGAAGTTCTTGATTTCGAAATGTGGTGGTATTAACATTGTGTTCTATGATGAAATCTTCTCGTCGCTCCACACATCAGCAGTTTCACAGATGATGGAAATCATTCATCGGGAACTCAAGGAGGAAATGAAACTTCACGTGTTCCTTGTCAATCACTCTTTCATTTCCTCGTCGTTCTTCGATAACATCTTTGAACTTGAGATGGTTGACCACTTCTCACGTCTCCAGATTCGATCTATTGATGAATACAACCAGAAGTAGAAGTTTTATTGTCCCAGATTCATTTGATGACCTTGAAGACGAATCTGGGACAATAAAACTCAAAGTCGGCTTTGATCTCGAGACTGCGGTTATAGAATCGAAGTCAATCGACAAAGAAATGACTATCGACTTCGAGAAAAGTGTGAGACAACAAGAGAATACCGAAAGTGTTATAAGAATAATAGAAACAAAGAAGAAGAATAACAGTCCACTTTGGTAAAGACCTATCAATGGAGAAAGAAATAAACCTTGAAGAATTCTCACATTCCGTAAGATATCTTCTCACAAACGGCATACTTCAAGACACCTCGGAAATCTACGAGTATTCTTGTGGTAGAAAGACAAAGGATATCTCGTCAATCTCCATGGCGATCTCATCATTCTCCAAGTCGATGGTTTCCATTGGTGATCTTTCGAAGATAAGCAACAAGTTCTACAATTATAGACAAAAGCTCATCACAAGAAAACAACTTATCCTTGATGATCAATCTTTCATTGTTGCAGAAATGGCAAAAATGAAAAAGAAGGAGATGATCTCGTATAAGGTAGGTAGCAATGAAGACGGAATCCGACCTTCGAATGATACAGAACGAAGGATGATTCTTGATGGAAATCTGAGCGATATGCAACTCGTTGTGGACACACTTGACAACCACATCCAGTTCATAACGGATTCCGTAAAGAACTTGACTGATATGATCTACGGCTTTACGTACGTCATCCAGTTTGAAGAATATCGTAAAAACTATTAACCAATCATCATTAATAAGCAACTTTTAACAACAAAACAAACAAATGAAGAAGTCTGGGTACACAAAAGCACGTGACGACTTTTACATGTGGTCGGGGAAGATGTTCTTCGATCTCCTATGTCTCGCCATCATCCTCTACCTCGTGTTCTATGCAGTTGATCGTGATCCTTCATCTTTGTACAGATTAAGATTCATCATCTCGGTAAGTGTCGTCGCAATGTTCTACGTTCATGCAATCACTTATAAGAACTTCCTCGACGCAAAGACTAAGTATGACTTCTACAAGTCTGTGATGAATGCCTACAAGTTCAATCTCGAGAACTATGAGGATGTGATCGAATGTATAAATCGACACGAATACAAGTCTCAAGAATACAAGGCGGACATTGAGAGTTTGATGAATGCAAAGGATGAAGAGACATTCTTTACTGTTGGTGAGAAGATCTACAAGAACATATCGGAAGGTGTTTATGTCGATGAGATCCAGTTCATCTATGAACTTCTCGAATCCACCTCTTATATCGTCAAGTACGTCGATGAAGATTTCTTAAAGAAGACTTTCTTAAAGGACAAACAATCTAAATAAACAGGTTCATAAATAACTGTTTATAGATCGTTGCGTATCTACAAAATATAAGAAAGTAGGTACGCAACGATCTGTTTGAAGACAATGAAAGCAATACTTTCACAAGACAAGATGTGGATCGATCTTCATTATGAAAATGAGGGTGAGATGCTACAAGCAAACGATTATTTCCATAGGAAAGTGAAAAACTACCATTTCATGAAGAAGAAGTTCAAAGGATGGAATGGTATCGTGGCGTACATCTACAAAGGGAAACGGATAAGATCAACGATGTGGTCGAAGCTCATCGAAATGTGTGAGAAATACCAGTTTCCTCTTGAGTTTGAGAACTTTGATGGTTTCATCCGTGAGGAGATCACCTATGAGTTTGTAGAAAAGTTCTGTAAGAAGCTTCTCTCTTGTCATCCAAAGATAAGACCATACGACTATCAGATTGACACTGTCTATAAAGCAATCAGGTCTCGTTTCAGTTGTGTAGAGGTCGCAACGAGTGGTGGTAAAACGTTGATCATGTACATGTACATGATGCTTCTGAGATACTTGAAAATCTCGAAGAACATCCTCATCATTGAACCAGACCCAGGTCTTGTCATTCAGTCTTATGATGAATGGCGAGATTATGCTTGTGGAAAATACAACCTCAATGTTGCAATGATCCATGGCGGTTCTAAGGACAAGCTCTCGGCAAACGATTTCCCACACGCAATAGGAAACTTTGCATCACTTATAAATCTTCCCGATGAGTTCTTTGAGAAGTTCGACACCATAATCTGTGACGAAGCGCACCGATCCGTAGCAACTACTATTAAGCAGATCATTGCAAAGTGTGGTGCAGTTGAAAACCTTCTTGGATGTTCGGGTTCATTCTACAAAGGAAAAGGTGATGCCGATGAGTTCACCGTTGAAGAGAACTTCGGACCAGTTGTGAGAGTCATCAAGAAGACTGATCTGATTAATAGAGGTGCAGCGACTAACATAACGATCAGAATGATAAACGTCAAGTTCTGTAGTAGACAAGAACTCATCCATTTAGCATCAGAAAAAGACTATATCGAAGATGGTGAGAAGTCGCTGAGATATGAACAACAGTTTATCCGTAATCATAAACGTCTTCTTGAATGGAAATGTCAGTTCATATGCTCCTTGAAAGGTAACACCCTTGTCTACTTTAATGACAAAAAAGGTGGTTATGGTAGAAAGATCTATGAAAGACTTCAAGAGATCTCCTTCCAAAGAGGACTTTCCAAGAAAGTGTTTTATATTGATGGCGACATTTCTGCCACGGAGAGAGAAGTGATTAAAGACTACATGAGAAACGATGCCACAGGTCAATCGATTCTCGTGGCAAACTATTCAGTTTTCTCCACTGGGCAGTCTATTAAAAACCTTGTGAATGTCGTCACTGGTGAAGCAATCAAGAGTGACATTCTTCTTAACCAGTCATCAGGTCGACTTTTGAGACTTTCAGATGGTAAGGAAATGTCATACTTTTACGATATAACAGAAGATACTACTGTAGTAAGGTCAAATCCGATGACTGGACAAAAGGAAACCAAGAAGTGTTTCATGCAGAATTGGTCAAAGTCGAGACTTGAATACTACAGATCTGAAGACTTGATCGTAGAATCCTACAATGTTGATATAACAAAGGAGGGTGCTATGGAAATCAAGGAATCAGAGACTATCTTTTAATTAATAGAAGAATGAAACAGAAAAAAACAATTTATCTCGTAGGTGCTGTAATACTTTTGTTTGTGATTACAGTGATCTGTGTAAAAAGCTGTAACGGAGGTGATTCATCAAAGTCGATGGGTGACACTGCCGTTATCGAATCCACAGTTGTCGATTCTCTACCACAAGATTCGTTGGAATCTGTGAAAGTTATCGAACAAGAGATCGAAGCTCCAGTAAAGGTCGATTCTTCAAAGTTCCCCGACTACGTTTATTCTTATGAATACATCGAAGTCTATGAGAAGTTCAAGCCACTTCTTTCCGCAATCGCACATGTTGAATCTCGTGGGATTCCAAACATGGTCTCCAAAAGTGGAAAATATCACGGTCTTCTTCAACAGTCAACTATTAATGTTGATGATTGTAACCAATCTACGAATTCTGCGTTCAAGTACGAAGATCGAAAGAATCCCAAGAAGGCGGTGCAGATGTTCCTCATAACTCAGAAGAAGTACAATAAGAAGATGTCTTACGAAATGGCTTGTAGAATCTGGTCACGTCACGATATCAGTGGGACAGATCCCGATGCTGGGAGATACTGGGAAAGAGTAAAACAAGAACTCGATAAGCACGACTATTCCCCACTTTGGGAGAACTAAAACGAAGATAAACTAAAAGAAAGGTGTCGGAGGTATCTACAAAAAGGTATCTCCGACACTCATTTTGAAAATATAAAGAAAAAACGAAACACATGGCGAAGAAGGTTGTAGAGAACATGCTGTGGTCTACAGAACGTGTAGAGAAGCTCATACAAGAGTTTAACGACAAGGGTGTACTTCCCAAGAAGAATCCGTTTTATAGTGGTGATGTTCGCTTGAGGAAACCACGTATCAACTTCTCATACACAGAGGACGAACTTCTTGAACTTGCAAAGGTTCAAGATTCTGTCTTGTACTTCTCAGAAAATCTGGCCAAGGTTAAAACTGATGATGGTATTAAACATATCAAACTGAGACCATATCAGACAAGAATCATTCAACAGCTTCAGTATTACAGACACAACGTTATCCTTGCTTCACGTCAGATTGGGAAAAGTAAAGGTTGGGGATCTGTCATAAATGGGCAACACGGAAACTTCAAGATTTCTGACCTCTTCCCTCAAACGTTTATCAACAGACTAAGATCAAAGCTTTACTCTGTGATCTATGGTTAACCGACTTCAAGGAAGGTACTTTCCTTGCGCTCTGAAAAGTTTGGTGTTGTTCTCATAGCTTGAAAGTATGCAGAGCGCAAGGAAAGTACCTCGTCTTTATTCGAAGACATACTTAAAAACCGATTGGGGTCATCTGACGTTGTTTCAGATGACCCCAATCGGTTTTTCTTATTTCTTAGTTTTCCTTTAAGGAGAAACTTTGCAAGTTGCACTAAGCACGGACTGTTCCATAGATTGAACGAGTGTTGATGCGCTTGGATCGATCGGTAGTTTAGTTCCTATTATCTGTGCAAGACCTTTAAGAAGTATCATCAGTGGTTCACCATTCACCATTTTGTAAGAAGGATTCGCACCTGCCATATATTCAGAACCATTGTCGTGAATCTTCTGTGAGTTCACTGTAACACTGTTCTCGGAGGAAATGTTGATCTGATTTTTGGAGACAATGTCGATATCGTCACCTCTTAGCTCGATGATTGATGAACCTCCACGATGCGTTATCACAATCGATCCATCTGGTTTGATGTTTACGTTCGATTCATTGTAATCGATCATCATACCTTTCTTTTTACTGTAGAAGATCTTCATCTTCTCATCAGTATCGAATAGAAGTGAATGGAAGTTCTCGGGGTCATTCTTGATCTCCTGCCGAAGTTCTTCATCTAACCATTCAATAGAAAAGTAACGAGGGTGATAAATGTCGTCTTTGAACACCACTCTTACAATGCTCCCCACCTTTGGTGCAGAATACGCACCTGCACCACTTTTGCTCCCAAATGAAAGCGAATCTATTGGATAAGCGTATGGAAGATCTTCATCTGGTATGCTTCCGAGATCTTTGGAATCGAATACACCAAAGACCCTAATCTTCACTCTGCCTGGGTCTTTGTCTGTTCCCTCAAGAGAGACGATTTCTCCAAGATGACTACATGACATCATCTCCTTGAGTTCTCCAAAAAGGTCTCTGTGGATTATTTCACTTCTATTAGACATTTTCCAGTTTGTATTGTATTTCTCTTATGTCTTGAGGTCTTACAACATCAAGACCATAATAGACTGCCTTTCTTTTGAATTCGTCTATCTTCTTTCTCACCTTTATGTTTGTCGATATCACAACTACAACGTTGTCTTGGAATCTCGAGAACTCGTTCGTCTCTGTCATCGAACCGTAATTCATCGATCGGATGCCATAGTTGAAGATTCTCGGGATTTCGTCTATAGCTCTTTTTGGAAGGTACATGTAGAAAATCGTCTCCGCACCTTCATCTTCATAGTTCGGATTCTTCTCGATCTTGTAGCCATTCGTGATAATCGTCTGATTACCATTATCACCACGGACTATTGCAGATGTTGACTTTTCGAGAATATGTTCCATAGAAATCTTCCCTTGGTAGTATCTCTCGACGATGTTCTTGACACCATAGTACTTCTTCTGTGGAACATCTTGAAGTCTCATTCCACCCTTGATAACTTTCAAGCACAATGCGAAAAGTTCACGCTGTTTTGAGCTTGTGGTGAATTGTCGCCCATCTATTCTTGCCGAAGACATAAAGAATCGTTATTAGTTGTTTTTAACACTTCCTTTATGATTCTTATCGTATAACGAATGACAATTTTTTAGTATAGTTTATGACAATGTCGATTATGCAAGTATCTCGTTCTTCGGTTTCCATGAAACTAACTTCAACCTCGGTATGGAACATGTCGTAATAAGTAGAATATTCTCTTATCTTCGTCATTATCTCACGTTCCAGAGATTTGTTGTCAATGTTCGTCTCATAAACGAGTCTTTCAAGATCAAGTGGCATTCCAAAAGATCCCATGACTTCATGGGGTGAAGTGTTGAGGATCATGACAATTTCTTGGATGTATTTGTTGATATTGTCATTTATGTCCATTTTTGTTGCACTTGGATCGATGTTGATATCTTTCATCTTTTTGTTTTATCTACAGCCTTTATTTAAAGATATACGTCGGGAAAAGATATCGTAAATAACGAAATCGCTGACGGAAGATGCTTTCTAATCCAGTTTTTAACAGATTTCACTTATACTTTTCGAGACAATTTCTCATTCCTTCTGTGAGGAAGAAGTTTCAGAGATGGTTTGATCGTCAGACACCAGTCTTTGATTCTATGATTGCATATGTCAACGATTCAATATACGGTGTTGACATCCCTCAAATGTCTACGCAAATAGTCGATCAGACATCCCGAGATGGATCAAAGAGGCATTATGCAGGTTCACTTTCTGCTACATCTTCAATTAAAAAGTCAATAACTGTTAGTTTTAAGATAAGAAACAACTTCTTCACTTACTTTCTCATGAGATCGATGTTTGTCGAGTTCATAGATCGTCGTGACAAGAACACCGACTTCATTCTTCCTCATATCACGCTCGACATTATCGACCAGTACGGTTATGTGATCTTCACTCAGAATTATCATGGTGTTGTCTTCGAGAGCATATCTTCGATCTCCTTGAAGAAAAATGAGAATGGATTCAGCTACAGAGAGTTCACCTGCACTTTCAGATACAACTCAATCGAAGAAGTCTCACCTCTCGAAGAAATGACCCCACTAAAACTTTCGTCTGAAAATGTCTATTAAAATCGCCAATAAGCCTTATTATGTGACATGTTCACAATCTTACACACTTGGTAAAAATCAACCTTATCAAGTGAACAAGTTTATAGATGGACGGAAATCGACAAAGATAGTCGAAAAGTTTAAAAGCAAGAAGGAAGCCGATAAGTATCGTGAAAAGTTCAACGACAAATGGATCGTGACTTTCTGTACGACAGATGGGGAAGAACTTGAAGATATCGAAGTTTTTCCGACAAAGCAAGAAGCAGAGAAGTTCTTCGGGGACAACATTCTCTCCAACAAGGAGCATATCAAGAATGAAGAGGATGAAGAAGATGATCGTCTGATTCACATGCTTGAAACATCCCTCATGGACGGTTATCTTCCGTCGACCATTCTTGGAGATGATGCTTCCGATGAGGAACGTGAAAGACTTCAGAGACTTCAAGAAGCGGAACTGGCAGATGGTGAGTATGACGAGAACACGACAATGGCACTCTCGAGAGCCAACGATCTCCTAAAATCTGTCGCTGAACTCTATCTTGATAAGGGAACGATCGAGAAACATAAGTTCATCCTTAACAAACTCGCATTTGAACAACAATCGATCTCTTCGATCACTCTCCAGATTGTCATCTCTAACAGACTTCTCAAGAAGATCTACAAAGAGATAGTGAAGAATCCTTCACCGAAGAATATCGATTCATTGGTGAAATTGCAGAAGATGATCCTTGATCTTTCGAAGTATCAGCGTGAATACATCGATTCTGTACAATCATCCTTCAAGAATCTGAAAAAGGACAGTGAAGAAGAGATCTTTGCACAAGATGAGGTGATGGATGTTGATGTGGTTGATGTTACCCACGACGATGGATCACTTTCGACGAACTCAAGAGCGGAACTTATAAAGAAGCTTGCCGAATTCCGCTCTGCTTCTTCTGATATGAAAATACCAAAGTCACCGAATACGAAACTCGTGACCGATGACCCACTCGTGGAAACGGAAGCCAAGATCTACGTTCCAAATGCTGATCCTTCTGATGGTGTGGATTCACTTACGGAAGCTGAAGATGATGGACTTTCGTCATCTCTCAATTATTAGTCATCACTGGTTGATATGAAGAAAAAACAAGTTAGAAAAACAACAAAGAATTCCCCTGCAAAATCTGTGAAAGATGGGAAGTCTATAATAAAAACTGGTGTTAACCCAAATGTGAAAAATGGGGAGAAATCATCAGATGATGGTTCTATAACCGCATCTGATCCAGATGCTCATATGATCGACGAGGTCACTGTATCTGCACCAGCAGGTCTCGAAAGAAATAGCCAGCTTGTCTATGCCGAGCATGATTCTGATGATGACAATGCAGAAGCTGATGAATATTTCACTGGTGGTGTCCAATCCAAAGGTGTTCCGTCAATCTTTAATGACTATTCAATAATGATTCATCCTCTTGCTTCTGGTGCACGTGACTTCCTCGATCGAAAAGGTGATCGAGGAATCTTTGGTCATAAGAAGAATGCTGGTGAACCTACAATTGAACAACTTCTTATCGATTTTAAGGTCAATAACAAGGAGGAAATCACTCAGATGCCTTACTACGCCAACGACTTCCTTTATTGTAAGTGGTATCGCATGCTTCCATTGAACAGACTTATCACACTTCGTCGTTATCCATATCCGACTTATGACAACCTTGAGTTTTCGGAAAGAAAGAACATAAGACCAGTTGCACAGGCAGTGACTTACTTTGGAGAACCGACAGAGAACAATCTGTCCGATATCTTGAAGATCAATGGTAAGATAAATTGGAAGGCAGTTTCTTCTCAGATATGGGATGCTCAAGCCCAGTCACAACCAGGTCTTGAAGAATCCGCAAAGGTCAACAAGATCGGTCAGCTTGGAAGACTTTCTGGAACTGGTCGTGTTGCAGGTGCTCTCAACGCAACATCAAAGACTGCCAATAATCTCACATCAACGGTGAATAACAACTACGTCGGTATTGGTAAGTACCTCTCTGCAATAACTGGTAAAGGTGACATCACAGGTCGTCAAAATGCTAGTATAAGTGCAGCTCGTGCATCGATGGACTTTAGTTACACGCACAAGGTCTACGGACCAGTCAACGTCGTCAAGGACACTATGACACGTGACACTGGTATTGGTGGCGAGTTCAAGTTCACTCTTGTCTTTGATTATCAGTTGAAATCTTACTCGAACATGAATCCAAAGCTCGTCATGTTAGACCTTATCAACAACCTCCTTGCTCTCACCTTCTTCCATGCGAAATGGTGGGGTGGTGCTAACCGATTTATGCCAGCTACTCAGAAGCAGTTCGGATTCCTCGGTGATGCAAGCAAGTTCTACAGTGGTGACTATGGTGGTTACTTTGGTAGCATTATGGATCAGTTCAAGAGCGCATTCAGCGTTGTGGGCGATGCTTTCAAACAGCTCATGGGTGGGATACTTTCTGGAGACCTCAACGCAATCAAAGGTGTTCTCGGTAAGGGCTTCGGTACGATTATGGACATGAGAAGTGCACAATCTCGTCCACAATCTGTGGCTGTCCATTCATTAGTAAGTGGCGCACCAGTTGGAGAATATCACATGGTCATTGGAAATCCTTACAATCCAATAGCTTCCGTGGGTAATCTCATAATGGAATCGTTTGAAATCACCTTCCCCGATGGAACTCTTGGGTTTGATGACTTCCCCGACACTTTGAGATTGCGTGTGAATATGAAAAAAGCACGTGCGCTTGATTCTGGGGATTGGCAGTCTATCCTTGCTCTTGGTTATGGTCGAACTTATGTTCCAGAAAAAGGAATCATTAACAAAGATGGGTCGAAGCCAGTTATCGACATGTCAAAGAGAAAGAAGACGAGAGCAAAGACAGCTCAAGAAGCAGGTATCGAATACTAACAACGGTCATCGATCTCCTAATATCAACACTAATAAGAGAGCCACATCTGGGACACTTCCAGATGTGGCTCTCTTGCTTTTCTTTATGTTTTCCGCTATGAAACTATTCTTGGACGATTTCAAGCGCAAGGAAAGTACCTTCCTTTAAGTCGTAATGTTCAAGACATCTATCACGTTTTCAACATCATTCTCTATTATGACGAAATAGAGCTTACGATTCGCATTTTTAAGAATCGTAACAGACGTGTTTTCTTCCATTATGAACATGTACTCACGAGCCGACAGCTCTTCACTCACCACGTTCTTCATATAGTGCTTCTGTCCATAGTCATCAACATAGACGAGGAAAGCACGATGATTGTTGTTCTGTGATTCTACAGATTTAAGGTTGATCTTGTACGTGGATCTAAAAGGTGTAACGTGGATGTCCTTCTTATCCGTTGTGATATCGGTAACGTTGACGTACTTTGTGATGTACTTCGTCTTTATGACATCGTTTGACACCTCACGTATGTTCTTATCGGAAGATCTGGCTATTTTCTGCACAACACGGATATTCTGGATTGGTGCTTGAAGTCTCACCAGTTTTCCTTGGAAGTTGTGAATGTCTCTTGTGCTTATTGATGCTTCAACACTCATACCATTCGCATTGTAAGCATTCATCAAGGTCATCTTGTAGTCAATACTTACCGAGATCACACCCTTGTTCTCTATCACAGGTCTGAACTTGAAGATCTTGTCAAAGTCTGTGTTCTGTACAGTCACCCACGTATCCTGCTCGACGAAAGAATTACCGATCTGTTCAACAACTCTTATCTCGTGTTGTACGAAGTAACTGTTCTTTGACATCGAGTTAAGTCTGTACATGAAGTCCTCGAAACTCATACCTTCAAAAGAGCCACAAAACTCTACACAAGTCTTGTCTTCTGAAAATCTCAGTTCTGCGCTTAACGATTTGTATTCGTTCCCAATTGGAAAAGAAGACCGATGCTTGTTGTATGTCCCGAATACCTTCTGTCCATTTTCTATACGAAGATTATGGACTTCATAAGTCTCGACATGAAGAACACCATCAATAACCATATCTTGACCGAACACTCTTCTCACCATTTCTTCATCTGTTCGAGAGTACTCAAGAATGTCATCAATGCTTATTATGTCGAACTCGATGTATCTGTCGAAGACTGATTCCGTGATTCTCTTGGGTGATCTTGCATACGAAACATCACCTATTCGTGGAGAGAAGATGACAATATCTGCCAAATTGAAAACTTTCTCGGTATCTCTGATGAAAAGGTTTATCCCAAGCCCTTCTATGTTCTGTAAGTTGTATCCACAAAGAAGATGAAGACGAACCTTGTTGTACTTCATCTTGTCATAGAATCTAAGGTCACATTTCTCATCTTTGAAGATGGTGTTCACATCTGATAGTTTCTGACCCTGCTCATCGACCGCCATTGTGTCATGACGATCAGTTATTAGGTGTACTTTGTCGATACTGTTTCCAGTTCCTCGCTCGTTATACAACGTACATGTGCCGTCATATTCCGAAGTTATTCTACGAAGTCGAACATCGGTATCGTGCATTTCTGTGGCACTTGCAACAAACTCTAAGAGAAGTTCTGTACTTATTCGTATGTATCGTGAATTCATTATTCTTTCGAGATTTCGTTATTTACCTATCCATAAAAATCAAAAGCCCCGACGAGATCGTTCTCGTCGGGGCTTTCTACTTAACCCGTAAACATTAATGAATTCTAATCCACAAAGATCTCGAACCCATGTTTCTTATAAAAGTCGAAGTGTCTGGTTTTCCCACATTGGGGGACAATGTTAAACGTTCGCTCAAGACTTCTCTTGTTATCTGGGAAAATACGATGATAGTCGTTATAGCTCATCTTGAACGCATATGAAACATCTTCAAAGATCTCTCGAACGGTTTCATTTGATCGAATCTTCTCGGTGAATTCTTCATATGTGCAGATCTGTCCCAGTGAGTTTTTCACACCACTTTCTGTGAACTTTATATTACCTTGTAAAACAAATTCTTCTTCCATTTCTTACGCAAATTATCGATGCTCTCATCTTTTTTATATCTTCTGCCATATCTTCAGCACTTCCGTAGATCCCACTAAGTGAATAAACCCAGATTCCTTCATCAGTTTTCTTGAAGTCAACATCTGCAGTCCCACAACCTGCTGAATAATAGTCTTCTATTGTCTTGCAAAGCTTTCTATTGCCTGCAGTCATTGTCTTTCCTGCAGAAAAATAGAACGAACAAATCTCTCTGGCGGATTCCAAGAGTTCTACGTTTTCCGCAACATAAACTGATGCGGTCTGCTTCTTGAAACCGATATGCTTAAGTTCATCAATGAATGGTTGGATTGGTTCATCCACAGTCACTTTCACACGACCATTTTCCACCTCTACTTTCGTTAAAGCTCCAAAAACTTCCATGTTATAAGAATAATAAAACCTTATGATTTACGTCTCGATAGACTTTTCTCTTAATAGCACTGGTGTGACGTTCTACAAAGATGGAGAATATCACTTTATGAGCTATATCAACTTTGATAAATCTTCGAAGAAAACCAAGGAAATCATAGACAAACTTTCGGAATCGTCCAATTTTTCCTTCTTTCCTTATTATCGCTCCCCAGTTGCGTCTCCGTCCGTAAGAGCAGATGGTCTTTATGGTTGGGAAAGAGAGCATATCGAAAACTGCATCTACTACGGAGAAGATCTCTGTCAGAAGATTTCCAGAATTCTCCTCGAGCTTTATGGTGAGTTTTCTCGAGAATCAGTGACCTGCATAATCGAAAATTACTCATATTCGTCACAATCATCTACCTTGATTCAAATGGTGGAAAACACGTTCTCTTTAAAGAGATCACTTATTGAACGTGTTTGTAATCTCGAGAACTTTTACATAATCCCTGCACCGAAAGTAAAAGCGTTTGTAGGTAAAGGTTCATTTGACAAATACGACATGCTCAAAGCATTTATATCGAATGGGCAAATGAATCCTTTCCATAAGTGTGTTTCTGAGAATGAAAATGACTTTATAAAAAAACGTATAAAGAAAGGGAAGGAATTCAACGAAGTCTTGTGTCCTGTGCAGGATATCATTGATTCGTACTGGATGTTAGAATACTTTTTAAAACAAGAAAATATTAATTAATCAGTAAATCAGTAAATGAGTACTACGAAGGTAATAAGCTTAGATGTGGTCGAAATGGCGAGCATCATTTCCGAACTCGAGTTCGTACAGAAGATTCCGTCGATTCATCTTGCTGTGTTCTCCAACAAGAATCTGCAGAAGCTACAAGAGATAATCTCCAATATCCGTAAAGGCTATGATGAAGCGATGCAGAATGTCGAGAAGCACGAAGAATACAAGGAGAAACTAAGAGAGGTGGCTATCGAGTATGGTCTTCTCGATGAAAATGGGAAATCGAAAGTCGTGGATGGAAAGCTCAACATTTCGGAAGATGATCTCCAGAAGTTCGAGGAAGACAAGAAGAAGGTTGATGAAGAGTTCTCGGAAACTGTAAAGAAGATCAAAGATATCAACGACGAGTATGAAGAAATCGTCACGTCAAAGATGAACGTTGAGGTAGATGTTGCAAGTATCCAGCATTTCCCCCAAGAAATCACTGGTGAAAGTATCAAGAACATTGTAATGTTTGATCTTATTGAATAATCATCAAGATCGTTCCAATCGTTTCGTAAACTGCTGATTTGGGGGATGTCTCGGGTTTCGGGACATCCCCCAAACCTTTTTAAATAAACGAAATTGATTACAAATGGATATTCAAATACTCAGAACATTAGTACAAGAGTTTGGTTTATCGATCGCTATTTCCGTTATATTCGTCACTATTGCTGTTAAATTCATAAAAAATACGATCGATCAGAACAACAAGCTCATGAAGATGATACTCGAAGATCATAGAAAAAAAGACCAGATCGAAGTATCAGAAAAACACAAAGAATCGATAAATCTAAGACTTGAGGTTAACAAGCGCATATCAAGACTTCTTGACGATTTCCGTAGAGATCACGAAGCAGATCGTGTTTATATCTTCGAGTACCACAATGGTGAATCGAACTTGAATGGTCTTGCTTTCGCAAAAATGTCAGAGACTTATGAATCTTCAAGACCTGGGTTTACGTCTCACAAGGTGGCTATGCAAGGCGTACCAACTGGGATGATGATAAGCCTTAATCAAGAGGTTCTGATCAATGAGCAGGTTTGTGTAAGATCAGTTTCCGATTTCCGTCGTGACAATCAAGATCAGTCTCTCTTGAATATCACCAAGTACGATACGAAGTCGTTGTATATAAAACTTATAAAGAACTCTAAAGATTATCCAATCGGCTTTATAGGTGTTGATTTCGTAAAGGAAGAAATGGCTGAAGAGACGGAACTTGACCTTATGGATGAACTTGAAGCACTTTCTTATAAGATTTCATCACTTCTTGAAATTGAAGACATGAAGAAATTAAACGAATAAAACCCAATGGACAACAAGGAAAAGATCGCTTATTACAGAAATCTGGCCATAGCACTTAGAACTATCGGTTTGCAGGTGACACAAGAAGATGCTGTGCTTATCTCGAACGTAGTAATGCTCATAAACGGCAACAATGATGCGAAGGTCTCCGATCTCTATGATGTTGCGGAAAAATCAAAGAAAGAAATAGAAGAAATACAAAAGATCGGCTAAAAATCAGACCAATCAATACTTATTGGGCGATATCTTCACCTCGGATTTTAGGAAGATACCGCCCAATAAGTGTTTAAAAATGCCAATCAGTTAATCAAAGAAGTCCATAAAGTCACCAGTTCTCTTTTCTTGTAGTTCTTGTAGGACATCCTTTACCAGTTCCTTTCCTTCATTTTTGATTGATTGGTGGTCGATCTTATAACCTGCTATCAGTTTCTGATCAGTGAACCCAAAGATTGATGCGATCGACACCTTACATTGACCACAAACGTATCTGAAGAAAAGTTCGTGTTCAAACATTGCTTCATCGGGGACTTTCACTGAGACATGAGCTACACAACTTGCTTTTGGATCTACACCAATGACAGTGAGCATGTTTGATATTGATGAATAGTCGTATTGAACGTCACTTATGCAGAACTTTTCGATCTGTTGATAAAAGTAAGATGATGCGATTGCCGTGAGATATGCTTCAGAATCGCCATTTATCGCCATTCTTAAGTTATAATTCGTTCCTCTGAAATCTCCTCCCATCAGATAAGAATTCCCCATAAAGCTGTTCTGACGGGTTTGACGGAATCTCATCACGGCATGAACATTCTTTGGGAAAGCAATCTGTCTCTTTAGTCTAAAAAGATCGGTGTTGAATGCGCTTGGGGAAACTATCAAATACTGATATTCGTGAGAATCATCATCGTGATCATAGAAATAAGACAGTGATTTGTCAATGATCTGGTTGATTCTCACCACACTCGGACTTGCAGGTATTACACCACCCTCTGTGAGTTCATCAGTTACGTGCTTTATAAACGCTTCTCTTGTCATTGCTTTTTCGTTTATGTACCTTCTGAAGAAATATGACAGATATGACAGAACGGACATGACAGACGTATGACACGAGTGACATGACACGAATGACAGACTATGACAACTTTGTCATGACAGTGATAATTTGGCACGATTTTTGTTATAATTATTATGAAAGACCTTCTGGTCAATCAATCAACAACAGAATCAACTCAACCCCAACTAAACATTAACAATCCGATCATGGCAACTCAGATCCTCAACCTCAAGCCCTGCTCTTCGCTTAACGTCAACAACTCATGCACTAAGCGTGGACAAATCCACTCAATCTACAACAATGGGGTCAAGTTCCTCGTAGATGAGAACGCAAACCACACCGACGAAGATGGCTACGTTCAGTTCATAGCTTGGTCAGATGACTTCATTTCGTTCAAGCCACGTCAGACAAACGAGATCTACAACGGTCATCAATCTGTAATGACAATCAAACAGATGGAATTCATCTGTAATACGCTCAACTCTATCGATGATGAAGGTGTGGAAATCATCGAAACATCGATCAACTTCGACGAAGATCATCGAAAGAATGAAGATGATCTCATCTACGCCCCTAACATGAAAATGTTCGTTCGTTATCTTCTTGATGGTGAACAGCACGATCGTGGTTTCATCAGCGCATATGACAACGATGAAGTCACCGTTGTAGAAGATGCTGATGATAATGACGATACTGAAGACAAACAAGAACAAGAAAAGATAACTCTTGTCAACGAGAAGGTATCTCGTAGTCGTCGTCAGAAGATGCTCAAGACCAACAGCATCAAGTATGGTCTCGCAAGTTATGAGTTCGTCGAAGAACTCTCAGAGTCCAAAGAGCCATGTCTCCAATTCCTCACCGAGAATGAATGGATCGTCTATAAGGCAATAGTAAGATCAATGGAACAGCAGTGCCGAGAAGTTATTCGTGCATCCGACGTTGTCCAAGGTGATCACGCTATCGCTGGGACTATTTCCACCCTAAATATGAAGGGGTTCGTTCGCTGTCGTGTTGGGGGTGATAAGCATGGGAAAGGATTCATATCTGCAGTGACACCTAAGAACTATAACGATTTTAATCTCAATAGATGACGAAATTTTTAGCTTCTCTGCTTCTCTACATCATAGAATCTTCAGAGAGGATTCTCAAGTTTAGAAATGTCTCCAAAGATGAAACTTTGGAGACATTTCTTGTCGAAGATAATCTTCGTGTTCTCTCTCATACATGCAAAAATGAGAAATCATCGTGCGTAAACAGCAGATTGCATCCAGATAACACAAGATCCATTCAGAAAGTTCATAGATGTCAGATGGAACACCTTTATGAACTCGAGTTTGAAGATGGGAGAAAGACTGTAGTCTCCAAAGATCACCCACTCATTATGGAAACGTATGGCGTGTTCACTCTTGAAAAGTTTGGGATATCTTCGTGCCTGTCTTTCCTCAGAAGGAAGATTGATGTTTCTCATAGGCACATTTATATCATAAACCTTGAAGGTGGTGCGTCGAAACTCATAAGTGTGGAAAGATCCTACTTCCCACAGATGACTTATGATGTCTCTGTGTCATGCGACCGTCTTTACTTCTCGGATGGACTTCTGAATCACAATTGTGTAACATCGGACACAAAGGTGGAAGTAAAGATCAAAGATGGAGAAAATCACGGATCTGTGTCAATCTTTGAACTTTTCTATAAGAATAAGAGAAACAAGACATTTCTCGATCGTCTGATATACTTCTTGTTCCGACAGAAACAGAAGTTTAAATAACGAAATATTCTCGAGAACATGTCTTATACACCTCTTCTTCCACTTCTGAAAAGGGGAACATTTATAACTTTTAAATCGTCTGGTGAAGATGTAAAGACGATTTCATCTGGAAATGATGCAAATGGGTTCAAGTTTTCAAAGTTTGCACTTCTCAATCTTCCACCTATCGTTGCATCTAAAACAAACACTTCTCCAAGGAACACACTTGATGCACGAAGAATAGAAGGTTTCTACACGTCGGATTATAGTCAGAAGACGCTCCTTATCCACGACCGTGCAAGAAAAATCCTCTCGGAATCTTTCCAAAACTACATCCTCAACATGGAAAGTATTCTCCTTGAATCAGACACCTATGATAGAGCAACTCTTCGAAATGCATCGGAGAGAATCTTCTTCAAGTGGCTCAAGGAAACTGGAGCGATCCGCTTTGAGGAACAGACCGAGGTATCACAGTTTAAAGCGGACAAGGACAAACGCTTCATTGAGGAAAAATCTGAGGTATACGACAAAGTTGTTCAATACATCGGTGATATTGACATTTCTGTAAGAGAGAATATTGTCGACGGTGATTCTTATTCAGAAGCTTATATCAACATTCCTTCTGATCACGGTTCTACCCCAGAGGTCATGTTCAGATCAATATCTGATAAGAATTACAATGAACAGACTGTAGTAAGACATCGTGCGCAATCAGAACTGATAAATGGTAGAAGTTCGAGAGATATCACCGACATGGGACTTTCTGTGGAAGCGGTTTATGATTGTGACACACAACCTGCAACTTTGACCTATTCTCAGAAGTGGATGCAGGAAAAGTCGACGCTTTATCCAAATGGTTACTATACCGATAAAGAATTCGGAAATGCAACGAACGTAGAAATCACGAGATCATACGCAGATGGTTCTGATCCAATGACTTGGACACGTTCATCACTTGATGGTATCTCGATCGATTTCGATATTTCTTCGTATAAACAGATCGAAGAATATAACAAGACACATTCTGATAGAATCTCCACGCTTGGCGACTTCAATACGAAATCTGGTGCACGAAGTTTCGATTTCAATTGCATCCTTGTCTATTATGACGTAGAAGACGCATCGGGGGAAACGGTGACTAATCTTTATGGTGTTCTGTTCCTTGGTGACATAGTTCCATATAACACGGAATCTGCCATTCTTTCGACAGTAAGAAAAATAAGACACGATAACGTCACATATCAGCAGGGGAACTCACTGTCATACAAACTGAACTTCAAGACCGATTTCCACTATGGTGATGCCGTTTCTCACCACTCTGTAAATGATGATTCTTCACGAATTATGGCGACAATGATGCAGATTATCGACAGATATAACGCACTCTCGTCCAAGTTTGATGAAGTGGTCGTGTTGAACAAGAAGCTCATAGAACATATTAAGAAAAACGATAGAAAACTCGAAGATGGAAAAATCAATGATTAGCCCAGTACCAGTAGAATATGCCTCGTTTGATGCAAAGATTCTAAATGTCACCTTGCAAAAGATCTACTCTTACATTCAAGATATGAGTAACAACGGTGAGGATGATGAGTTATCTGTCGACGCATATGAGTTTGAACAACTCGAAAAATCTCACCGACTTCTGTGGAATCTTTCGCAGGTCATGTCACAATTCTCAAATGAGGATAAGGTCAACGAACTCATAAAGGTTTGTGATAACCACATTTCAGATCTCAACACAATGCTTGAAACGGAGCAGTCCGTAGACGTTATCGAATCTATCAAGAAGAATAAGAAGTCTTGGGAAAGACAGAAATCTCACGTAGAAGCAGTGAAATCATTGTTCAAGTACTAACAACTTCTATTCATAAACACAATCTTTAATCTATGATTGATGACCTCAAGAGAACCTCTCTCTTGAGGTCATCGCTTATTTGTCCTACTTTCACCCCAAGAAATGTGTCAGAGCGCAAGGAAAGTACCTTCCTGTGATAAGGAAAGTACTCTTCTGTGATAAGAATCACACAGGACACTAAAAAGATAGATCACAAAACTTATGAACATTGACGACATTCTCTCCCTCGATCTTGATTCTCTCCGAGAATGGTTACGTGAGAGAAACGATGAATATCGATCGGGATTTCCTACTGTCTCTGATGATGACTATGACAAGGCGTACAATCATTATTCTCAAGTCACGTGTATAAGGCTGTTTGATGGTAGGGTTTCTCACGAACGTGTGGAAAACTCAATCCCAATGTATGGTCTCGAGAAAATCAAGACGATCGAGGAATTCCGAGAATGGGTTATTAAAAATGGGCTTCAGTCTCAGAAGTTCATCATCACGCCAAAGTATGATGGTGTGTCTTGTGGTGTGACAATGACAGAAGATGGGCAAGTTACTGCACTCGTGAAAGGTCGTGAGAATATGAGCTTCTCGATTTCTCACCATTTCTCACTTATAGAACCACTTTTCAAAGATGATGAAGAGATAGTCGGTGAACTCATCATTCCACAAAGCACATTCTCGGAGAAGTATTCATCAGAGTACAAGAATGTGAGAAACATGGTCGCAGGAAAGCTCAATCCACGAAGCAGATCATCGTCCGAACTTCGAGACTTTGTCTTTATGAAGTACACCAGTTATGCAGGTTCTTATAAGACAAAGCAGGAAATGATTGATAGGTTGAACACCATCAATAAGATACCAGTCAGATACATTCTTGTGGACTTCGAAGACATAACCGAAGAATTCCTATCAACAACTTATCAAGAGTTTATCCTTGAGTTTGAAATCGACGGTCTTGTTATCGATGTCAATGATCTCACGGTCGCAGAATCACTTGGTCGCAACTCTATCGGAAATCCAAAGTTCGCCGTTGCTTATAAAGGATCGTTTGGTGATACAAAGAAAGTGACTATCAGATCCTTGAATTGGTTCATTGGGAAAGATGGAACTTTCAACCCCACCATTTCGACAGATAAAGTTGTTATTGACGGTGCTATGTGTGGCAACAACATCTACGTTGATAATGCGAGTTATGTCCGTGATAATGGACTGAGATTGGGACAAGAGATCTTCATCAAGAGATCTGGGAAGGTGATTCCAAGAATCCACTCTATTCCCGAGAAAGAAAGATGGAAGTCATACGGAGAAATGGTCACAAAAGGTCACCTCTTCCGAGAATGTCCACATTGTTCAACACCGATTGTCCTTGATGATTCTCTCGTGGATGTTTATTGTCCAAATGAGAAATGCTCTGGGAGAAATCTTCAAGAGTTCATCTTCTTCTTCAAAGTGCTTGGTGTTGAAGGGATGTCTGATGTGACATATGAGAAGATCTTCAACAAGAGTTCTTCGTACACTGACGAAATAGTAAGAATCATCAGAGATCGTGCGAGTGTGTTCGCAGAGTTTGGAGATAAGCGATCTTCGAACATTGTCCGTTCGCTTGAGAAGTGCATATCCGAAGTCACCATTTCTCGTCTTATGCACGCATCGAACATGTTCCCAAGTCTTGGATCAGTCAAACTTCAATGGATCGTGGATGATTATTCGCTCACGTGGGAGAACCTGCAAGATTTCTGCCCAACACTTGAAGGTGTCCTTAAAATCAGTGGATTCGGTGACATTCAAGCAGGTATCTTTGTGGAAAACTATGAGAAGTTTATCGATTTCTATAAATCCTTGACGGAGATCCTCACTTTCAAGACAAAGGTGGAAACCACAGAATCTGAAATCTTCCGTGGGAGAGTTTTTTGCTTCACTGGTTTCAGAAACAAGGCGATGGAAGACATGATCAAGAAGAATGGTGGGGCAGTTTCCTCGTCATTTACGAAGTCGGTCACCGATCTTGTAATTAAGGAAAAGGGAAGTGGATCATCCAAGGAACAGAAAGCGATGAGCGCAGGTATCAACATTCACAGCGAATCAGAGTTTAGAGAACTGTTAGGAATGGAGACGATAATCGAAGAACAACAGAAGTCTCTGATAGATCCCTCAAAAGCACTCTTCTAAAACTTCCCTCCACACATATCGAGAGAGCCGACGAGATCTTTTTCTGTCGGCTCTCTCGGCATATTTGTAAATAACGAAATTCTCTCCGAAATATGTCTAAAAGATCATCAGCAATTGTTAGAACAAACCCATTATTAACTGGCAATATCAAGTTTGTAGTGAAGTCAGATGGAGATTTCCAGATTTCCACAATACCAGTTAATGATACTTTGTCGAGCATAGCTTATACGAAACCACTTAGTGTATCATCAGCACCTTTTGATGATGTCTCGAAAGTTTTCGCTGATGTTCCAAAGAACATATTCTACGAAACCCCTACGAAACCCGATGGTTATGTCTATGAGAAATACGAAGATATGGTCGATCAGACCTATCTTTACAAAGTTCAAAGATGTACGTCGATGCTTTATGATGAGGAATTCTCGATTTTTGCTCCACTTTATATTGGTGAGAAACTTCCGAAGTACTTCATCATTTACAAATCAGATGGGAAAAAGGAGAGACTTCGTGACTGTGAAATCTTGAAGATAATCGATCTTCATAAGTCTCCTATTGGGAAGTACTTCGGGAAACTCACTGATTTCCCACTTTTCCAAAATTCCCACTTGCAATGTGACTTCATACAAAAGCACGTCACTTACACTGGGATATCCGTCGGAAAATCATCAATTGTACAGATATCCGAATCGATTGAAGACTTTGTAGATGGTGGGAAAAGTGTCTACGAGTTTGATAAATGGATCACCGAAGGTTACAAGAGACATTCACTCGTCTCTCACAAGCTCTTCAATTTCGAGTTCCTTTTTGATGATCCTTCGACAGAACTCAAATATGAGAATTACTTCGGTCTTTATGCTGATGACATAAACCTCACGACTTATCCGTATTCAGACATAAATGATGTCGTAATACAGAAGATACAAGACAACTTCAAAGATGTCGATCTTTGTCTTATGAAGACCGATGATGCAGTTGTCGATATCAAGAACTTCAAGAAGAAGGATTTCCCACAATATACAACAACGAATATCTTCAATATACGCCTTCAAGGAGATCGAGAGCAAGAACCTGCTTACAACGAGATCATCTACGACGCTTCACGAAAGCCAATGATCAACACGTCGATAAAGATCTTCATTGATGGCAAGGAATCAGAAACGATACTTTCAAACACACTCTCTAATCTTGAAGAAGGTGACTATGGTTATGAAAAGTGGTCTCGTGACGGTTGGTTCTTGACATATTACAACCCATTCGGATCTAAAGAAGAAGTCCTTAAGCGCATTTCGTCGTGTCTTGAATGGGTTGTCGATGCTCTTCGTTTGTATGGTGTGAAGATAATCGTTGACAATGACAAAGACAGAATAATCGTCGAAAATTCCACGAGACCGTCTATTGAACTTGAGATAACTTCTGCCGATGGGACACTTTCGCTCCTATATGAGAAATTCTCAAGAAGTGATAACAACTTTATGATGTCTGAAGCCAATGCTCTCAATTGTGTAGGCAAGTACGTAAAGAATGGGAATCACTTCGAACGTGTAAAGCATATCAAGAAGAGACGACACGTCGACATGTTCGACATAATCTCGGACACACCGATCTATCAGACAAAGAACGTCATACAGGTTTATGATCAGACCGAGTTCACTTTATCTGTGGTGAACTTCGTAGATATCTGTGACTTCGACTTTATGCTCAAGACAAAGACCAAGAGAAACGACATACTCATTGAACTTGAACAATACACTCCCGAAGAGCAGAAGACTGATCCCGACCTTTCCAAGTTCCTCGGTTATGATACGATTTCGATTGATGAGAAGAGACCTCTCGTTTCTCTGCAATCAGTCTGCAAGTGGGTTTCTGAGTTCAAAGATGTCCGTCTGGACGAGTATCGTCTGAACGTTTCCGAAGAATTCGGTACTGACAACTTCTCTCCGTCATTCAACATTTCTTATCCTAATCCGAAGTATTACACCCACGAGTTCTTTCCAATCTCGAGACATCCACTGGTGGAGAAAGATGGGAAAATGTCTGCGTATTTCTCTGAACCATTCAACGAACTGAAGTATTGTTTCTCGAGTTATGACTACTTCCAAGAATACTTCACTGTCTTTGGTTATAGCTTTAGAGACGGTTCGTACCAAAAAACTGATCCTTCAGAGAATTGGTCAATTATCTCCAAGAACAATGTCGGTGACTTCGTCACAATGTTCCGAGGTGTGCTTATAAGCATCCGTTCCAAGAACGATATCGACGGCTACAAATTCTCCTCGATCTTGAACGTAAATCCAAATGGTCAGTCTTCCATACGCATTGTGAGAAACAGACGGTTCAAGAATATCGTCATGATTTGTACGATTTCTTACAACGACTACAAGATATCGAAGAACAACCTCTCCTTCCTCAATCTTTACACAATGGGGTCTCAATCCACCAAATCTAAAGATGGGAAGATAATCGACGGCAACCGTATCGACTTCGAAGGTGTTAGCGGTCTTCTGAAAATTGGTCTTGATTCTTCGAACAATGATACAGTCAAGATGCAGGAATATGACCAGATGTTCGGTATAGAACTCGATATGCGATTTGTGTCTTACACTGAAAGTTCAATCGAGATCGACGCAATTATTAATGGTAGTCCACGTAAACTTCACGAATGGTACTCATTGAAAGATGATAAAACGTTTATGGAGATAATCGGCATTGAAGAAGATCTGGAGACTAACAGAAAGAATCTGATAATGTTCAGATCTCTGAAGTGTGATTCTCTTGGGATTTACCTCAAACACGGATCTCTGACAATCAAAGACTATAACCACAATTCGATCGTGATCGGCAAATCTGTCAAGAAATGGGACAACGCCCACGAATTCTTCACGATTGATGACGGTTGTGTTTACATTGAAGCAAACAAACCGTCAATGGAAGCCATCACCACTTTCACCACAAAGTCACTGATACAACATATCCAATCGTTAGATCCTAAGAAGAAGTCTTTGAAGTGGTATCTCGTCGGTGGTGGTAAAAACTTCCACAATTTCCAACACGAGTTTGTCAACTTCTCTCTTCTTCGTGAGATTGTAGAAAATAACAACTTCTCATATACAGAAGATAGAAGACAAGATGACCTCTCGTTCAAGTTCCACCGACCTATTGATCTTGGGGCTATGAAGAGATATGGCGGAAAGTATGATCCAAAGATCAGTAAACTATCGACTGCTATCAATCCGAAAGTTTCCTCGATGATCGACCATTATCGAATGTCTTATAATGACTCTAAGGACACGTTCGACAAGACGATCAATTACGATATTCGAAAGGAGAATACTGCATTTGTGCTCGGAGATATCCGAATCCCAGAGTTCGTATACAACGACCATAAGTCATTAAAGGTCACAAGTCTCCCACTTTTTGGCGACACGTCTATCCCTTATGACAAATCTAAGCACTTTGCAGATTTCACGAGTATGTTCTCATCGAAGATCCTCAACCTCCCCAATTCGTTCGAGATCACTGTCGAGAATTGGAATGCCGATGATCAAGGGAACTATTCATCCGAGATAAATCTCATCGATTTGTTCTTGGAAAAGTTCAAGCAGGAGATGATTGATGCCGTTGATCGTCTTGGCACAATAGACGATCCTCGGGTGTATGTGGAAGAATATTGTAAGAAGAATATCGGAATGCTCTACAAGATCTCGGATTCGAAGATGCTCGCAAATGGTGAAGTCGTCAAAGATTTCTCAATTTCTCTTGAGAATAACATCATAAAGATTGCTCACCATACGATAGAAAATGTTCACCTCGAGATGACCATTTCCGTGGGTCTTGTATAACCTTTCTCGGAAGGTAAATAAGCAAATATCCTCCGAAGAAGCATGGGAAAATATAGCGGAACTGACATCCAAGATATGACACTATTCAGCATAGAACAAGACGATTCTGTGCTGAATCTCGTAGAAAAACTGAACCACAACTTTGATCAGATACTCAGGCATGAAAGAACTGATCTTGTGGACTTCATGACTACTTTGATCCTTAGAAACATAGCAGATGGGAAATATTCCGAAATTCTCGGTGCTGAAGGGTCTCGTATAAAGATGATCGGTAAACCTGGGCGTGATGGTAGCGATGGGCGTGATGGCAACACTGTGGTACAAGCTTCACAGTCCGTCAAGTTCCTACAGATGAACACCAGTGACCTTCGTGAAATACAGTATAACTCTTACTCAATTTCTATTCCTAATACACCAGAAAAGGAAAATGAAAGAATCGAACTTCTGAAGTATCGTGTCGGTGATGTTATATTCACGAAAAATGGTGACCTGCTTACTGTCGAATCGGTGACTGATTCCGAGATATTTGTCACAAGAAAGATTAACTACTCATCGATAAGTGGTGGAGGTGGAGGAACATCACCAGGCACTGGAGGTGGAAGTGGATCGACTGGAGGAGGTGGATCTGCTTTCCATATAAACACCGACATTGAAAACTCTACAGTCCGTGATCACATTTTACAAACTGCCGATCGTATACTTCTTGGTCAGTTCATTCCTTCATCTGGAGAATCGAATAACAGCACGAGATATTACAGATTTGGTCTTGGTATTGGGAAGCACGCTTATGGAGATCCAACTCTGGCCATTGCAAACATACCACAAACACTGACTTCTGATGCCAATGCTGTCGATTCTGACATAAAGGATCAAGTAAGGCTGTATTTCCGTAAAAATTCCCAACAGTCATTCGACTTTGTAAGTCCACGTCATTGGGCATCCGCAAGGTACGTTGATCTTTATGAGAATGACAAATCGAAAGGACTGGTAACTGGTCAACGATTGAGATTCTCTCTTGAGAATAGCGACGGTGAGGATACAAACCAACCATTCATAGAACTTCTCACAAACAAGAGAACAAACGATTCTCATTCTACGATTTCCACGCATACTCTGTCCGTGATTGATCGTCATAACAAGAGAGCGATTGTGATGGATAATCGTCAACGGTTCGTCATAAAGTCAATGATTGCCGATTTCTCGAAGTCTATTCTTTACACGAACGAGAGAAACGATGTCTTGGCAACTGAATATGAAACGTTCTCTGCTCCATCTATAAAGACCAACACGATTTCTCCAAACAGTGGAACTATGGTTTCCATTGGATCGGGAAATGGTCTTCTGGCAGATGTCCTCAAGACGAAGAAGCTTCAAGGTGTCAGTGGTGCAATGTCACTTTCTGACAACACTGTCCTCACGGTAGATAACGGATCTGATATTCGCTTTGGTGACACTTACATTCGTCAGTGGATTTCTGATATCAATTCGAAAGTCGGTGAACTTGACAGAAAGAGTATAAAATCGAACACCCTTTTCTCCGATATCTTTGTCGATGTTCGAGAGCAGAAGTTAAATCTTCGTACTCTTGGGTTTGGTCTGTTCTCTCCTTCTGATGGTAAGAACATGACGATATCATCCAACACTCTTTCAAAAACTGGTGAAGGGACTTCGTCGAATGTCTACGTTTCGACATTCATCAAGGGGGATGCTGGTGTGTTCCATAATAAGTATTCTCCCCTGCATCGATTGTTCGGTGTATTTGCAATTGGTGATACTGATACGTTTGCAGATACTCACTACGACACTCATGAAACGGATAAGAACACTCTGATTGGCATTGGTGCGTGGGGACATGGAAAACTTTCCAGTCAATCCATAAATCTTGAATCTGTAAAATCTCGGAAGATTGCAGATTATGAAGAATACGTGAAAATTCCTGCTTTCAATCTTAGTGGCGGTAACATCGACTATTCTACGATCACGTTCCCTTCGCAGACGAAAGACGAAGGTTGGAAGAGAGCAGGTCATGCAATAGTCATGAAGCCATCAACAGGTCTCGTCAGTCAATCCGAGAAGTATGTTTTCGAATCTGAGAAGAAGGTGAAGACGTACTACGTAAAACTGCACAGTGAGATCTATGATGACACACGTGACACACGTAAGCCGATAGGTTTCAAAATTCAAGACGGTTGGTCATGTTTCGAATACGATATCAATGATGTCTCCACTTACCAGAAGACGATATTCGACAAGGTGAGAGTAGATGTCAGTGATCAAACGAAGAATCACATCGCAGGTAATCGTAGAGGTGCTGGCGTTCCTTATGGTGAAGGTAACATTTTCTCGACAATTGTCAACTATGATGCAGAAGATAGACCGATAAAGAGAAAACCTGGTGGTAACTCTGCAAACAACTTCATGCTCAATGCGACATCATTTATGGCGTTCATTGGTCATTACCAAATGAAAGGTCATGGTTCTGAACTGTTGGAATACGAAGACATAAAACCAGCAGTTTATCAAGATTTTGTACATGAAGTTCAGAGGAATTTCTACTACATGAACGCTATGGACTTGATAGCAGAAGGTATGAATTCGGGTTCTAACAGAATAACCCCCGAAAAATTTCAAAGAGTGCTCACTAATGGTGGTACTAAGTGTGAGACATTCGATTCATATGTCGAATCGAAAAAGAATAATAACAGAGCAAGGAAGACAGCTTTTGTGTTCTCTCCTATTAAGACGAGATCGATTGTAAAGCTGTCACCATTCTCTGATAGATCTCTTAACCACGTTCCGTGCGTGATGACGACGTTCATCAATAACCATAGCGTAACCGATGAATCACAGGAACTCTTGTCGAACGACATGTTCTCTCTCAAAGTTGTTGGTGATGTTGTTCACATGGACATTTATGTTGAGTGTTCTGTGTTGCAGGTAAGGAGACCAATAAGATCTGATTTCTATGCATATCAAAGACATGTTTATCACACCGATGCATATGAACCAGGTACGGATTCATCCACGGCTCTGAAGAACATCCTCACTAATGCAAAACTTACTGAATGCTTAGACGATCAAATAATAACAAGTTCTCTGGATTCATGGAGAAATCAGATCCTTCCATTCAATGAAGGTCATAAGGCAGTTTATAGGAAGTTGTTTGCTAACAATGTAAGACAAGGACAGATAAATCAAAATCCTCTACAAGAATCGTATGGGTTCTCAATGTCTATGTTGATTCCTTCCATATTCATGCCAGTGACCGATATCATGTTCTCTGATAACACAGATCTCTACTCGGATGGTATGTGCAGAGTGTCCATAACACCATTTAGAGAAGAAAGAGAACTTATAAATGGTGCAATGCTTAAAGATGTTATCCAGAACAGAAGAGCGAACATTGATTCAAATCGTCCTTATAACAACATAACGTTTGATAATAGACTTCTTGAGTTCAGTGGTTACACGTCACTCTATAAGAAAGGTGTTGGTTATACTCAAGGATACTCTGCCGATTGTGGATATGCTCCAAATAAGCAATCTTATACCTCTATCGTTGTAGAGTTTAACAATCCAAACTTCATCGATAAGTACTCTCTCACGTCAAACCTTGTAGAGCCACAGAGCGGTGTGAAGTTCAAGAAGATCTCTCTGACGTGGGTAAAACCTGGTATTTCTGAAATGCTTGAAAGAATGCAAATGTCCGATAGAACAAGAACTGGTGGATTCTCACTTGATAACGAAATCTCGGTAGAAACCCAGAAGATCTACGGTCTTGAAATGTACAAGCAGATGAAGAAGTATCTCGATAATGAGTAAAGATATAAGAAAGGTGGAATATAACATTTTTGTATAATGAGTAGCTACGACGAATTAGAAGAAAAAGCAAAAGAAAATCTCCTCCGAGAGACAGAAGGAACACCTTTTGGTGGGTTTAAACCGATGATGGATAGAGAACAGCTCGAATCAGAGTTTGTGACGAAACATAACTTCGTGCCTATTCCTTCCGATGAACTACCATCAAGGTCTTTCTTCTATGATAAAGGAACTCAAGTCCTTGTCAAATCTGCAAGCGTTCAAGAAGTCAAGCATTTCTCATCGATCAATGATGAAGATTTCTTTGACATTCAAGACAAGATGTCCACGCTCTTCAACGTTTGTGTGAGAATCTCCAAGAATGGAAATCCTGTAAGTTACAGAGATCTTTCCGAATTCGACAAGATTTACGTCTTCTTTGCTGTTCGTGAGAGAACTTTCCTTGCCGATGGTCGCCAGTCCACGATTTCTCACAAGTCTCCATGCCCCAGTTGTGGGGACGAAATCTCGGTAGAAATCGAAAAGGGAAATCTTGGTTATTACAGCATTCCAGATTCTATAATGAAGTTCTATGATGATGAACGTAGATCATTCGTTATTAATCACGAGAAATTCGAATCTCCGCTTGAAATCTTTGTTCCTACTGTTGGTGTAACGGAGAAGATCTTCCAATACATCAAGGAAGCAGAAATCAAGAAGCAGAGAGGAGAAGGTGGTTATTACGACCTTGCAGATCTTACGATCATCATGTACATTACCAAGGATTGGAGAGATATCGACGATGGCGGTAAGTACATCAAGCGCAAACTTGAAGAAATCAAGCGTTGGTCAGTCGACAAGTACAAGGTCGCCACTCATGTCACTAAAACACTCAAAGTTGGTGTTGATCCTATGATGGAAGTACACTGCTCGAAGTGTGGAAAGGAGAACAGGGTACCAGTCCGATTTCCAGAGTGGTCAACTCTACTCTCTGATGAAAGTATCATTGGAGAACTTTTCGGAGATAGTTCATCGGCTGATCTTTGATAAGATAATGTCGTGGTCAGAGATTCATCAGATGCCATATGTTGAACTGCAATCTCTGATTCTGGCTTACAAGAAGAGACTTGAGGAAGAAGAGGAAGAAAGACTAAGGCGAGAAGCTCAACAGCAACAAGAGTATGAGCAACAGATGCCGAAGTTCGAATCATTCACACCGAAGTCTCTTGGTGAACAATAACAATCAAGAAGAGGGTGACATCCATTGGAAGATGTCACCCTCTTTCTGTTTAAAGGAAGGTACTTTCCTTGCACTCGAGGGCTTTTGATGGTACGAAACTATTCTCCGATATTTCCAAACGCAACGAATGCGCATTTCTTAAATAAGACAAAGCATTTTTAAACCCATGAACAAGGTCGAAAAATCTGAGAGATTAAGATCGATTTTCGAGAATACAAATTCTGAACGCATTCGTCGTCGCATTGATGAATACGCATCTCACTTTACAACTGAGCAATATGAGAAGATGGCTTTCATGTCTAATCTTCTCTCAGAAAATCCAAGCTACATTAGTCATTTATCTGAAAAGGACATTACTCTTCTCGACAGTGTTGTGGGAGATATTGAAGAAGCCGATATCATCACTGAAGATGAATTCCTCGCTCTCACTGATTCCGTGCTTCAACCTATTGAGATTTCATCGATCAACTATTACATCATCGACGAGCACATCCTTACGAAGATATCAGAAGCACTGTTCTCGACCTTTGGAACTGTAAGCTATCAAGATCTTCTTGAAGTAGAATACGCAAACCCAGGGTTTGTTGCATCTGTAATCATTGATGTTCTTCAAGAGGTTGGTGTTTATAACAAATCGATCAATGAAGCTGCATTTGCGTCATATAAAAGATCGATCTACGAGAATGGAACACTTTCAAGAGAGGAAATCATCTATTGGGCAAAATCTCTCTCCAAAGATGAAGCTGACCACATTTATAGAACGCTTTATGGCGCAGAACCACCAAGAAACTCTCGAGAGGTGATACTCAGAGATGTTTGTGAAAATCCAGAAGGTGAAGTTTGCTCCATTTTCAAGAAGACTTATTCATCAGAGAAAGAGTTTAGCATAAAAGGGATAAACGAATCACTCGAATCTTTGAGATCGGTTGTGAAGATTGAAGATTTTCGAAATCTGGTCTATTCAACATCTCCAGTTATGATCGTCGAAGGCATTGACGGCTCTCGCTACAAGGTCTGGGGGTCTATTTGTGAGAATTACGAAAGGCTGTAATTCGGATTTGTTGTTGAACATTTTTTGTTGTTGTTGAGTGGGGAACGGTCAATTTCGGGATCGTTCCCCACAACGTTTTTCACGTCTTGTAAATAAGCAAACGTTTTAATAAATATTAATCTGGATTAAGAAAATGTTTAAAGAAAAAATACAAAAGATCTTCGAACATTGCAGAAAAGAGAATCTCCCCCATGTTGAACGAGAACTCAACGCAGTGGTAGGAGACATGCTCACAGGCGCTGTTAATGAATCTGTGATCGCTCGTCGTGTTCAAGACATACTCGATAAAAACAGCATAATGTCGAATGCCTTACAGATCATCAACGAGAAGAAGTACATCAGCAAACCCGAAGACATCAAGACCTATCTTCGCAGATACAGAAAGATCTCTTCAAAGATCTATGAATCATTCCGACAGATCGTCGAAGATAACACCCTCGTCGTTGGTAATACGAGACTTTTCGACAAGACATCAATGGGTAAAATCAACAGTGGTATTGCCTTCATTGAAGAATCCTATAAAGCAAAGATCAATGAATCACTTGAAAACTCATCTGTTAACATTGAAGAAGGTACTTATGTTTTTTCTGATTACATCGATTTCGAGTTCTACTTCACCTACGAGTATGTCGAACGAAACAAAAGCGCATTCGAACCTGTCGTAGATTTCCTCTCGAGTGGTGACAACTTCATCACTTTCGTTGTATCCGCAGGTGACACGGAAACTGGCTATGAGGTTCATGTGGACATTCACGAAAACGAATCCACCCTTGAAAACAAGCAGGAAGTTGAAGAACTCATCAAGACCTATCACGAAACGTTTACTGATGTGCTGATCACCGAAGATGAGGAGGGTGAAGAACTCATTGGTGACATTCGTCTAAGTGACGTGAAACCTGGCAAGTACATCGTCGTCGATTCTGATTCAAAGTATCTCTCAGAGTTTGACGAAATCGTCGTTTATGAAGTCACCGAAGACCACGTTCTCTGTAAACTGAGCAACAGCAAGTCGATCAAGCTCCACACGGATGAAGCACGAAAAGTTCTTGTTATCAATGATGAAGAACTCGAAGAAGTCTTCGAATGTAACGATATAGTGACGTGTGCAAAGGAAAACGGCTTCGTCACCGACATTCTTTGTTCTGAATACGATCACGAGTTCATCGAAGCACATATTCAAGACATGATCCAACTTGGGAAACAGTACACTCTTGCCAACGGATCTACCTTGAAATGGGAAGATGGAAAGTTCATCCTTGAGTACATCGACGAACTCGGAGATACTGTCAAGCAGGAAAAAGATCGTGATTTCGTGGTGTTGGTAACGATTCTCTACTTTAGATCCCTCTCGACTTGTGCATCGGATGATAAAAGTCCGTACGGAATCTCGGAAATCCGTGATTTCAAGTACAACGATAGCATAATCATTGATTCAGAAGAGTTCCGAAGACTTGCTTCCGAGCATCTTGATCCTCAGCTTTACACAGATTTCCTCGCAGATCTCGACAGAATTTATAGAGAAGCAAGAATTGCACCGAACTCGGAAGTTTATCTGCAAGAAAAGCTGATAGATCTTTCGTTCCTCTACGGTATAAACCAGCTCCTTGTTGATTCATCGATTTCTCTTGACGCAAGTAAGGAAGAAGAAGGGGTTGATAGAAACCAGCTTCGAACGAGTGTTATCTACAACATCTGTCAGATCATCCCCGACGTTTATGATCAGCTTTCAGTGAATCTCACCGACGAGGATGTTGATGCGTTCTGTTCATTTACCACATCGGAATGGTTCATCGAGCAGGATGTTGATAACTACATCAACTTCGTGATATCGTTCCTTGAAGAGAGAGGTTACGATATCTCAATGTACAGATAAAAACCACGAATCTCCGAGATCCATAAGATTTACGAGAGAAATGGGAAAACAAGCTTTCAGAAACTGACATCTTCTCCACCATTATAAAAAGGATGGACGAAACGACAAGTGTCAGATAAAAACTGATTCTCAAAGGAGGTGAGGAAAACTCTGAGGGAATTTTCCTCACCTCCACAAACGCCCTAGTAGTTCAATGGATAGAACATCGGTCTTCTAAACCGACAATCCAAGTTCGATTCTTGGCTGGGGTACGATTTGTTGATTACTTTTATAAGGGTTGTTGGGCTATGGATCTCTTTCTCGAGGTTCGTAGCCCAATTCGTATCAATCAATTACATAAAGAAATAGAAATTCACGGAAGATAAATGAAACAATTAAAAATATTCGAAGACAGTGAAATAAAAACTGTCGGAGAACTCTTGGAACAGAAGTTTGGTATGGGCAAAGAGACCAGACCACTCGTCTATGAGTACATCTTGTTCTATGAAGAGAAATTTGTAGATGACAACACTGGAATAGCCGATCTCGAAGATGCTCAAAAGTTCTACAAGGAAATCATCGACGAAGTCAACCAGTCGTATGAGTGGACGTATAGAAGCTATGATGATCTTCTTTATGTTATCTCATCTGGTCGTTATATCAGTTACATCTTGGAAATAGACCCTTCGATCGACAAGCAACAAATGGTGAACTACTTCATCAATCACTACGTCGACATCCTCACCTACACCCACGAAGATGGTCATGAAACGAAGGATATCTTCATCAATGTCTATCGGAAGTACCCCGATCTCGGTATCAAGGACATCTGTCGTGAAATCATCAAAGAATACTACAAAGCATAATGAAGAAACTAAGAATTTTTGAATCGGAAGCAGAACTTCTTGAAGAGTTCTTGTCAATGCGTGGTGACTTCACCAAATTCAGAAGAAGTGCATTCTACACGTGGGTTTCTGTGAGATATGGTCTCGAAGTCGGAGAAGGGTCTGAAGTTGTAGATGACAAGATTGATGGTTATGATGTGAGAGAACTCATGGAGAAGTTCAACCAATCATTCATGGGTGTTGCTGGAAGTACCGATATGGATATGAAAAATCCCGATGAAATCTTCTACCGTATACTTGAAAAGATGCCGATCTTCAGAATGATGGTGGATGAATCAAACTACTCTCGTGAAGACATCGGAGAATACTTCTACAAGAACCTCTTTGACTTTGTAGAAGATAAGTCTGAAGAAGGAATGGTCTGGATTTTCTGTAAGTTAGATTTCTCGAAGAACATGAAGGAACTGTTTGATGAGATTACTTCCGCCATGGAAGGCAAGTATCCGCAAGTCTCAAAGAAGTCTTACAGATATCGCTATTAATCAATAATCAACTTCCGCCAGAGGGCTTTGTATATGAAATAAAAATCTGTACAAAGCCCTCGACATATTTTAATCATAACTAACACTAATTATGAACAAGGCAGAAAAACTCATAAAAAGGATCGTCAAAGGTTACAATTCTATCGTACAAAGCAAAGGTATAAGACTTGAAGATTTCTTGAGACAAAGGTTCAATCCTACAGATCGAGGAATCGACATCATTTGCTCTTATATCAACAAATACTACCGACGAGTTGACAAATCCACACTCATAGACGGAGACATTGAAGAAAGATACGTGTTTGAACTTTACAGAGAGACACGGAAATCTGTAGTTTTCTACACACGTGACAAAGAACTCGAACCCGAGGATGTTATGTTCCACCTTGAGTTCTTCAAGGAGATAGATTCGCTCGTGGAAGATGGTAAATCTCGTGAACTTGCGCTTTATATCCTCAAGAACTATGTCGATAAGGTAAAACCAGAAGATAAAGACGATCACGTTTATGTCTTCTTCACTGGATTTGTGAAGCATCCTTGGAAGACTGATTGGCAAGTTGCAGAGGAGATAGCTCTCGAATTTGTCGAGACGATATCAGTCATTAAGGAAGAGGTGGATGTGAATGTGGAAGGAGACGAAGAAGTTGCAGATCCTGTGGACGATCGACTTTTCTAATAAAAATGTTCGTGTTAAGGTTTATTATTCTCGTGTTTATTGTTTTACCGATAATTCTTATTAGAAGGTTGTCTTCAAAACTAAAACGAAAGACGAGGTACTTTCCTTGCGCTCTGAGAAGTTCTTTGGTATAAACAACCGAGAGAAAGCGAAGAAGACCAAGGAAAGTACCTTCCTTGAGTTCGGAAAAGTATTAGAGAAATAAGAGAAAGCCCCGATCATCTGTTTATTGTTGATGATCGGGGCTTTCTTTTGTATATGGTAACAATAGTCGTTATTCTGGCTTAATGCTTTCTACAGAGCGGATATCTTCTACAGTGAGGAGAGTGTAACTGAAGAACTTCTGTCCTGCTTTCTTGGCTTGATTTGCCCACTGCATGAACTTGGAGAAATCGTTAATGTTTCTCACCACTTGACAACCTGCTGAATAGAGACCAACAACTGGTACAAGCTTCTGTGAGGATGCTCGATGGAAGTTTATACCAAACACCCCAAAGTCATCCCCTACGAGATCATGCTTCGCATCTTTGTTGTTGTCTCTATGGACGTGAGTTGGCGATGCCTGCCGAAGTGCTTCGTACTTTCCTTGATGAAGACCAATTTGCCACAGATTCTTGTGATACCCACGCTTGAGAATAGCACATCCTTGTGGGTTAAGTGGCTTTTGGAGATTGTCAATACCTGGGTCTGTCGTGAACTCGAGAATCTCACGGATTTCTATTTCACCCTTCTCGTTAAATCTGAAATAGACACAGGTATCGTTCCATGTGTTTGGATTCGATAAATCACGGATGCCGACAATGTTCAAGAAAGAGGGTGTTCGATCGATTTCACCACCTACTTTCTCTATGGCACGGATTATAGTCATCATATCGTACTTCATAGCGGTTCTTTTTTGTTTTCCTTTCTATTTCCGTTTATATAGGTCGGTAAATAAGCAAATACTTCCGAAAAAATGTCTCTGAATCGATTAAAGAACATATCGTTATTTCAAAAAAACGGAGAAATCATAGATCTTGAGTACAATGAAGAACTCGATCTTCTTCAAGGTGATCTCATATTTTCCAAGACAAGCGCAGGACTTATTGAAACTCAAAGCTTGTATTTCATGGAAAAAGTCAAGCTCTATGATGAGATCGAATATGACGATGTTCGTTCGTTTAGACATTTGAAGTGCCATATGCACGAAGGGAAATTCAAGTTCTTCGATGTTGGATCACCTTATGAATCGGAACCAGAGATAAGACTTTTCGACACCTTTGAAGCAGATTTTAAGGAAGATAAAACCGCAACTTATAAGGACGACATTGTTGAGATTCGTGACATTTTTGCAACACCAAAGTGCTTACAAATCTCGGCATCATCTTCCGAAGGTGGCTTTATTGAAGATATTCTTGTTATCGAGCTTGACGGAGAAATAGCAATTGAACTCACTGCACAAATCTTCGTTGAAGAGGAAGATGAAAGATTCATTGACAGACTTGCAGATTTCGGAGAATACCTCTCTAAAGATGACGCATTTCTCTTTAGAACTCATCCCACAGACGGTGACGTGGCAGATGTCGCTATTCTTAATCGGAAGCGCAAGGAATTCTTGATAGAAATGCACAACATCAAGCCATACTTCTCCTCGCATAAAGGTGTGAGAGGTATCTTGAATCTGTTCGATTTCCAAGATTTGAAGATTAAGGAATATTGGCTAAATCCAAAAACTGGGAAGTTCGTCTATGAAGATCTCTCGGACAAATCAATGGATTACTCTCGCTTGCAGAAGACATCAAAGTTTGGTCTGTTCTTCGAGTACAATTCCGTCGTGGATGATCTTTATGATGATCAAGGACTTCCACTTGTAAAAGACAACTTCTTATTCACAATCGATGAGATTGTTATAAAGCTGTTTGGTATCAAGAAGTGGATCGAAGACAGAGAAATCGGTGGTATTTCAGATATCGTCGATATCATAGGAGAATTCGTATTCTTTGGAAAATACAAGATCACTACTTCTTGGTCAGAGCATGAACATATACAAAATGTACGTGCAAAGTCGCACATAATAACCACCGATAAACGTGTGTACTATCTCCAAGATACACGTAACGATTCCTTGTATGTTGCAGATGCAGATCTTCAAGGAAATCCAAAACTTTCATCAATTGGAACGAGAAAGCTTTCATCTATCAGCACTTCTATAATCGGTGCATCGATTGGTTATACAGGATTCCACGACACTTTTGAAACTGGGAGCAGAAAATCGAAGATAGAAGCTGAAGTAACACTTCGAAACGATAACTTCCGTCGTAGGTACGAAGATGTTCCGACTAACTATGAAAACTTCGGAAGCACCCTTGCAACATGGGAGAACGTTGATCATTATCAGTATTACAGAGCAACATATGAACTCACGGATGGTGATTTCCGAATGACTGGAGAATTTTCTCCGTCTTCAAGTGAAATCAAGATACCTGTCCGTCGAAAAGGTGTTTATGATGTGAAGATCGTCTATGAGTATTATGGCGGTGAAGAAATCTTCAAAAAGAAGAAGATGTTCGAGGTCAGACAGAAGATGCCCAACTTCCTCGCTTTCTTCAAATCTCATCCAAGCCGAGTCATCCATAAGCATCAGAGAATGAGTGATGCTCGTCTGAGATTCTTGTCTTCAAAGATCCACGAGTACGAAAGACTTCATATGCTCAAAGACCCATCACTTGGATTCCGAAGAATGAACTATAGAAAATCAGAGTTCAAGATATCAGACTTTGGAATCAGATCTTGGAATGATCTCGAACTCTCTGGTATAAGGTATCCTTCGATCATTATCCATTCATTCACTCAAGGGACGTATTCTCTTGGGTCGAAATTGTTCAACTTGAACGGTGAAATGCGTGAAAGACAGACGATGCGTGATTTATATGAAAACATTCGTCATCAGATCGATCTCCGAGAGTTCAACGTGATCTACAGAGAATGGGACACCGCATTTATAGAAATCGTCTCACATAGAATGGTCTACGAGGACATTAATCTAAGAGCCGAAGGTCTCCGTGCAGAATATAAAGCAAGTGTTGATTATCCTTTTAAATGGAACAACACGAACATATACGAACAATCATTCTTCGTTGCACCATTCCACCCGATCTTCTTCAGTGTTGATGAATCCTACATTGATGGGATAGTAAACGCAAATTGGAAGATAAAGCAAGGCGACACAGAAGTCCTCAGTCTCACGAATTCTCTCGTTATGTGTTACACATTCCAAAAGGTTGGAAATTACACAGTAGAGTGTGAGATATTCGACAATGAAGGTAATAGTTCCGTATGTGTGAAACACAACTTTGTAAACGTGATACAAGGTGATGATTACGAGAGATACGTAAAACACGTACAATAAAAAAGACCCCATCAATGACAAAAGTTCGTTGATGGGGTCTTCCGTATACGATCATATCGGTAAATAACGAAATCTTTGAAGAATGGCGATTCAATCAATAAAGAAGGTATCTTTAGACAACTCTCTTGAGGAATCAAGAAAGATAATAAACGAGAATTTTGGTGTAGTAGATGCTATGCTCCAAAAGATAAACCAATACACTGGTTTATTTCTTGAAAATCTAAAATTACCACAAGATCCACTCGGCAACGTCAAGTACGTTTTGAGATATGATGTCCAAAACGGAAGATATGTCGTCGAACCCGATTCTGTCGTAGGATCTACTGGTATTCTTGATATCGTTCAACAGTGGTCTGGTGAGCAAGGTAAGAATGTGACGTTTATGATACTCAACAATATCTCGGAATATGAAGACCTTGATGTTGAAGTTCGTCGTACGTCAATCATCTACGTCAAGGAAACTCGTGATGTCATAATCTGTGATAGAAACCTTACGAACTTCACGAAGGAAGGGATCATCCAAGACATACAGAACTTCTTCACAGAGAAAAACAACGAGTTCGCAAAGTCGATAAAGGACTTCGAAGGAAAGCTCAAGTCTTACAAGATGGGGATTCTCAGAACATTCTCCACCCTTGAAGATATGCGATCGACCACGAACCCTGTCAGTGACAAGGGAGAACCTCTCGAAGATGGAAACCTTGTCGCTATCTACAACAAGGCGAATTCTGGGTACGAACATAACGGAAAACTTTTCTCCTATAATCCTCAAGCCACTGATCCCGATGATCGATGGATCGAGGTTGGTAAGCTCTCACAGACGCTTGGGAACAGATTCACTGATGAAGAAAAGATAAAGGTTTCCATAATCAAGAACGATGGTGAATCCGATATGTTCCTCAGTGCAGATGGATCTTATCGAAGAATCATTGTACCGACTGCACCTATTCAAAAGATTGTTGTAAATGGAAACGAACTTACACCTTCTGAAGATGGAACTGTAAGAATCGATGCAGGTAAAGGTAGTGTCAAATCGGTACAGATTGGCACTGATCCCGAAATCCTGCCAAACGAGGATGGTGTGGTGAAAATCCCAGTTGATGTCGAACTTGACGAAAACTCACAATCTCCAATTTCTAATGCTATAGTTGCACAAGAAATCGGGAAACTGAAGAGACATTCGGTATCCTCACTTGATGCAGAACTTTCTGAAGATGGTCAATCCGTTGTTCTTTCTCTCTACGACGAAATCCGTGGTGAGAAGTTCGGATCTGTGACTATCCCTGCAGGAGGTGGCGGTGGCGGAGGTGGCCAGATACAGAAGTCAAAGCTTATACTACAATCTGAACTCACCAAGAAGCATATTCGTCTTGATGACACATCTTCGTTCTCCTACACCTATGACTACAAAAATGCCGACGGTGAATCGGTGGGTATACGTGCAAAAATAGAAGTCACTGTAAAGAATGGCGCACTTACTCTGTTCACAAAGACTTATGAAGATGTCTCGGCAGGTACTTATGGTGTCGACATAAATGACTATCTCCGAGAAGGTACGATAGACATTTACGTAAAATGTACGATCCGAGACGAAGAAGGAGAGACGAAGACGAAGCAGACTTATCAATCTCTGAGAGTTTACGATATTCGTCTTGAAACTTCGTACAAACTCTCGACAAACGGACAAGGATATGAATCCGCAGATACGATAATCATTCCTTTCCGTGTAACTGGTGCAGGTGATAAAAATGTGAAACTTCTCATGGATGGAACACAGCTCCAATCACAATCAGTTACAAAGAGTGGTGTCACAAATGGATCATTCTCAATTCCTGCAGGTTCAATCGTAAATGGCATCCACACGATGACCTTGACCACTGATGTGTCAGTCCCAGGTACGACGATCCATTCAAACTCGATCATCTTCCACCTCCGTAGAGGTGTTGATCTTTATAAGCCATTTGCACTGTTTATGTTCGATGACAAGGTCGGCAGAACATATGACGCAGGCGAACAGATCAAGATGGTCGTCGGACAATTTGAGGAATTCTCGTTCAACTATTACGTCTATGATCCTTCAAAGGCAAAGGCGAACATAAACCTCACGGTTGGTAGTCAAGAATCCTCGATCGTTGTTGATCGTATAGATCAAACGTACACGAACAGATTCATCGACCGCTCTCCAAAGACGATCTCTATTAAAACATCCTCCGACACCTTCTCCCTTCCAGTTGTCATTGAAAGATCTTCAATGGACATTGACAAGGTAGTCGACAGTATGTCCTTGGAACTTATGTCGGGAGGTCGATCAAACACAGAATCCAACCCTGCCGTGTGGACTTATAAGGGAATCTCGACCGAATTCCATAACGTCAACTTCTCATCCTCGGGTTGGAAGAATGGTTCACTTTCTCTTGTAAATGGTGCAAGAATAGAAATAAACCATAAGCCATTTGAAACTGATCCTACGATCACTGGCAAGACCTTCGAATTCGAATTCTCCACGAACACGATTTCTGATAAATCGTCGCCCATTATCCATTCTCTTGACAATGGTGTTGGGATTTCGATCACGCCTATCTCCGCCAGAATCCAAACATCAAGCGGTGTTTATGTTGAAACGAAGTTCTCCACTGGTAGATTCTACAAGATCACTTTCGTACTTTCGAAGAAGACAGAAACGAGAATTCTTGAAATCTACGTCGATGGTGTTCGTTGTGGTGCGGTACAGTACCCTTCCACCGATTCAATCCTCCATCAAACACCGAGGAACATAGTCGTGGATTCATCATCTTCGAACATTGATCTTCGAACTGTCAGAATCTATGATCGTGCTCTTCAAGATGATGAAATCCTCATGAACTACATCATCGACAGACCGAACCCCAGTGACATTGTCCGACTTTACAGAGATAACGACGTTCTTGACGATTCTGGTGCGGTCTCTATGCAGAAACTTCTCGCAAAGGGAAAATCCGTCATGAAGATGAAAGCCGATATCGCTCTTGTAGACAAGACCAATAACAAGAAGTTCGAAGTACCGCTTGATGTGGACTTCTTCTCCAAGTTTGGGAAAGAGTTCTCATTTGAACTCAGACATGGTAGAGTGAGAATACAGGGTACGTCATCGACGACTTATCCACGTAAGAACTATCGTCTCTACTTTGATGTCAAGAAGAAGGATGCCGAGAACACACTTACTGTGGGTGGTGTTCTAAAGGAAAAGAGAAAGTACGCTTTCAAGCCAAATTCTCCAGAGGTCGGCTTGTTCACAATGAAAGCCGACTTTGCAGAATCATCATCTACTCACAACTCTGGTGTTGCGATTATCGTCAATGATGTCTTCAAGCAATGTGGATTCCTCGTTCCACCTCAGAAGCAGGATATCAACGTTCGAATAGGTGTTGATGGTCAGCCTTGTGACATGTTCGTTGATAATCTCGATGGAAATGTCAAGTATATCGGCAAGTATAACTTCAACAACGACAAGGCAAAATCGGATCACGTCTATGGATTCACGGGTGATGCTTGTACGTGTTTGGAATTCCTCAACAACTCAAATGCTGTTGGGCTGTTCCAAACTGACGACATGAACACACACTTCAAGAATGGTCTCGAGTTCCGATATCCCGAAGATATGACTTGGGAACAGGCAGGTGATAGACAGAGACACGTTCGAAGATTGTGGAGCTGGATCAAATCTTGTGTAGGCAGACCAGATAAGTTCAAGCGTGAAGTAAGAGACTACTTTGATATCAACTTCCTCTGTGGTTGGTATGTGATGACCGAATACTTCATGATGGTCGACCAGAGAGTGAAGAACATGATGCTTGCCACGTGGGATGGCAACCTTTGGTACTTTATCCCTTACGATAACGACACTATCCTCGGTGTTCGTAATGATGGTAAGCTCATCTACGACTATGATATTGACCAAGACACGTATGATGCATCGATCCAGAACTGGGCTTATGCAGGTCACGATTCCGAACTCTGGAAGCTTGTCAGACAGGCACTTCAGAACGAACTTCAAGAAACAGCGCAGAAAATCAGATCTGTGATGTCGAAAGAATACGTCTTGAACGTTCTGAATGAAGAGTTCATGAACAACTGGTCGAAGAGAATCTATAACAAGGACTCTGAACATAAGTACATAAAACCTCTTCTGGAGAACAATCTTGACTACCTTTATTCACTTCAAGGTAACAGAGAATCTCATCGTCAGTATATCATCAATAACCGATTCGATCTTCTCGATGCGAAGTATCTCGCAGGTACTTACAGATCGGATAACATAAGAATCTACTTCTCTCATAACTTCTCTCAAGATAACAAGGAGATTCACATAAAGGCATCAGAGCAATACAACTTTGGTTACGGATTTACCAGTGGTGCTCCAAAACAGAGTGGTATTCTTGCAAATGACAAGAACGGTTATAAGGTTTCGTTGAGATTCTTTATGGATCTGATCGTCAATGACCCTCAGTTCATATACGGTGCGTCGAGAATGCAAGAGATCGACTTCCGTGAGGTTTCGAAGTACATCTTGAACAATATCGACTTCTCAAGTTGTAAAACCTTGAAGAAGCTTGATCTTTCATGTGCAGATACGAATACGACACTTCAATCTCTCACGCTTACTGGGTGTCAGAATCTTGAAGAACTCAATGTACAAGGCTTGCAATCCGACGGCTTCACATCACTTGATCTTTCGGGAAATATTCGCCTACGCAAGTTTGATGGTCGTCGAACGAAACTGCAGAGTATCTCGTTTGCATCGGGATCACTTATCGAGGAACTTTGGCTACCCAGAACGTTCACATTCCTGCAACTTCGTGGATTGAGAAATCTCCGTTGGGAAAATATCCACTTCGAAGACAAATCAAAGATCACGAAACTCTGGATAGAAAACTGTGACAACATCCGTTGGGAAGACATCATCCAAGAATTCCCAAATCTTCAGAACATCAGAATCTACGGTGTTTCCAAGAAGGGTCGTACGGACTTCTTTGAAAAGTATAAGCTGATGGGAGGGATCACGATTGATGGATCACTTCGTCGTGAATCTGGATTTGTTGGCAAATATGAACTCGAGAACTTCCTTGAGGAATCAGAACTGGAGAAATGGCAACGACAATATCCCGAACTTTCTATTCTGCAACCAGAATATTCTGTAATTGCAGTTACGGAATCGATCGTTGATTCTCGTGGTCTGAAACAGAACGTACTCGATCCGCAGAGACTTTCTAATCTTGACAACGAAACTGGCTATCTTTATAACAAGCCTTATGTGATGAGTGGTCACGTAAAGAAGATCGTCGAGAATCGTAGAAAGTACAGAGGAAAGGAAGAAGAGAGAGGAAAGATGGTCGTGTTCCCACTTCACGACAAGCACTCTGGGAAATATGACACAAATGAAAATCCAGATCTCTGTGAAGTTGCAGATATCGACGTTGCAGAATCGGGCGGTATTTGGGTACATGAACCACAATCTTGGAGAAAGGGTGTTTATGACTACGAAACAGACACTGACTACTTCATCTGGTCATCAAACCTCGAAGAACCAAAGAGACCAGAAGGCAAGAAGTTCGACTTTGTATGGTTCAGACAGAATGCTGTAAAACAAACATACGTACAGCCAAGAAATGGTTGTGTTGGCAAGAACATAAGTCAGTACCTCTACAAGTACAGACGATCGATATCTGACGGTAGTGCTGGAGCAGAATACATCGGTCACGTAAAAATTGATGTCGGTGGATTCAAGAGAGTGAAATTCCCAATAATGCACAGAGGATATCACAATGAAGATAACGCATCGATCGGTGTACTACAACCAAGCAATAAGAGACAACCTGGTGGTGAATATTACCACGAGAGAACTTGGAACATTGGTGCTTGTTTCACTGATGAAGATGGGAAGATTGTAAAGTTCTTGCTTCTGAACAACATCGATTTCTCTGCTATGAACTTCGATTTCGGATGCGCAGTACCTTCGGGTGCAAAATACCTCTACACGTCGATACTCACTGAATTCTTACCACACGAAGTTTATGAAGTATGGTTGACGAATAGTGATTCAGTTGCGGACTGGGAACCCGATTGGACGAAGCAAGAATCGATGTGGATCGCTCACAATTCTCTTGCGTATAATACAAGAGATAAGAGAAAGCAACCGCACCCAGGCATAGTGAATGCTAAGGATCACGAAGGTCATATAGACACAAGATACGCCAAAAGCCAATGGGTGTTCAAACAAGGCACGCCATTGTGTTATCATCACAATCCTAACACTGTGGCGAACTTCATGAGAAGACACGCAATGTACAGATCGATTAATAGAGTGGACGCTGGTTATTTCTGGCATCTTGTGATATCGGCGTATGGCAGATTTGACTATGCTAACATAACTGGTTCTTGCTCATCGAATCGTGATGCTGGTCGTGAGGTGTTCTTCATAGATCCAAGAATTGGTATAAACGATTCAAGATGCGTAGGAACTGATGGTGTGTACAACAGATCAAGGGTACAACACGTGTATAACGACGAGTTTGGACAGAAGCAATACAACCCATACAACCAAGCACAGATCCTGTGTTATGGATGGATTCAGTCCACAATGTTCATGTTAGAAGCAAGAAACAAGGACGGTGTTGATTATTCTGGTGGTAGTGATATGAACTATTACAAATACTCGAACGATAATAACTGGTCACAATGGGTCGGATTTGTTGCTATACAGAAATCAACTGCATATTCACCGACTGGATCAAAAAACATCGATGTGATAGACTGGGAATCTTCCAACGTTGGTCGTAACTCTACAGTAAGGACTGTGAATAGTGGTAAAAGATTGTCATTGATGCCAAGATCGTATACTGGTGCAACAGAATACAACGGTTGCTGTCTGTACTTTTGGAATAGCAACAATTACAACCGTATTGGCAATGACAGAAGTGGCTATGTGAAATGGGAAACATCGGGTGGTTCTGAATCATACGTTCCAATCTACCTTGGAAATGTGGTCGTATCAAATAACTTAGAAGAGTTTAAGTCTCTGAAACATTACAAATTCCTATATGATGAACGATTCGTACCAGATGATAACTAATAGACAAAGCGGAAACCCAGAGGTGGATGGTAAACTCATCCACCTCTCAGATCCACTTCGTGAGAAATATGTCGTTGCCTATGACATAGAAGGTCAAGGTGACGAAATGACCTACCTTGTACAAGAGTATGATCACCGACCAACACCAAAGGAGATTGTTGATTTGTTATCATCAGTTTTTAATGAGGAATGTGACGAGGAAATACTCACTGGTTCATTATACACAACACTTGAAGACGAACCAGTTACTAAGCCTTTGTACTTGTCCACGGAGAATCAGTTCAACTGGGCAACTGGTTTCTTGCTCACGAACGCTCTTGATGGTGCAAATCTCCCAGAGTACATCAAGATAGGTGATGATGACGACTTCTACATCTACAAGATAGAAACGCTTGATCAATATAAGCACTTTGTTCTGCACATCCTCACACACGTGAAAACCTGTCTTATGAAGTGTTGGCAAAAGAAAGCAAATATTGATATTTCGAAGTACACTCTCGACGACTAAGGAGACGACTAATAATGGAGATTAATGAGGTAGACAAGACAAAAACGAATGGTTGTGGGGCTATGGGAGGAATATTCAAGTTCCTAAAGCCACCACACCATGAATTTTTCCGTGGAGAATGTGAAGTCCATGACATGCTCTATGAAATAGGTGGAACTCGAGAAGACAGATTGAAAGCCGATATCGAACTTTTCCAATCAATGGTGAGGAGATCGACGACATACTTTAGAGATAGAAGCGTAGGTTCTCAGATGTGGTTCTTCATTCTCTCTTACATCTACTACATTGCAGTGAGAGCATTTGCAAGTCGGAGATTCACGTACAAGAAATAAACAACAAAACGAATAAATCAAAAGATGGATAGTTTTAAGAAACTAAGCAAGAGTGAATTCGTATCAGAATTACCACAGTTCATAAACGACTTTTTGTCGATTATAGAATCAAAGTTTAACTCATACGACTCTATAATCGACACTGCTCGAGGTATAATTAACCTCACTGGCAATAGCACAATGTCCCTCAAGAAGGTAGTCCTCAATGCCGATATTGATGACGTGCTTTCTATCTTAGATAAGAGCAATTCACAGATCGCAAGTATTGACAACCTTGGTAATGCAAGATTTTCAAAACTCGTGGCAGGACGAGGGACTACGAGCGTTGCAGATGGTGAATCTTACATCGATAGATTGTTCTGTGATTCATTCAAAACGAGATCATTCTCATCCTCTTCGTTTGATATTGAACAGACACTGGTCACTCAGTACGAGATACTGAATGTCACGCAGAATAGCGGTACTGACATCCACAATAAAAAGTCGGTACTCCTTCTGAACTACAACTCGATGATATCTTCGGGAGAAAAGAAACTTCTGATTAATCCAGCAACTCTGAAGAAGGGAATGCACTTCACAATGCATCTTTTCCAATGTGGTGAATCGGACATTTGTCAGATAGCTTCCTCTGATCCCTTGAGACCTATACGACTTATGAATGGTAAATCGTCAGATGTGTCGATTGTGTTCAAAGGACAGAGAACGAACGAACCACAATTTGTCGAACTGGTTTATGTCGATGAGAAGAACTATCAAGGTCTTGTCGTTTACAGACATAGTGGCGTAACGTTTAGAAACAACGCATAAGGAACATACTCAAATAAAAATACCTTCGAAAGCACAGAGAGGTATCTTCGTTGAACTCGGAGATACCTCTCGCTGTTTTCATATTAGAAGAAAAAGAGAGGACAAGGAAAGTACCTTCCTTGAATTCCGTATGACACTGAGACATGACAAAGATGTCAGAAATATGACAAATCTGTCATGACAAACATATGACAAAGATGACTTGGTACGATCTTTGCTATAACAAATGTGAAAGATCTTCTGATCAATCAGTTATAACCACCACCGAAAGGTAAAAAGAACAGAACTTATGAAAATTGTAGGCAACAACACGTACTACTTCAATTCCAAAGAAGGTGTTATCCCAGCAGATCATGCCGTTAAGTACGACTACGACAAGGCAGTATCAGACACCTTCTACGGTGACTACGACATGGCTGAAGCTCGCCTTGAAATCGAGAACCCCAAATCTCTGGATGAGTACCTCGAGAATATCGAAGGTCATTATATCGAAGGTGTAAGCAACTGGCAGGAAGCGCACAAGTACCTCATCGATCTTGTGCAGGCGATGCTCGTGGAACTCGTGAAAACCACTCCATCCTTCAACAACGTCAGAGAATACTCTGCTGTTATCAATGAGAGTTATGCTGACGGCTCTTTTGTTGATTATTCAGTGTCGTATTGGCCAGAAAACGAAGAAATCAACATCTACCTTGAAGCAAGCAACAACCTCAAGGGAATAGCTTTGAGTAGAAGCGAACTCGACAAGATGCTGATGATCGAAGCTGTCGATCTTGAATAACAATCGATAACTGAGAAAGACCAAGATAAAAGCCTACCTCGACGCTCATATGCCGAGGTAGGATTTTTGTTTTTCATATGACAATTGATATGACACAGAATATGACAGACATGACACGGAATATGACAGACATGACACGGAATATGACAGACATGACACGGAATATGACAACTGACATCTTTGTCATGTCAGAATATGACACGTGGCATGACAGAAATGTTAAAAGATGTTATGGTATATGACACTTTGTAATACAAGATGTTACAAAGTGTTAAAGAATATATGACAAGACATATGACAACTGACAAATCTGTCATGTCTTTGAAACTCTGGCACGATTTTTGTTATAATTTCTATGTGAAGATTTTCACACAAGCTAATCAAATCAGTTCAACAAATCAAATCACAAGTCATCATGGCTAATCGCAAGTTCAATGGTTTCTTCAACAACGCAATGGAAACCATCATCAGCACGATCAAGAAGGTAGCTTCCACAACGAACAAATTCTTCAAGACGAAGAAGACCCTTAGAAAGTGGATGTCGATCACGTTCATCCTCCTGCTCATCCTTGAAACGTTCTTCCCACTCGGCAAAATCGTGAAGGGTCTCGTAGGTAACTTCGTCGGTGGAGCATCTGGCGTGGTAATCTTCATCCTCGGATTCCTTGCAACGTGCTACATCGTAGTAGAAGCAACAGATCCTGCAAACGGCAAGAATAACAAGAACAAGTAACCTCCCAACGACACATAACTAACCCTAATCAAAAGATCAACGAATCATGGCAACTTACATCACCCCCGAAGGCGCACGCAAGGAAATCAACAGAGCTTTCATCATCAAAGTTCGTCGTCACATAGTAGAGGACATGGAGCGCAAGCTCTACTACTCACTTTCTCCTGCATACCGCAAGAAGTTCACTATGGAAAAGTGGGTACGTGAACAGTCCGTGGGGAGACTATTCATGACTGGAGACAAGGACAACTGCATCTTCTCCGAGTTCTTCTCAATCTTCTACCCACAGGCAATGGAGCAATCACTGCTGATCCTCCACGACGAGGATGAATCTCACAACGTCGTCATCGACATGTTCGACATGTTCAGAACTCGACGAAAGTACGTCCGAAACAAGGAGGTCGCTGACCTTCAGAAGAAGATCCGTGAGATCGAAAGACTGATCGAAAACCGTGAGCAGAAGGTGACAATGTCGGACTTCAAAGCAACAAAATCATTCTCGAAGGAGCTATCCGAAATCGAAGAGTTCAAGGCAGAAATCGCCACCCTCGAAGCAAGAATCCGTGAGAACGAACAGAAGGACGCTGAAGACTACGCTCGTCGTCTCGAATCATACGACGGTCTGACCTATGACGAAATCTACGAACGTGAAAGCCGTGACTTCTGCAAGTCAGAAGACAACGAATGGTTCTCTGATGACAAGCCAATCAGTGGTTATATTGCAGTTTCTGCCAAGAATCTCTCACTGATGAGATTCAACAGAATGCAGACAAATATCGTTATCCCAATGTCAAAGCTCACGTCAAACAGTGATGCTGATGACGAGGAAATGATCGATATCGCTCACAAGCGCAACACCGTCAAGGAAGATGATGAGGAAATCGAAATCGTCCGATCAGAAGACATCTTCAACCCCGACGAAGATCCAGAGGATGCAAAGAACAAGAGAATGATCAAGCGTTGCCGTGAACTCTTCGAAAAGTGTCCCAACTCTGAAGTCCTTATCGACTTCATCTTCCACGATCTCACTCACGAACAGATCCGTGACAAATATGGATTCGAAACAAGTGGTGCAGTAAAATCTCGTGTCTTCAGAATGCGAAACAGAGTGAAGGAGATCATCAAGCGTGAACTTGAATCCGAAGCCATTCTTGAACGCCAGATCCCCTCGGGTGTCGTCACGAGATACTACGAAAATGGTGAACTCGACACGATCAAGTCAGAATCATTCTTCGAAAACTTCCAGATGGTCAAGCGCATCGAATACTACGAACAAGGTAAGGTAAAGCGTGTCTCGAACTATGTCGACGGCTCTCTCTGTGGTGAATACACCGAATACTACGAAAACGGAAAGGTCTACAAGAGCGGATTCTACACGAACGGTAAGAAGTCGGGCGAATGGACTACCTACTTCGAAAATGGGAAGAAGGACGAATGGGTGAACTATCTCTCGGACACCGAGAAGATCTTCGAAGTCTACAACGAACAAGGCAAGCTCGAACAATACGGTCATATTGTAAATGGTGTGGCAGTCGAATTCTTCATTGATAACGTCCACACAGAACGCTATATGAGTGGAAAGCTCAAGGTACGTGGCAACACCGACAAGAAGAACAATCCTATCGGCATATGGGAAATGTACGACGAAGAAGGTCGTGTTATCAAGACAAAGAAGCACGACAAGAATGGCAACGTCGTAGAACTCTCAGAATATGATTACGAGAATATGGAACGCAAGACCAGTGAATACAACAATGATGGTGAATTACTGAGATCGAGAATGTACCACATCGAATCATCAGAAGATAAGTCCCTCGAAGATAACAAGTAATAATAGTAGTAGTCATTAACAACAATCATCAGTCATTTGGGGGTTATCTGAACGAATAAGAAAAGCTCGAGCAGATAACCCCAAATGACTATCATTAAAACCTCATAAGAAAATGGAAGCAAATCTCAAGATTTTCGCATCTGTCATTGATTCAAAGACTAAGGAGCAGATCGATTCAATCGTTTCCCGAGATCCATACTCATCAGAAAGTGTGAGGATTATGCCAGATGTCCATGCAGGACGAGGATGTGTTATTGGTTTCACATCAACAACAACTCAAGGAAAGGTCAATCCTCATCTTGTCGGAAATGACATAGGCTGTGGGATGACCTTGGTAAAGCTTGGGAAGATCGACGATATCGATTACAAGGATCTGAACGAATTCGTAGACTTAGTCGCAAAGAAGGGTGTCGAATCTGGTGCCCCATTTGGCGGATTCCTGCACGATTTCATGAAGTTTTATGGGGTACTGATGTCATCACTGCGATGCAATGTAAGTCCCGATGAACTTCAGAAGATCTTCGGCACTTTCGGCACTCTTGGAGGTGGTAATCACTTCATAGAGATCGGGAAGTCAGAATCTGGCGATCTTTATCTTGTGATTCATAGCGGATCTCGTCGTCTTGGTAATCATGTCTACAAGTACTACGTGTCAAAGAACTTTGATGTGATCAAGAAGTCGAAGTCAGAGAAGATCAAGGCGATGATTTCGGAAATGAAGAAGAATGGTCTTCATTCACAAATCGAGGAACGTGTAAAGGAGATACGAGCAAGTGAAGAATCCGCTGACATTCTCGATGAATCGTTACTTTACGATTATTTCCACGACATGGGTGTTGCTGTCGAATTCGCCATTCTCAGTCGCATGTACATGGCGATGTCGATAGGTGAACACCTCGGTCTGAAAATCGACAACACGAAGATTGAGCATTGTGTTCATAACTACATTGATGATCACGGTATTATTCGAAAGGGTGCATGTTCCGCATACAAAGATCAACGTGTTGTGATACCTATCAACATGCGTGACGGCATCATTATAGGACGTGGACTTGGAAATCCAGATTGGAACTACTCTGCACCACATGGAGCAGGTCGTGTAATGTCGAGGACAGAAGCAAGGGAAAAACTTACTCTTGATGAGCTTCAAAAGTCAATGGAAGGTGTAAACACGTGGTCACTCTCCGAAGATGTGATAGACGAATCACCTTCCGCTTATAAGAAACTTGAAGATATTCTTCCATGGCTTGCAGAAACTGTCGACGTGGAAGGTGTCTTAAAGCCGATTTATAACTACAAAATAGCGGAATAAGTAATGCAGATAGTTTTTGATATGAACTACATTGCGAATAGGACAGCGTTCGCAATATCCCCTTCAGAGATTTTCCTCTCCACTCAAGAAGATAGAGACGATCTCCGTCAAGCTGTCCTACAATCGATAAACTTCGTCATCAAGAAGTATAGCAGGGTGACAAACTTTGTATTCTGCTTTGATTCGTCGAAGAAATCGTGGAGGTACGGTCTTGATCGTGGAGAGGATTATAAAGCAAATCGAAAGACATCAACACCCAGGTTCGATCGTCAAGGTTTTTCCAAGTTTATCTCGGAATTTAAAGAGTTTCTCGTGGATAAAGGCTATTGTGTTCTTTCTTATCCTCATGCAGAAGGTGATGATCTCATCTACGTTTCATCGAATCTGATCTACAAATCTGACGAATCAGTTATCATCTGTACAGCGGATTCCGATATGAAACAACTCGTGAAGTTCAATGGTACAAACTTCATCGCAATGTTCAATATGGACTCGTCGAAGATGATGCACTACATTGACCAGAGAACAAAGAAGAAGGAAATCTCCACGCTTGATGACTTCTTAGGGATCTCTGAAAACGTGATCGAAGATAGCAACAGATCGATCATTGAACAGAGATCCGAAAAGATTATCCCAGAGAAGGCATTGTTTGTAAAAGTCTTGTCTGGAGATAAATCCGACAACATCCCTTCGGTTTACAAATATCTCAAGGGAAAATCTGAAGTCTCGTTCACTGACCTCCGTGCATCGAAAGTCTTCGAGAAGTATTATGAAGAGAAGGTGGTAAATGGTGAGATGACCGTTGAAGATGTTTTCGAAGATGCAGATCTCCCAAAGCACATTATCGACGAGGTTCAAAAGTCTCCAGATTACAACGATTCAGAGAAGATTCTCGAAAATATTGGTGTCAATCGCAGATATGTCGAACTCGATTATAAGAGTTATGATGGCGATTATTATGATGCACTTGAATTGTACGTTATAGGAGAACTGACGAGAGTACAGAACAACAGAACGTTTGACGAGTTTATAGACACTCAAGAGATATGGCAATAAAACTGTTCGATCTTATCGATTCGATGTGGGATGATGTAAAATGGGAGAAGATTTCTGAATCTGACAAAAGAACTCACTACTTTATGATCCAGAGATTCATGTCGATCATGTACATTGATGAAACTTCACGTATGAATCTTCAACAGATCAACTATGCTCGAGTTGTCGATTTTTGGAGAGAGGTCATGAAGAGACGATACAAGTCCAAGCCACAATTCCTCTTCACAAAGACCAAGAAACTCGAGAAAGAGAAAGAAAAGAAGATCGCAGTCGATCAAGCAGTTATCGATTTTTATATGAAGCATAACGAACTGGACAAGCGTGACTTCGATATGCTCTTCAAAATGTTCCCCGATGCGCTAAATGATGAGTTGAAAGTGTACGAGAGGAACATGTAAAAATCCCTCGGATAGCCCCCTCGAATCGGTAAATAAGTCGAATCTCTACCGACTCGCAAGGGGGCTATTTTGTATATGGACATTGAACAATTTAACATACTCTACGACATCTTCGGTGAATCGTTAGATTTGCAGAGAAACTCATCTTCGAAAATCAACAGCATCTTCGACGGTGTCCAAAGCATATCGACGAATCTTGAAGAAGTTGCAAAACTCTACAAGGAAAAACTCGAAGAAGAGAAGAAGCTCTCGGAATCTGTACCTCAGATGGCTTCTATCACTTCTCCGACTTCAATGTCCGACATGGCGACCGTATCGTTTTATATTGAACAACAGGCTATTCTCATGGACAAAGTGTTCGGACTGAATGGTCATTTGTTCATGGATACGATGTTCTCAATAGACAAGGGAATACAACTGATCGCAAAACAAAAAGCAGAAATATCAGCAACGCAACCAATTAACAACGCTCCTCTTGGTGCAGATATGAGAACACTCGATCAGATCAGTCAATCGATTAACCTTTTTGTATCTTCTATCAACACGAGTGTAAACAAGAGATACGTCAAGAACATAGCGACATTCAATCGGTCGATAAATGTTCTGATGAAGGGAATCAAAGATGCCGTCGAAAAACTTGACAAGCAGTCTTTGGACACTTTTTCCAAAGCATCAATGTTCGTTGTCGATTATACTCGTGGGGTTGCGGAGATAGATTCAAGGAATATCACCGACAGAAAGATAAGAGCAATCAAGAAAGCGATATCGATCTTCAACATGCAAGAACTTCGAGGGGTTTCTCTTGAAGACACAAAAGCCGTTGCGGAATCAATGTCTGTCTTCTCTGTTCACCTCAAGCCTTTTATGGATTCAATATCCAAGTCGAAGATGCCTTCACAGAGAAGAATCCAAAGAATAATGAGTTCACTTGGAGAATTTGTCAAGAGTTTCTCCGAGGTGATGAAAAATGGTGATGCGTCAAAGATGAAGGCAACTGGGGACATGCTCTCGAGTATTGGCTCTGGGATTCGTAAGTTTGCATGGAGAATCTTCATTGCATCACCAATGCTTGTTCTTGCTGTACCAGGTATGACAATCTTCAAGTTTGTCGTCAAATTCTTGAGGAAGGAATTACAATTCATAGCAAACAATGCCGAAGGACTAAATCGAGGTGCAGTCGGGATTGCAAAAATGGGACTTTCTGTTCTCGCATTTGCAGGATCGATGGCACTTACGACGCTCATAATGAGACAGATCGACGTTCGACAGCTTGTATGGGGTCTGGCGATCACCAGTGCTACAATGTACGGAATGTCGAGATTGTTCATGTACTTTGGAAACTCTCGAAACTCGAGACGAATAGTCTCTGGTGCAAAGGCGATCGCTTTCATGTCAGCTTCCCTTGTCCTTGGTGCACTCTCGCTTTATGGTGTGTCACAGGTAGGGATCGACTTTGTAAACATTGGCGTTCTTGCTTTATCCTTATCGGCACTTGCCGTCGTTTATCACTTCATCGGTAAATCTTGGGTGACGATATCGAAGGGTGCTCTTGCAATGTCCGTGATGTCGCTCTCGATTTACCTTGTCAGTGCTTCGATTGCCTTCGGATCTATGGTCGCAATGAAGAGTTGGAAGGGTGCACTCATCTTTATGGGACTTGCATCTGGTCTTGCTACAATTTGGGGTGTCGCAGGTATGTTCTTCGGCTATATTGCTCTTGGTGCAGGTGCTATGGCACTCGTTGGACTTTCCTTACTCACCTTTGCCCTTCCGTTAAAGATGGTCGGAGAAGCAATGGAGAAGAGCGGTGATGCACTTATCAAGAGTCTCCCAGAATTCATCCGAGAACTTGTTGTTCCAATGAGTATGCTCGGAATTGCTTCACCTCTTATTCTTCTTGGATCTGTCGCTCTTGGTGCAGTTGGCGCATCGCTTCTTCCATTCACGAAGGTCTTCCGAGGAATAAGTGAATCTAAAGTTCAAGTCGATGATGTTTCGAACTTCTCAAAATCGATGACGATTCTTGCAAAGGGAGCATCGGACGCACTTTCTGAACTTTCCTTCCTTGACACTTTCCGAATAGGATCACTGAAAGATGTCGCAAGTATCGTCGACACATTCTCCACGTCAATGGTCAAGTTCTCCACGCTTGGTGACACTTCGAAGCTCGTCGATATTTCTCGCAACATTGGGGAAATGTTCAAGAACATCATGCACTCGGTGATCATTGCCACTTCCCCCGATGCAATCAAGAAGATGTACGACATTGACACGAATTGGCTCAAAATCCAAGGCTCGATCACGTCGGCAAGTAGAATGTCGTCGGCAATGATCGATCTTGCAGATGGTGTCAAGAAATGGACAGAAATGAAGATCGACGATGGGGATGGACAGAAGATTGCGGACAATATCAAGTCGATTCTGGGCGTTATTCCTGCATCAATAGCTCCAATGGGGAGATTCTTTGATGATGATGACGATATGTGGAATCTTTGGGGGATTCTCAGAAAATCTGATAAAGATGTAGAAGAGAAGAGAAAGTTTGAATATCTCAATGGCCAGACTTTCTCACTTCGTGAAGTTCGTAATGGTTTAAGATTCACCGCAAAACTCGGTGATTCTCTTGGGGATCTTGCAGATGGTGTCAAGAAATGGGCAGAAATGAAGCTCTCTTCTTCGGATGTGGAACAGATCGACACGAACATAAGAACAATTCTTGGTGTTCTTCCTCGAAAGATTGCGGACTTCGGGGCGATTGACAAGGATGAGGTTATAAACGCAGGTTTCCTTGGATTGTTCCAAAAGTCATCCGTAGAACGTGGACTTGAATATACAGGCGACCTCGGAAATGCAATAAACAGTCTCGCAGATGGTGTCCGAAAATGGAGAGACGCAAAGCTCACGTCGGCAGATGTCGAAAGAATAACTTCAAATCTCCAAACAATAATGGGTGTTCTTCCTGCTCTTGTCTCACAGTTTGGTGAGCAGGATAAGGACGTGATTCCAACTGGTTTCATGGGGATGATCCTTAAGACCACAGTTCAACGAGGTATTGATTACGTCAAGGGGATCGGTGAAGCACTCATTCCTCTTTATGATGGTGTCGTGAAGTGGAAGACAACGAAGCTCTCGGATGAAGATAGAACAGCAATTCAGAAGAATATCGAAGGCATACTTACCACGATTCCTCAAGTGTTCATGTCTCTTGCAGAAGATGCCGATAAGGGAACTGGGATCTTTGGGATAGCAGATAGTGATCTTCAAAAGGGTGTTGATGCAGTGAAGATGTTCAATGAACCTCTGAATATGCTCGTGAACACGATTAAAAATTACTCATCGATTAAGGATGCCGATATCTCGTCACTCAGAATGGGTGCTACCCTCAAGAAGACTTTGCAGATGATCAACGAAGGATTCTCGTTCCTCACTCCTCACAAGGTCGACACATTCTCGAAGTTCATAAAGCCATTCTCTGAGTTCACGAAGATCCTCACGAAGTTCGGTAAAGATATGAAGGATGTGTCGGCAGATTGGAAGTCGATAGAATCCGTCATTGACAAGGCGAACTCGTTTGAACAGAACAGATCAAGATCCGCATACTCATTCCCTTCACTTTCAAAACCTGCTGGAGGATCTTTTGCAAGCTACCAATCATCCACTGGTTTCAAGATAGAGAAATCAAACAAGGAAACCATGAAAGTGGATAGAAAAGCAGGGGAAACTCCAGAACAGCTCCGAACTCGACAGATTGACAAGATCATCCAGTCGATGGGTATGATCCTTGATGCGCTCGGTTATAGAAACTCGGATGGTGCTGTCCAACAGAACGCAGTCGCATCGATACTTTCTGATCTCAAGGATCTGTTCATGGATGGTAATGCTAAGGTAAGAGTAAATGGCAAGATCGGTTAAAAATAACTCTCCGATATGAAAGAAGGTACTTTCCTTGAGGTCGGAGATGCTCTCGAGTATGAAAACAACAGAAGATGCCTTCGAGTTCAAGGAAAGTACCACGGAAAAACACGAGAGAAGTACATAAATTAAAAACACGAGAATAATAATGATAGGGAATCGTTGGTTTAGACAGATAGTTATCAATGCAACAATGTTCGTCATGTGCAGTTGCTTTATAACGTTTATGATAGTTTCAGTGATGTCATTCTTATCTTCCAAATCCATAACTTTTTACGATAGTAGAAGCGGACAAGACACGATAACTCTGGTTGATACGATATACGTTCAAAGCCCAGATACGACAATGAAGGTGGTTACTGTGGAAGATACCACCATTGTTGAAAATGCAGAATAGACGACAATTGCTGATAAAAGTTATGACGGAAATATGAATGATTAGACAAATCATAATAGACGAATTGAAGTAGAGCCGATGATCTTGATTTTCGAAAGATCATCGGCTCTTCCATTTTTCGGAAATATCCCTTGGTTAAATAACGAAATATAAATAGAAACGATAATTAAAAACATATGGCAAGAGCAACTGTTAGTCTTTCTGATTTGAAGACAAAGTTCAAAGGTGCTGGTGTCTTTACCATGATTTCTGATGAATCGGTAACGTCATATAACGCACCTGGTAGAATCTCTGTCCTTGTACCAGGTTTTTCAAAAGTGGGATGGTTTAACAGACCTTTCCTTATCGAAGCAGGTGATGTTGAGACTTTGAGAAATCTGTATGGCGCACGTGACAAGTCGCTTGAAAGGAAAGGATCATTCTTCCACAAATCAATAGAAGTACTTCTGAAGAATACACCAGTCATTGCGCTTAATCTCGTGAAGTTCAATGATACGCTAAAGGAAGATGGTACTCCTGCAGAAGATGCAGACAAGGTCGATTTCCTATCGCTATCCACTGAACCACAGCGCAAGAACATCGGCAAGACGACGAAGTTGTATTCGTCATTCTTCAAGAAGGATGACTGGTTTATTCCTTCTGCAGAGAATGTTCTCGCAAATAGACGTGATAAGTCAATTTTTAATCTTGTAAACCTTTCACAGCAAAAACTCTCATTCATCATCAAGAAGGCAGAACTTCGAGGATATGACATGAAGCTCAAGGAATGGTATGATGGTAATGTTCCAGCGTACCTTGATCCAGAGACATCAGTCAACGACTACATCATCGAAGTTATCGCTATTGTTGGTGATTATTCACAGATTTCTGATTTTGATGTTAGATTCAAGGGACTGTTTGAAGGTGGTCTTATGAATGCTGACAAGCTTGAAGATTTCCTGCGTCGTCAAGATATCGCCATCAAGTTCAGAACTGTAGGGTCACTTATTCCAGACTTCAGAACGAAGAATGGTGAAAATCTCTACATTGAGCAGATGATCAACTCGTCGACGATTTCTCACGGTGTCGTTTGTGCAATTGATAGAGAGCAGATTGAGGATAAGCAGTACAACATGCACGAACGACAGATTGATGTTGTTTGCTCTTCAATCATCCAGAATCCTGCCGATTCTCTGGAGATGCTTTCTCACGTGTCGAAGTCGTTTGGTCAGAGAACAGTAATCGAGCCACGTGTGTTCTCGGAAGAGATGGTCATCGACGAGATCTCACTGTCCAAGTTTGAAAAGATCGACGATAAGACTTTCCTCTTCACCGACAAGGAAGACGAAATGTACGCAAAACTCCTCAAGATTGTCAAGATGGGTACTCGTCCACACGTGAAGGTCAAGAAGAAGTACACTCTGCCAGAACATGACGCATCACACTCTGAAGATCGTAAGCGTGTTGATGGTATTCTCCACAAGCACACGAACGACATCCCAGTTGGATCAAAGCTGGAAATCACTGAAGCAGGTGATATTCGTCTCGTGTTTGGTGAAACCGTTTCGTTCCCTCTCGGGAAGGCAACGTTCAAGGTTGTAGAAAACGAGAACGCAGTGTTTATCGACGGATCTCCTGCAAAGAACGCAGATGATGTCGTGGCATATGCCAAGAAGATCGGTTTCAATGCAGTGAAAACTGAAGGTGGTAAGGTTGATATCATCCCCACTACCAAGAATCTCGCAGAAATCAACACTGCAGTTCTGACGACGGCACGCCACGACGTGTTCGACACCTATGACAAGACGACTGGTGATGTTATCAAGAACGCCGTCGGTAACACGAATGTTGCTACTCTCACGAGAGAACAGTCCGACGTGAAAGATACAGACCTCAAGGCAACGATTTCTGTCTATGGTGATGGCAACATCTACGTTGAAGACGACACCGACAAGAACAAGTGGTTGTTCCTTGAAGATATCAACATTGGCTCTATCGAAGGAGGTACTGCTCGTGTATGGGCAGAAGGTTCAAGCATAGAAGGCACTGTGGTAGCTATTAACTACGATCAGAAGTCACGTGAGATTTCGGACAGTGTTAGCGTCAGTTGCTATGAGTTCTATGTCACCGCTGTCGGAAATGAAGAATCAATCTTCCTCAATTCTGCACCGAAGATAACGATTGGTGAGTTCGACTATGGTAACAAGATCGAGAATGTTCTTGATGTTATAACTGACAAGTCAAACAAGCTCTCCTATCAAGACGTTGAACTGATTAAGACCTTCTATAAGGACGCTACGTTCAACATGGAGAACATTCAGAAGATCTCGCTTGATCTGTCGTCTATCAAGTCACAGAAGACGTTTGTCGTCGAGCAGAAGGTGTTCGAAAAGAACCCTATCGAAATCGGGGACAAGATCAAGACTTCGGAAAGCGTACAGAACGTGGTCTCGATCAAGCAGGAACTCGTTAATGGCAAGAAGTTCTTCATCATTAAACTTGATGGCGCAATTGGTGAGGGTCGCTTCTACAGAGAGGTCTCTGTTCACGAACTTACCAAGTTCTACAAGGTGTTCTCTCTTGATGGATTCCAGATTAATCCGAAGTCTATCCCAGATGGATCTAACAAGTCTATCCGCGAGATTTACTCAGTGATCTCTGAAACCAACATCAGCAAAGCACTTTCTGACCCCGAAGCGATCTCGTTCCGATACATCGTTGACACTTTCAATGGTGGTATCGAACCAAAGTGCAAGAGCTATATTTCCGAGATTGCTAAGAAGCGTGATATCTGCATGGCGATCATCAACATTCCTCGTATCGATGAGTTCAAGAAGCACAAGAATCCAAGATTCACGGCATCACCTACTTCGACTAATCCTTCTCCTTCAGTAGAAGTTCGCTATATTGTCGAAGGTGGGAACAAGGCAGAATCTCCTGAATGGCTGTTCTCTCTTCCCGAAGAAGAGCAGGGTGCATCACACTCGGCATTCTTCTTCCCAAATGTTTCAGTTACGGAGACTGACGGCTCTACGTCATCTATCCCACCTGCCAGCTATGTTGCATCTTGCTTCATGCGTAAGTTTGGGACAACGGACGAATACAAGCCTTCTGCAGGTATCATCCGTGGTGCTATAACTGGTGAAGGTGTTACTGGTGTTGACTTCCGTCTTGGATCTGATGATTACCGTTCTCTTATCGAGTTTGGTATCAACCCAATCATCATCAAGAACGGCTCTCCGATAATCTACGGTAACGAAACTGGCTATCAGAGATTCACGTCTGCACTCAACAACATCCACGCTCGTGACCTTCTTATAACCATAACTGAGGAAACGAAGAGACTCATCGATCCTTATGTTTATGATTATAACGATGACACGATGAGAGCAACGATTAGAACCATCCTCAATGGTTACTATGGTTCTCTCCGTGATGCTTATCGTGCAATCGAAAGCTTTAAGATAACCATTGATAGAACCAACAACCCTGGGTGGCTGGTTGACAACGATGGTGTTCTTATTGACGTTGAAGTCACGATCACTGGTGTTGCCAAGAAGTTCATCAACAGAATCACCCTTAAGGGAAGATCGGTGAATCAGACAGGCTTTACCATAATATAAGAACTACGAACGACAAGTCATAGTTGTTATAGTTGTAATTATTACTGATCTGGATTGGGCTGTTGGGAGAAATCTCGACAGCCCAATCTCTTCTTGGTAAATCATCGCCTTTCTGTAATTTATAAGAACTTTGGAAAATGTAAAAAACATAGCTGTTGTTAAGTTGTTATGTCGGGTTATCGTCGGGAGACGATAACCCGACAGATTTTTTGGAACATATCGGAAAACAACAGCTTCATGGTGAATATAAGACTTATGATTTGATTTTAGTAGCAAAAGGAAATTAAGCTTGGTAAGTGGTGGTTGTCGTCGGGAGACGGTGACCACCACGTTTTTTTTGTTACATAAAGATCCCCCAAAACAAATAACTACTTTAAATAACGAAATATTCTCTTATGCAAAGAAGAAAAAGCAATGGATTCGTTGCTGGTCTCATTTCAAAGTATGCGAAATCGATATCAGATATCGGAATTGATTATTCTATAATAGCGAGAACAAAGTCAATCACAAAAGATGATGACGATGACATCTATGACGACAGACAAAGAGAAGTCAGTGATCCTTATGAGGATATGTCATACGAAAGTAAGAGAGATGTTTATCGTAAGTTCGCATCGTATAACGAAATAGAGTACATTCTCGATAGCGTATGTGACGATTCAATAATCCCCGATGAGTTCGGGATGGCGTGTTCGATAAACATAAGAGAAGAAAAGCTACTCGCCTATCACGTTTCTGTTATCAAGAAGAACTTCGAGCAGGTTTACAGCATGCTCAAGTTCGACCAATCCAACAACCTTTGGAAGAAGTTCAGATCTTATCTCGTCGATGGTGCTATTGCCTATGAGATCGTGTATGAATATGAGAAGAAATCAGAGATCATGTCCAAGATCGAATCCATAAAGGGAAAGATAAGGTCAGTGAATGAATCGATCTCTCATATTCAGAATGACGTAAAGCGATCAATGCTCGTAGTAGAGAGAAAGAGAGAGGAAAGAGCTTTAAGACGGTACGAAGAAATCTACAATCTTTCGTCATCAATGTCTATACAGAACAGAGAAGACGGAGAAGAGGTTGTACCAGTGAAAATCATCGGTTTTGTTGAATTAGACCCTGCAAAACTGGAGAAAATAACAGATCCCGAATCTGGGAAGGTCTATTGGTTCTACTCAGAAAACGGTAGTTACCTGTCCGACAATCAAGTCATTAGAATTTCTTATTATGATGAATCAACTTCTGGAAATGTTTCTTATGTTGAAAGACTTATAAGAAACTTCAACCTCAAGCGAAAACTTGAAGATTCTACTGTTGGTTGGTTTATTATGAACTCGCAGTACAAACTCAAGATGGTAATACCGATCGCCAACAAGACGAGAGATAAGGCAAAGGAAGCACTTCGAAAGGTAACAAACAACTACCAAGAAGATCTGTTCGTAAATGCAATGACTGGGGAAGTCACTATTAACGGAGAACCAAGAATTAACTATTCACGTAACATTGTCTTCCCAAATCGAAACGGTCAATCTCCTCAAGTTGATGTTCTGCAGAGCAGTGGGCCAGATCTGTCATCAATGAAGGTGGTGGACTATTTCAACCGAGCACTTCGAAAAGACTCTCGTATTCCACTGAACAGATACGACAGAGATCAATCGAACTCAAGAGCGATAATCTTCAAGGCAGATTCTGTGACTTATGAGGATATGTCCTACGCAAACTTCATAAACAGAATAAGAGCATCATTCTCTGAAGTCCTCAAGAAGCCGATTTACATTCAATCTCTTCTTGATTGTAAGGATCTCGTGGCTTTCCAATCCTTGAAGTCGAGCATCGGTTTCACTTTTAACACGAACTTCCTCTTTGAAGAATCTCGACAGGCAGAAATCATGCGTGCAAGATATGAACTCGTCAAGAACTATGAAAACATAAAAGGTGAAGATGGTGGGATGCTGTTCTCACAGAAGTTCCTTTATGTGACGAAGTTCAAGGTCTTCACCGAGGAAGAATGGGAAGAGAACGAAAGAATCAAGGAAGCAGAGAGAAACAAAGAAAAACAAGAAGGATAGTAGATGGACTTTATAGTAAAGAAGAACAACGATGATGTTTTCATGCGAAACATCATCGTTGCGTTATCAAAGTTCTTGTATGATGTGATAAAGATCGTCGAGGTGAAAGATGGCGAAGAAATCATGAAAACTGTCAAGATCTTCTACGGTTCTGTTGATCAGCAGTATATTTCCGATGTGTTTCTTGATCCTCATCAATATGAATGGTTACAAGACGATCTGACAGAAGATGACTACAAGAAGATCATAGAAGGACAATATCGCAAAGTTCCCTATGGTGTCTTCACTTTTGAAAGTGCTGGACTTCAACCAAACCAGATGTCGGGAGGATATGAACGTGCAGAGTTTGTGATGGATGTCGAGAACGAGATGGGAATTTCAACAGAGACTTTTTCGGCACGTACAAACTTTGTCCCAGAGCAATTCAACGTCAACCTCGAAATTAAAGCATCTTCTGAAATAGAACGAATGAAGATCTATGACGTTTTTATTGAAAAACTCTGGAAAGCGAACATGTTCTATTTCAGATATAAAGGTTTCCAAGGCTTGCCTTGTACAGTGACTTTCCCCGAGAACGCACAGATGGAGAAGAATTTGTCTTTCAAGTCTAATGCGAATGATAAACTTCCGATGATGAAGCTTGCTTTGAAGCTCGACACTGTCAGACCTATCATTGATGAGACCACGATAATGATGAAAAAGAACCAAGCAAAGGTAACTTTCATCAACACAAAAGTGGTGATCGGTGGAAATGGGACTAAGAAATATCCAATAAACATTATCCCCTCATCTTCCGAAATAAAGACACACGAACAGACCGAAGATTTCTGGGCAGGTGAAGAAATCTAAATAAGCAAACGTTTCTGATCGATATGAACAATTGGAACAAATCATACAAACAAGGAAAGCGAATCCTCGAACACAAATCTAAACCAGTGAGAATTTTTGAAGATGATGAATATTTCCTCTTCGAAAGTGGTGACACCATTGAACAGATTGCATACAACTATGAAGACCTCGAACATGTTGTAGACATTGTCGACAAGAAATTGGAATCCGAAGACGAGGAAAATGTGGACAAAGGAAGAGAACTCTGTGATAGAGTGATTGAAATCCTTGATAATCTTGAAACAGAGTACGATTTCCAATATGTCCTTGAATTGTTCAGATCATATAACGTGCCTTCTGTCGAAGATCTGACAATAATCGATGAGAACGGAATCCTTACAGAAGATTTCAGAAATGACGTGCTGTATGGTGATGGTACGTCACTCAGACTTTTGAGACTTCTCAAAGAGTACTATGGAGACAAAATTGCTACTGATGTTCTCAACACTCTCGATAGAGTGACTTTAGTAGAACCGATTTACTCTGTTGATTCAATCCCACCCACTGTTGATGCGAAGGTCTATGAAGATCTCTCATTCAGAGATTATATCGGTTATGTCATAATGACTGCCACCGACGAAAGCGATACGTGGATTTGTATTATGAACTCTGATTCGGGTGACTATGCTATTGTCATTGACTATGTCGCAGGAACAGAGAACACTTTCAGAGTAACACAAGACGTTATCGACACGATCTTTGAGTATTATGGTGTTGATGTTACACCTCTTCTTCAATCCCCAGTTTCCGTCATGGAAGCACGTGAGGATAACAGAGCAAGTGGTGAAGATGACAAGCCAGCAGGTGTGTCAAGAAATAATGACGAAGAAGGAGAAGGAGAAGATGATGTCGAAGATATTGTAGAAGATGTCGATGCGGATCTTCAGAAGGAAATCAGCGTTCTGAATGAACAGATTGAAAAAATCGAAAGTCTCCCAGAAGATATCCGTGAGAACGAGAGAATCATGGAAATCTACTACATTCTTCTTGGGAAACGTGAGTACATCCAGAAGAAGAGTGATGATGATAAATCCAAGGAAATCGTCGACAGCATCATATCAGAAATTGAGGACAACATAGGAGAAATCGACAATGTCTTCCTTGATGATGATCGCAATGAGATAAAGGTCAATGAAGGGAGATTGTTTGAACACGAAGGAATGAAAATCAGACCTATGGTCACTGGTTTCCGATCTCACAAGACGAAGACCCTCATCGTCGAAAGTGGCGGAGAACGTAAGAGATACGATATCACAAACGGATCAAGAGATGTCCTCAAGAAAATCTTCAAGGTGAATGAAGCAGAGGATGTCGCCAACATTAGTGATGCGTTCTCCATAATAGGTATCATCAAAGACGATAGAAAGCTTGTCGATTCATTTTACAATTCACTGGTGAATATTGCTTATAAGATCGACGGATACAAAACCTCATCGGACTACAAGAAGTATATCAAGAACGTGGTCGATGATGGAGATTATGAAAACAAGTCTGACACCTTGCCTTATCTTGTAAATGTTGCGTCTCAAGACGTGAAGAGATTCAACGCTGTGATAGAAAGAACGAAGACGAAACTCGGAATGTAAAAACCCGCTATTTTTTAACATCAATATAAAGAGAGAGCCTTGTGTGGACTAGTAACAAAACTACCCATACAAGGCTCTCAAGTGTATTTCCCTTGCGCTCTCTTCCTCTGATATTATGAAAACACGAGGGAACATTTCAGAACGCAAGGAAAGTACCTCTCTTTAATCAAGGCTTTCGAACACACTTTCCTTGCGTTCTCTCATATTGAGACTCGTGAAAACACGTACAAGCTCGTCAGAGTGCAAAGAAAGTACCTCTCTTTAATCAGAAGAGTATGTTTATAAACGATTGGTGGCTACCAGAGAGATCATCTCCGATAGCCACCTTTCTTCTTTACAATTTTCTTTTTCTCCCTTAGAGATACTTGATGAATGAGAAATAATCTCGGTTTTCTAAGTATCTCGGTTTCCCTTCATTCAGATAAGCTTCCTTTTCAAAGGATATGCTCACGTAAGCTTCGTCATGGTTCTTCTTTATCGCAAGTCTGATGAGGTATTCCAAGAAATACCACACATAAAACGCACAGAATGAGAGAAGCATTGTGAGGATCGTGTACTTGATATTAATGCTACCTATGAAAGGAACATTAAGGATCGCAAATACTGCAAACATCAGTTCTTTCCATTGTTCTACGTGTATTAGTTCGTGGTTCACGATGACACTATCGGCATCATTTTTACTTGATCTGATAAACACATGACCAAACAACATCATAGCATTATAATCCTTGGGTAGGAGAAATCGTACTAACTTACTGTTATAATGTATCATAAAAGCGGATTTTGATTAGTTTATATACTTTTTCGGGAAGGTAAATAACACAAATTAAAAAAAGACTTCGACATTATGTCAAACAGTATAGACAAGTTTTTAGAGAATGTAGCGAGACATGACATCACGTCTTTGGAGATAATCAACGCCCTCCAAAAGATGATGATCGATGAATCTGATACTGTTAGAATAGAATACATCCTTGAGAACGGCAAAGAATCGTTCGACGTGCCTTCTCTTTCGCACATCATCCGCAGACTTGAAAGAATCGACAAGAACATAAGGAACATAGTCGCCGATGGTGAAATGCAAGCATATGTTGTCACGCAAGATGGCGTTCGAAGACAACTTATAAACATCAAGAGATTTACACCAAACGAAATCACAATCACTGATGACATCATTTCGAAGTCTTTATACACACGTGAAAACCTCAAAGGTGAAAAATCGACGTTTATCGACATTGACATTTCGAAGCAGGTCGAAGAGTATAAGTACGATTTCACTCATGTACAGATAAAGAAGCTTTTCGTCGATGGTTATGATTTCTCTGCAGGTACGAAATACGAGAATATCCTCAAACATCTTCATTCTACGGCGAAGAAATATAAAGAACAAGAATCGATCGTTTGTGTCAAACCAAGATCACGAAACATCACCCGAGATTTCAAGATATCGGACATTTCCCAAGACGGTTATCTTCTTGATAATGGATCTGGACAGAATCTCTCGTATACAGAATCGATCGACGGTGACGTGACAATCACGAGATCAGTTACTGTTGGATCAAAGTTTACTGTTGGTAAGAACACTCTTTGGTCAGTTTCGGAAATTGACAAGTCCACTGGTTATGTCCGATTTAACACGGTTTATGGTCTTGAACAAGTATCCATTGGTGATGTCATTAAGATCGATATTGAAGACGAATATGGAACAATTGTCCCAGTAGAGCTTCATTCATCAGAACCATTCATTCTCTTCATCAAGCCCATAAATCAGAAGTGGATAGCTTCAGATGAGTGGGGATCTTGTAATGTCTATGTGAAACCCGACGTTCAAGTCGAAGAGAAAATCAACAATCTCCGAGGTTCTTCCACGAAGAAGGATGTTTATGTGAAGCCGAACGCACCTACACTTGAAGCCAAAAACCTTCAAGTGAAATTGATCAATTCGCATAGAATAAACCAGTTCGAGACGAAGGTAAGAGAGAAATATGCCGAGAAGGAAAACGTAAAGAGCCAAATCGAGATCATCGACAAATCGATAGTGAAACTCAAGGACGAAATGGGTTCGACTGTCGATAAAAACCTACGTGAAAAACTTCAGAAATCGATAGATGAGAATTACAAGCAAAGAAAGAACCTCGTAAGCACGTTCTATTCTCTTGTCAACGATATATTGACGTATACTCGAGATTCTGAAGAATTCAAACCAAAGTACAGAATCAGAGGGTTCTTTGCTATACCAGATCCTACAGTTTATAACGGAATATCCTACGACATTATCAAGTTTGAATGTCAATATCGATATCTCCGAACTGATAACACTGAATCAAACGTAGAGACAATCGACTATATCTTACCCAGTGGTGAGAAACTCAAAGCATACTACTCGAATTGGAATACGCTCCCAATGAACCAGAGAGAGAAGATCTACAACATTGCAACTGGGGCGTATGAATGGAAATCTGAAAATGAACTCGATGCCGATAGCATTAATCCAAATCAAGTAGACATTCCAATATCCAAAAATGAGTATGTAGAAATCAGAGTAAGATCAATCTCTGAAGCTGGGTACCCGACAGTTATCAACATGTCGGAATGGTCATCACCTGTCATTGTTGAATTCCCACAACATCTCGTCGACACATCATCGAAGATTTTCGAAGGGATTGGTGATGACAACATGCTCACGATGATAGAGAAGGAACTCACATCAATTGGTGTTTATGATCACCTTTCAGATTCCCACACATCGGGCGAGAAGATGTTCCACCATTCTTCACGTAACATATCGACGGACTACTTCACTGATGGCGAAAACAAACAGAAATCAGTGATGCAGGTTCTCGATGAGATGAAGAGAACGATCGATTCTATCGAATCAAGATATGGGATCAAGAATTCTCCTCTTCAAATATCCATTCTTGATAGTAATGAGGAAAAGATCATGAACATTGAGAACAATGACCACGTGAAGATCTTTGCTGGTTATTACAAGAATGAGAACGAATCGAACTCGAAGGGGTCGATTATTCAGAAGACGTATTACCTAAGCATAAGAAATCCGAAGTCGATAGATGCCGAACTCTTGTCTTATGTCCCAGGTTTTAACACCCCAGTGACCGAGGATATGAGTGGTTACGTTCACGATGAAAAGACCTTCCCATACAGACGGTACGACTTCCCTTCCGTTGGTTTCAAAACTGACACAGAAGGTGAACATCGACTTCCATTTGGATCTCCACAGATGAAGGGACAGTTCATTTACCAGAGATCACGTGACCTTGCACTTCAAGAAAGTATTGTCGAGAAGTGGAAGAAGTCAACAACTGGGATGTCGGCTTCAGAAAAGGAACTGAATAAGGAAAGAAAAGAACTGAACTTCGGAGATTACCCCACAACTGGGAAACCCGAAACTCAGTTCATTGCAAAGATTGTGGATGGGAAACTCGTTGAAGGAAGTGGTTATCTCACAGATTTCTGCTTCCATAAAGATCACCCACTCTTCAAGAACATAAGTGGTGTCGAAAGTGAACACAAATCCACGATCAAAGACATCATAGCAAAAAGTGTTCAGAGCGCATCTTTCAAGTCGAACTCTGTCAAATCGATAATCGGTGAATCATCTAAGATTGGTTTCCACCACGATGACAGATATCTCGTAGGCAAAGACACTTGCGGTGCTTATGTTTACCTTTCACCACAAAATCCGAAAGCAATAAGCACCAACACGAACATCTACAACAAAGGATTGATCATCAACAATTCAGAAATCAGAATACCGATCATCTTCGAATGTAGAATGACGGACTATTACGGTGATGGTTCTCAAGGTGAAGGTCGTGTAAATGGTGAAGATGGTGTCAAGAACGTGGTCTATGAGAAAGTTATCGGCTTTGACCTTATACAAAAGTTCATCGATGATATCTTCTCATTCGACATAACGATAAAGATGAAGTATCAAGAAGATTAACCTTATCTTGATAAAAATGAGAGAGGGCTGTGGTCTCCAAATTGACCACAGCCCTCTCTCGGTCTATGAATAGTATGAATAGAATCCTTATTTTCTCTTCCTGAAAGATGTCTTCTTGTCGAATCCGTGTCCTTCGATTTTTTGCACGTCTGTAAGCGTCGATTCACAACCGTCTTTGATTTTCGCAGAGAGGTAGTTTTGGATCTTGATGAACATTTCCTCTGGAGGAACAATCCCACCAAAGTTGATGCACTTCAAAAGTGGGTTTTTACAAGTGAAGTAGCTTTCAAATCCAAATCTGGCCACCTTCGGGACTATCTCAGAGACAGGCATTTCGAACAAACATCTGAACATGTCGTCGTAGTCTATGGTTTCATTTCCAAAGCCGTATTTTCTACCATGAGTTATCATATAAGACATGAACATCGAGAAAACGGCATGGGCGTTGTCAATATTCAACAAGAACGAAACACTGTCCGAGAGTTTCTCCTTTTCATCGATCTCCTTTGTACAGATAAGAGAAATCGAGCGGATATCTTTGTGATAGAAGCTAAGTCTTTGGAAAGGATGTTCACCTCTCAAAGAATCTCTCTGAGGATCAACATCCACTCGTAGAAGATACCACGTTGTTGCAACTTCTACGAGAAAATAAGCAAGATTGTCGTGACAAGAGAAACGAACATCTTCGTGTTGAAGATTGAAAGCGTGCCTATCAAACACGATCTTTCGATCTACACCATAAACGCCTTGGATGTAGTCGTAATAGTCTTTGCTGTTGTCAAGGATTAGCATACGTCGAAGTTATTTCTTTGAGATATGTTCCACACACCACTTTTCAACAGTGGTTGCCGTGTCGATCTTCACGTGATCATAACCGAGATCTTTCATTTTCTGATCAAAGTTCTCGAAGAGCTTGTCATCACTTTTGTTTCTCGAGACGTGATCTTCGTATGAAGATTTGTCACGAATCTGTCTTCTCATCATAGTGACCTTGTTTTCACAGATGAGTTCCGCAATCTTTATTTTCCAACGTAGATTTTCGGGAATATTCTCGAGACCAGTTGGTGAAGTGATAAAGAAGTCACATTTTTCGAATTCTTCTTTCGTAGTTCCATAATATTCACCTTGGAACTGCATGAACTGGATGAACTCGTCCTTCAAGATCATCTCCGCAAACTCTTCTTTAGAGACAAAGTGGTAATCTTTGCCTTCTTGTTCACCAGTTCTTGGTGCTCTTGTAGTATGACCTATTGCTGGTTTGTATCCAAGAACAGTGAAGATATCTAAGAAGTGATTCTTACCAACTGCAGATTTACCAACGAAAGCTATCTTCTTCATGACTTTCTCTTTTTAGAAGTTTAAGAACCAGTGAATTGATCTTGCAGAATCGATCAGACCATCCAGATTTCGCACGGATTCATCGGACTTTTCGATGATCTTTTCATTTGGCATCTTATATTCCAAAGATGGGTAAGGATTTTTATAGAAAACAGAAGGATTGAAGAACGTGTAAAGAAGAATCTCTTCACGGATCATCTTATAGACGTTCATTATTTCCTCTGGAGATTTTGAAGAAAGATCGTGAACAACTGTAATGTCTCGCATATCAAGAATCTTCATCTTGTTCCGTGTCTTTATGGAAAACTGCTTATAGAACACTGGATCGGATTCCACAATGTAATAGTCTTCACAGAAGAGACCATCACGAATAAACGGAATCGTTTCCTCGTGATTCTCTGTCTTTATACCTTCGTCGTTGATTATCATGTCTTGATACGAAACCACTAAATCACCCCTTCGAGAGTATAAGTCAAGATCGATATTTTCGATCCTTGCTTGTCTACCTTCGATGATTATGAATATATCGTGGTTTAAGACCATATTGCGGAACTGTTCTAATGATTTCATTGTCTTCTTGTATTCTTATGAAAATCCGACGAATCTACTTCATACGTCTTATAATTGTCAGAAAGTGGTTGTTTTTATTCAGAAGATCGGTGGAAATGGAAAGACAATGAACAAACAGTGAAGACAATGATTGATAATCGACCATAATCGGAAGACAATGGTTATCGAATGGTTGAATTAAAGAGAGGTACTTTCCTTGTCCTCGAAGTGATTCGAGAATATGAAAATAGCGGAAACTATACTCAAGCTCAAGGAAAGTACCTTCCTGTAATCAGAAGAGGTATTCTTTGGAATGATGGGTTTCTGTCGGAAGACAATGACTATTTCCAAGGATTATGAAAGGATAATCAAAGACTATGACTGACTATTGAAAGATTATGAAGACAATCGACCATAATCAAAGACAATGAATGATTGTCGTCTTTGTGTCTTCCTTGTCTTCAGACTTATCAAATGGGGTGAAAATAACTCCAAGTATGCCCAAGTTCAAGGAAAGTACCTCTCTTTAATCAGAAGAGTACTTTTGTCCAATGATGGGCTGATAATGGAAAGACAATGGAAAAAACAATAGAAAGACAATGGACGATTGTGGACTATTGTCTATGATTATTGAAAGACTATTGACTGTTTTCTTGATACTTTCCTTGTCCTCGGAGCTATTCGAGAATATGAAAATAGTGGAAAGTGGATCAGAATGCAAGGAAAGTACCTCTCTTTAATCAGAAGACATATTCTGTTAAATGATGGGTTATTGTCGGAAGACAATGAATGATGATCGATTATTATCAAAGACTATGAAAAGACAATCCACAATAATCGAAAGACAATGACGATTATCGAAAGACAATGACGATTATCGATTGATCATTGAAGACTTTGAAGGATTACGAAGACAATGACGATTGTTGAAAAATTCTCAAAAGACTATGAAGGATCATTGAAAGACTATGACGATTGTTGAAAATTCTCAAAGACTATGAAAAATTCTCAAAGACTTGGATTCTTGGACTAATAGTCAGACTAATTCTTGGAGATTATTCGGCTCAGTTGTCGACAAACTGCGTGCTTATTCGTGTGTATTCCCGTGTGTATTCCCGTGTGTATACTCGTATACGCATGCGGTATTTCAAATCATCTGGAAAAGTAAATGCGAAGCATTTACAACTGGTTTGGAGAACAAACTATGCACGCTAGTGCATAGGTTTCTTCCAAACCATACATTGAGCGCAGAAATATCTTTATTTCTCAGATTAAAAATCTCCAGTTTAAACGATTGGTACCGCCAGCGTGTTAGGTGACACGCACGTAAAACTGAAGGAATTCCTGCGTATACACATGAAACTTTAAAAAACGTACGTATAAAACTTTAAAAAAGAGATCCAACAATTAACATTCCTTAACATAACCTTCCACCTCTCTTGATTATAGGAATTGTGAATAGACATCCGACATCAATTCAACTCATCAACTTCAACTGATCAATCAATCTACAACTCTACAACTCTACAACGAATTCCAACAAATAATGATCCTTGAGATAGAACTTAACCACTCATCCTTGAAGAAGGGACAGAATGTTACGGAAGAGGACATTCTTATGGAAATATCCCGACTTGAGAGAGAAGCAAGCTATCAGTCCACAATTAACAAAGTCTCGAAAGTTGCTCTCAACTCAATCTACGGTGTTCTTGGTTATCATTCATTTATCCTTTACGATAGAGAAATCGCAAGATCAGTTTCTGAGCAATCTTCTCATGTGATCCGTTACACCATTCTCTTCTTCAATAGGTATTTCCAACAGAGATTTCCAAATCATCGGGAACTGCATGCAAAGATGGGAATTACAAAATGCGAACCGATCGAGTTCAACGCTGTAAATTATGCCGACACTGATTCAGTGTTTATCCGCTACAAGGACATAATGGACAAAACGGATTACAAAGGGACTCTCGAGGAATTCGTCTTTGATATTGGTTCATACGATCTGAATGATTGTGTCAAAGATATGCTCGAAGGCTATATCCGCAAGTTCAACGGATTCCAACAGAAGATCGACGGACAGCGTTCAATGAAGCTTGCTTTTGAAATGATCTGTCATAACGTCTTGTGGACATCAAAGAAGAAGTATATCAAGAATATCTCTTGGGAAGAAGGCGTTTACTTCAAGCCACTCGAAAACGTGGAAGTCAAAGGTCTCGATATCAACAAGTCATCGACACCAAAGTTTGTTCGAGAACTTCTCCGTGAGACAGTTCATTACATTTTGCAACACCGAGAACTGAATCTTCGAGATTTCATCGACCACGTCAAGATGCAAAAATCAAAGTTTGAAAGTGCAAACGTGGAAGATGTCGCAATTTCTCAGAGAGTTAATGGTTATGAGAAATACGTCATCACGGCAAAAGATGGTGTCTTTGAATATGTCAAAGGGGTAACAATTCAGATCAGAGCATCGAGTGTTTATAATGCAGAACTTGCAAAATCGAAGTACAAGCACAAATATCAACAGATCAGATCTGGGATGAAGATTCAGTACTACTATTCGACAGATCCACGATCGGATGTTTTTGCATTTGTCAACGGTGATCCTTGTTATGAATTCCTTTATCCAATCGATTATTCCAAGCAGTTTGAAATGCTTTATCTTTCACCACTTAACAAGATAATCACATCGATTGGTGTACAAGCACTACCAGTTTCATTGATCGCTTTCGATCCACTTTGGTAAACAGATGAGAACTTTAAACTTTGTCTACGGTTGTGATGTCTTTGGAAAGAAGGAAGGGACTTGCGGAGATCCCTTTGACGATTCGAACATAGTCCCCACGGAAAAGTCGTCTTGTCCATACTGTTATGTCCGTTACAAGATGTTCCCAGCCCGTGGTTATGCTGATCAGTTTTTCCTACAACCAAAGATAAATGTTAAACACCTCCGAGATTTCATAAGTCCATCAGAGGTCTCTGAAATCTACATCGGCTCGATAATGGGCGACTTTTTAAGTCCATCTATCGAAGACAAGGACATCGCATGTGTCTTTGACACTTTCGGAGATTTCCCACAACACGTCTTCTTTCTCTTATCGAAGAATGCTGGAAGGTACTACAAGTTCCTCAGAGACTATTATCAGAGACCCATTCCAGACAACGTCATTATTGGAACATCTGTAGAAAATGACAACTTCCGTCATAGGGTCGATCTTCTGAGAGCATCTTTGAAGATTTCTCCAAACACAAGACTTTGGTTGGAAATCGAACCTCTTCTTGGATTTCACACGAGGACTGATTTCTCGGGAATTGAGTATGTCTCATGTTCTGCGCTTGGTCAAGATCAAATCTACTACCAGAATGGGAAAAGGTTTCCATGGGTCTTTCGTGAAGAGTGGATGCAATCGATAATCGACAACGACACACTTGATAAAAACAACCTGTCAATCTATCACAACATCAAAAATCTCTGCACGTCATCTGTTATAAAAGATTGGGAGAACCCGAACCTCTATGAAAGGTTCTTCCACAAATCTCAGAAAGAAGAAACATTATGGTAAAAATCGTCTACCTTCCAAGTTTGAAGTCATACGTGGCGAAGATCGGTTCGAGATTCTTCACAGTCCGTATCGACATGGACAGATTCAACGACTACAACCCCTGTATCGACAAGAAGAAGTTCCTTTCATGTGCTGGGACTATCGAATACATCGGAGGAAATGCAGTTGTCGTTCCAATGATCAAACTTCTCGTAGAGAGAATAGATGGAACAAAGACCTCTGCGAGATTTCTTTACAGATTGAGCTTTTCGGAAGAATCGTTTGATGAAATGATCGACAACTTTCTCTTCACACTTCTGGAAATCTACGTCACTGAGACGATCCCTTATTCTGATCTTTGGAAGTTCGAAGATGAGATAGTAGTCACTTCGGGGATTGGTGAGAATCTGTCAGTTATCGGTTTCGATGAGAATGGAAAGCGGATCTCCGAAGGTTTCGTAAACTTTGAAAATTGTAGAACACCACAGATTTTCAAGTATTCTTCGGACATCATCGTTATCGACAGACATGGCAAAGATTTGAAGATCCTCGTGAATGGTCTTCTTGTCGAAAGTACAAAGATGACAGTTTCCAGCATTTATAATAACGAATACCTCAACTTTAAGTAACCGAATCAACCATGCCCAAACTAGTACTCGTAAAACTTAGACACGATAACAAGACCATAAGAACCTATGCTGTTTTGATAGGTGATCAATACTACGTGGTCGTCTTTGATGGTAAAAAGTTCAACGAGAAAAGATACTCTCTTGACGGCAAGTTCTGTCTGCTTTTAGAAGATTATCTTGATGGGAACTTCGTCTTCTCAAGAACACTTGGAAGAGTGGTTTATGATGATAAAAATCGTGACATCTTCAGATCGCAGAAGATCCTCGACAGAGTAGACATTTCGGAGGAAGTGTTTGAAAAAATGATAATCGATGAGATCATTTCTCTTGAAATGATTAAGAAGACTGACATTATCGACGATTCTTATTGGAAGTTCCAAGATTCAGTCATTCTCAAAGCTGTTACAGGCAAACATTACCTCTTAGTGGAATACAACGATGAAACAGGCAGTTATTCATCTTCGAAGCTTCACTACCATTATGGAAAGAACGTAGAAATGGTCTCCGAAGGTAGAAACATTATTATTGAACTTGACTATGCTTGTATCAAAAACATGCTTGTCGACGGAAATATAAAAGAGGAGGTTGAGGTGTCGACTTCAACTATTCTTTCAAACAAGGATTTTTTAATTTAGAACTCGGTGAAAATATGACTACACTGCTGGATGACTACTTCTCTGTGAAAGACTATGTTCGGAGAATGTTCAAGATCCAAAACAAGATTCCAATGTCTTACTTCTCAAAGAAGAAGACTGATGAGGAATTCGAACTGATAATCGAAATCTATAACAGACTAAAGGAACTACCAACTTACATCTACAACGACATGGAAGATGGTGAAAATGTCGACATTGCGATTGATGACAGATTCGGAGATCTTTTAGAAATTGTAGAAGAAGATCCAATGAATCTTAAAAACATCGATCACTACAGGGAAATGGTAAAACTCATCGACACCTTGGAAGATCAGATCATAGCTTAAAAAAGAAGAGAAAACAAAAGAAGAAACGGTCATCTTATCTTTACGACAAGATGACCGAAACGTTACTAATCAGCCAATCACTGGTCAATCACAAACAACAAATAAAGATCAATCTCAATCAAACGATTATGAACATCTTCGAAGCATTCAACGAAACGAGAACGACGAATGGTGACAGAGCCTACAAGAGATACATCGGAAACCCTTATGTCGACTTCTTGTTCAGACTTCAAAAGATCCGTGAAATCGCAAAGTACAAGGGTCTTGCAGAAGTAGAGAAACTGATAGTTGTCGATTATCCCGAGTTCCTTGAGAAGAGTGAGTTCAACCGCTTCTTCTCAATGTACATTAGAGATCCTCGTATGGGGATTGGTGAAAGAGAAATCGGTCGTGTTCTCTTGAAGATTCAGAATGTCTCGATTGATGACGTAATCGATGTTGGTCGTGCTGATGATATCCTCTTCACTCACACCCCGAAGGAAGTCGTGGGGTACATCAAGGAAGCTATGGACAACGATTCTATTCGTGAGAAATATGAACTTCTGAAAAAGTGGCTTCCACGTGAAAGATCCAAGAAGTTCAAGATCATCAGAAACGAACTCCGTAGACAGAAGATTTCGAAGACAATCTATCGTGGATGGTGTGCTTCTCCTATGACTATCGAAGCTGTAAGATCACGTGGTGAATTCCCAGATGATTACTCACATGTTCCTTCACTTTCTATGCTTCGACATAAGAAGGAATTCTTCAAGGATGAAAACTTCAAGAAGTATCTCGAGGAACTCAAGTCTGGGAAGACCAAGATGAATCAGTCCGTTTCCACGCCATACGACATCTTGCGGTCATACAGAAACACTGCTTTCGAAGGTGATGAGTATCGTTACACGGCATATGACGGAAGTATTAATCCCAGCGCAAAGGCAGTTTCGCATGAGAAGTTCTACACTGAAGCTTTCAAGGCTCTGGGTTCTATGAACTTTGGGAAGATCATCCCAATTATCGACGGATCGGGATCAATGTTCGACAGATTCGATTCAATTGGTAAGGCTCGTTCAATTGGTCACTACGTTTCACGCCATTCTGATTATCTCCGAAATCACTTCATTGTCTTCTCGGATGATTCTCGAATTATGAAGTTGACGAAAGATGAAGACTTCTCCTATGTTCGTGATATGGCGATTCTCGAATCGTTCGGTGATTGTACTTGCACGAACTTTGAAGCAGTTCTTCGAAATCTGAACAACGTGACGACGGATCTGCCAGAATACGTCCTTGTTCTTAGCGATATGCAGTTTGATGATTCTTATGATAGAAACGCAACACATCTTGATACGCTCAATCAGAAGGGTGTGAAGATGATCTGGTGGAATCTCTCAGTGGACAATGTCACACTACCAACTACGAGCAAGGATGGGAATGTCTTTGTAAGTGGTTATTCACCTCAGATTCTGTCAATGCTTTCTGGGGAATTCGATGCAGAATCATACGTAACAGAACTCATAGAAGACTATAAGAAAAAGAGAAGTAGATAGTTGCTATTCTTTATTTTAGTTTGTGCCCAAGACCTCACCTTTGCTATAAGAAAGGTGAGGTCTTAACGTATAAGAACAATCAACATAATCAATCAAAGACAATGCAAACTTATCTCGATTTGCTCAAGTACGTTCTTGAAAATGGAACTGAAAGAACAGACAGAACTGGAACTGGGACAATCTCCGTGTTTGGTCATCAAGTGGAATATGACGTAAGTGAAAAGTTCCCAATCCTCACCACGAAGAGAATCCATATGAGAAGCGTCATATTTGAACTTGCTTGGATGCTCCGTGGGGATACAAACGTGAAGTTCCTCAGAGACAATGGTGTGACAATCTGGGATGAATGGGCAGATGAAAACGGAGATCTCGGAAAGATCTATGGAAAGCAATGGAGAGATTTCGGAGGGGTTGATCAGATTCGAGAAGCTATTGATCAGATTCGGAACAACCCAGATTCACGGAGAATAATCGTCTCGGCTTGGAATCCTGCAGAACTCTCGGAAATGGCACTTCCTCCTTGTCACTCCTTCTTCCAGTTCTATGTCGAAGGTGACAGGCTTTCATTGAAGCTTTATCAAAGATCTGCTGATCTCTTCTTGGGTGTACCATTCAACCTTGCTCAATATTCACTCTTGCTCTACATTGTGGCGAAGATATGTGGCAAAAAACCTCACAGGTTTATCCACTCGTTTGGTGATCTTCACATCTACAAGAACCACTTGGATCAAGTAAAGCTACAACTTTCGAGAAAACCATACGAACTCCCAGAGGTAAAGATCTTAGGAGATATCGACATTGACAATATCTCCGCAAATCTCATCGATCAAATCGTAATCAAGAACTACGTTCATCATCCTACGATCAAGGCGGATGTGAGTGTTTAAAAAACCGAACGAACAAATGCAGAAGAAGCTGGTTGTGGAATTCGTCGCATATGTCGATAAGTCATTGTGTGTTAATGACTATACGAATCCGTTCACAGACGAGAAGTACAGAGAATCATTGAGAGAATTGATAAATGGTAATGGTGGTGCAATCGTAGTGATGGACGGTGAGATGTACGAAATGATGGAAAGATCATCGTTTAGAGTTCCGTCAATCGTTCTCTTTGATTATGAACACGAGGACACTGAAGATACGAAGTTCATCCATTCATATGGACAACTTTGTGATTTCCTCAGTCATAGAAATGAGAAGGTCTTTGTGATTGGTGGATACGACGCATGGGCATCACTTGTTCAGTACGTTTCCAAAGTTCACTTCCTCGTCTCTGATGAAAAATGGGGTGATGGGATGACAAGACCATTCTTGTTCGACGTTCGAGAAATGTGCAGAATAACAAGCTATTCAGAACTCACCAACGGAATAACCCACCAAGAATATGAATTCCGTGAAGACGTTGTTATTTGTAATGGCGATATTGGCAAGGATGTCGAAGATGATGGTGATGGTGTTTGTTGTGGATGTGAACTCTTCTGTCATGACATTATTTCGCATATCAACTTCGAAGGTGAACCTGTCGACAGAATACTTTCTAATGGGTTATCAACCTTGATAGGAAAAGGTGATAAACTAAAGATAGTCACAGATTTCAAGATCTATAAAACATCATCAAACATCAAGATCAATGTTACACAAAGCCATCATTCCAGAGTTCTTGGTCTTGTTATGGAATCGTGTGAAATCATAAACGGAAGCATCGTTATCACTCTCGTTAGCAAGTTATCACATTATACAGTCTTAGACTATAAGAAAGTGGTTGCTGTTGTATATGCAACTGGGAACTACAAACTCATAGGTTGTAATAACGATTTCTCAGAGAATATGGAAACCAGCAAATGGGGAACTGAACTGATCAAACAATAAGATTAAAAATCATAATCAATCACAAACAAAGATGAAGAAGAACAATACCGAAATCGAAATGATCCTATTTGTCAACGACAAAGCGAGGACAATCAACGCCCAGAAGTTGTTATCTTCCCCACAGGAAAGTGATCTTCGAGACTATATCGGAAAGATTACTACTGGGAACATTATCGTCTTTGATGAGGACACGTGTTCTGTCCTCACTTCATCATTACCAAACAGAATCTGTGTTGTAATTACCCAGAACAAGGACTTCAATCGAGAAGGGTTTGTTCGTGCAGAATCTATCCGAGATTTTATCGACATGCTCGGTACGAAGTTCGACAGATATCGTGATGTTTACGTAATGGTCGACAACATCCACATTGCAAGAAGCTTTATAGGTCATGTCGATAGAGTGAAGATGGTCGAAGTCAAAGGATCAAAGGATCACGACAGATATGAACTTTCTGACATTCCTCGAAAGACTATCCTCGACCTTCGAAGAACGATGAACGTTGTAGGTGAACACTCTCTCAATGATTTGGTAAAGATCGTCGATTATGAGTTCAAAGACAATGTCCTCATGTGTACAGCAAGTGTTGATGGTTTTGGTTGTTATGGTGTCTGTGCACGAGAACCAAGAGTTCACGTCAACGGCTTTGGTGAAACTGTAAGAAGAAAGTCTGGTCATCGGGATTCCATAGTTTTACACAAAGGTGACAGAGTTTTCATGAAGACCGATATCGAGATTTACAGAATCCCCAAGAACGTTTATGTCGATATCAAGACAATCTTGTACGGCTTTGTCTGTAACGGATTGTCCGTGGAATCTTCTAGTATTGCCGACGGTGTCGTCTGTGTTGGACTGATAAACATGGGATCGAAACCTGTCACCATACATAAGGATCAAACGATTGCTATTATGGCGGTCAGAGGTGAGCACGAGTTCTTGAAAGTAGCTCATAAAGAGTTCCCACGTGAAAAAGTCGATGGTTGGGACAACTTCAAAAGTAAAGAAGAAGATAACCAGCTATCAAGAGACAAGCGTTATATTGGCAACGATGTTGATGACGTGTCGGAATGTTGCTGTGGTGGCTTTTAATAGAAGAATCAATGATGAAAGTAAAGTTCATAGCCAGTGTTGATAAGAACTTCGCTGTTGGAAACGACGGCAAACTTCTGTTCAGAATCCGAGAAGATATGAAGCTGTTTCGTGAAATGACGATGGGAAACATTGTCATCATGGGCAGGAAGACATATGAAGAGATCGGAAAGCCACTTGAAGGAAGACTAAACATTGTCCTATCACGAGACGACATTTCTATCGAAGGTGTTCACGTTTTCAAATCGATGGAAATGCTCAAAGCTTTCTGTGAATCTTCCGAAAATCGTCAGAAGGATGTGTTCGTGATTGGTGGTACAGAAATGTGGAATCTCTTCAGAAGATACGTGTCGCAAATCCACCTCACGAAAGTCCCAGATGACTGTCACGAATACGACACAGTCTTCCCTTATGATCTCTTGACGGCTTTCACACTCGTTCATCGAAATCAGATCGGTTTCTATGAGAAGAACTATCAACCGATTGTTCACGAAGTCTATGATCGTCTGGGAGATGTGGTGGTCATGAACCGCAAAAGTGAAGAACTCTTGGTGGCCAGATTCGTTGATGTTCTTGAATACGTCGGTAAAAATCCACCTGCGATTCTTGGAGATGATACAGTGAAGATAGTGGCGAATGATAGAATCGCTGTAAGGACTGATCTTCGTGTTTATGAGTTACCTTTGGGAACGCTTGTAAGTGTAGATGTCGTTCCGTCTATGTTTATGAACAATGGACTGATGATTGCAGGGTGGGACATTGTTGATGATGATTTCATCGTTTATATGACACTAATCGGAAAGAAGTCCCTTTCTCTGAAACGTGGTGATATTATAGCAGATGTCAACTTCTATTCTCGTCATCCTCTGATGTACGCCCCTTAAAAAGCCTAAGTATTATGGATAAAAAGTACAGCGGTTATATCGTGATGAGTGATGGCTTGCTATCACCAAACGATCAAATCTCGTACAATGGTGAGATTTTCACGTATCTTGGGAAAGCACTTAGTAAATCAAGCGGTGAACTCTGTGGTGTTTTCACAAATGGTAAAGTGGAATGTCTTATCCCAGTCAGATTCATAAGAAGTATGAAGGACAAGAAGCTTGTGTACTAAGAGAAATACTCTCCTTGGCTCTCCTTGGTATTTCCCTTGATTTCTGAATCTATAGGAGGTATGAAAGCCTTCAGAAATGGTTTCGAGGTCAAGGGAAATATGTCTCTGAAAGTCATCTTCAGATATTAAAACACCTCTGTTCTTCATATGATAGGAACTGTGGGCATTGACCACAAACTTTTAAAAATAACAATGGACATTATCAAAAATCTCGGTTATAACCAGCACGAGATTCTCGACAACATCCAGAAGTTGTATCTCGACGGAAAGCCGATCGATTGCGACATCACTTATTCCAAAGGTGCTTTCTATGGAAAATTCAAAGTGAAGGAAGCGGATGGAGAAACACGTGAGATTGTCATTGAGCAACCTCGACTAAAGTTTGATGTTTTCCCACTTTCGGAAGATGTCCAGAAGATAGAACCCTTAAAGTCACTTCCTCTCGAAGATCTCTCGATCGAATCAATGATGATCGACTTGCCGTTCATCGTCAGACCAACAAAGCCAAACACGTCAGTCACTGATGAAACTGGATCGAAGATGTTCAACAGATTCCAAGGTTTTCATACTCCAGACGACATGTACGAAACGTACTGGTTCTGGATCCGTGAAGCCTATCGTGTGTTGAAGGTAGGTGGCACACTTCTGTTCAAGACACAGAACACAATCTATGGCGGAATCAACCACAACACTGAGTTTTTCTCATTCATGTGTGCCGAGAGAGCAGGGTTTGTCACTGAAGACACCTTCGTTCTTGGTGCAAAGTCTCGCATGATCTCACCATTTATGACCAAGCAGTTGCACGCTCGAAAGTTCACATCGACTTTCTTCGTCTTCAAGAAGCACAAATCTCAGAAGCATAAGAAGTTCAACTATTGGTCATTAATCCCAAAGCTTGAAGAATCTTTCAATAATTAATACAAAACTAAACCGTATGTCAAAATCAGAAATCGCTAACGAGTTCTTGAGTGATCTCGTCGTGCATTCGAAGTATGCAAACATTGTTCAGTCCGAACATAGAAAGCAGACGTGGGAAGAATGTGTAGCAGAACTGGAGAAGATGTTCATTGAGGATTATCCCCAGCTTGAGGGAGAGATCCGTGAGAACATGAAGATGGTGTATTCAAAGAAGGTGTTCCCATCAATGAGATCGATCCAATTCGGTGGTCTTCCTATCTCATACAACCCAACACGAATATACAACTGTTCTGCACTTCTTCTCAATGATACTAAGTGCTTCTCAGAGATCATGCACATTCTCTTGAGTGGGACAGGAATCGGTGTTTCTATCCAAAAGCGACACATCGATAATCTCCCAGAAGTCAAGAAACCAACCAAGAAGAAGCGTTTCCTCATCTCAGATTCTATCGAAGGTTGGGCAGATGCCGTTCGTATGCTCTGCTACTCTTATCTTCGTGGGAATCCTTACCCAGAGTTCGACTATCGTGACATTCGTCCAAAGGGGTCAATCATCAAGAAGTTGAACTGCTATGCACCAGGTCATGAAAGACTCAAGAAGTCAATTGAGCAGATCGACAAGGTCTTCAAGACAGCAATTGGTCGAAAGCTTACACCTCTTGAATGTCTTGACATCTCTTGTTTCATCGGTGATGCCGTGGTCAGTGGTGGTGTTCGTATGGCTGCAATGATCATGTTCTTCGACAAGGATGATGAAGCAATTATGACTGCAAAGTCAAATGTTGCACTTCGAAGCGCAGTCGTAGAATCGGAAGATGACAAGAACTGGTACATCAGAGTAGAACCGAAGAACATCGACGACTTCTATGGTGATGAATCACGAACACTGACCGTTCGCAAGAAGTTCGGTGACTTCGACAACTCTTGGGACTTCGACCAGATCTGCAAGAATTTGTCTGCAAGTTGGTACTACGTGCATCCTCAGAGAGCAATGAGTAACAACTCTGCCGTGCTTCATCGTGATACTACCACACGTGAGGAACTCGAGAAGCTGATGAGAATTGCAGATTCGAACAAGTCTGGAGAACCAGGTCTTTTCTGGACGAATGACTATGACATGATCTCGAACCCATGTGGTGAGATTGCGCTCAACGACTGTCAGTTCTGTAATCTTTCGACGATTGTCGCCTATGACATAACAACTCAAGAAGAGTTCAATCATCGTGCACGAGTGGCATCATTCCTTGGAACTCTCCAAGCAGGTTACACGAACTTCCACTACCTCCGACCAAAGTGGAAGGAACAGACCGAAAAGGAAGCACTTCTGGGTGTATCTTTGACAGGTATTGCATCGGGAACTATCCTTTCTCTCAATGAAACCGAAGCTGCATTGTGTGCAGTGGAAGAGAACAAGAGAGTGGCAAAACTGATCGGTGTAAATGAAGCACAACGAGTCACCACGATCAAGCCCGAAGGGACATCAACGATTGTTGCTGGTGTGTTCGGAAGTGGTATTCACTCGGCTCATGCTGAATACTACGTTCGTAATATCAGAATCTTGAAGTCTGACCCAGTTTACACTTATCTGAAGATCAACGCTCCAGATTTCCTTGATGATGAATATTCTGATAAGGACAAGGCAGTGTTCTCTGTTCCAATGCGAGCAAATCACGATTGCATCTTCAGAACGGAATCGACGTTTGACCTTCTTGAGAGAATCAAGAGATTCAACGAGAATTGGATAGCACCAGGTCATATTTCTGGGGCAAACAAGCACAACGTCTCCTCGACTGTCTATGTCAAGGATGGTGAAATCGATAAGGTAATCGAGTGGATGTGGGACAATCGCAATTCCTACTCTGGTCTCACGATTCTGCCATTTGATGGTGGTACTTACAAACAAGCACCTTTCCAAGATATTACCAAGGAAGAATATGAAGAGATGCTTGAGAAGTTCCCGACGAATCTCGACCTTTCCAAGGTTTATATCGAAGACATCAAGACTACTCAATTCGAATACGCTTGCGCAGGTGGGGCTTGTGAAGTGAAGTCCGTTTAGTATTGATTGATTATTGATTGTGTCGTCGACCTCCGTGGGATAAAAACCACGGAGGTCGATTTTTATAAGATAATAAAAAACCTGTAAGAATGATCATCATTTTTCTCATTATAATCGTCTCTTTCATCCTCTTGTTCTATAAGACGATCAAGCTTTATAAGTACACTTCAGATTGTTTCACAAACATTGTCGAGAATGAAACGATACAACTAAGGTACAAGATGAAAATCGATGGACAAGACGTAAAGAATGTCAGAAAGACAATGTTTAACGTGCTTTATGTCTTCGTAGTTATACCAGATGAAGTGAGAAAGCAAGATCACATGAGCTACATCATCAGCCACCTACAACTTATCGAAGAATCCTTGCAGGTTCAGAATCTTTATGGTCTTGTCAGATCTTCACGTGAACAGTTTGTAAGTGTAGAAAATGATAAGGAACGAACGATTTATCTCGTAAAGTTCAAGCCGATCATTTATGGTCTTGATCTTTGGAGAATCTCGACATTCATACTTTCGATAATAGTCGCAATTTATAATAAAGAAATAGCAGAATTTGTATGGCTAATGTTTTAAGTGGGAACGATCCTTCCTACATCCTTAACCCAAAGATAAAAACAAGAGAACGGTCTATCGTTTTCTCGAATAACCAGTTTATGGACAGTTTTGGAAGAACTTTCCTTGACATGTCCGAGTTTTCTGTAAAGTGTGAAAGATCGTCATCGACGATAATCACGATTGATCCATATGAACAAGTGACAATCCCTTCATTCAAGAACGTGATCTTCACGTGTTTCGACGGATCTGTTGCACATATGAACGATGCACAGATCCGATCGAAGCAGACTTTGCACTTCGGTGTGAATGTGGAAGTCGAGAATCCGAAAGATGCACTGTCGTGGAATTCCAAAACTACTCATCTGAACATAAGTTTTGTGTTCCCACCTTTAATGAGTGAAGGTATCGACGGAATAGCTAACCTCCAAACACAGCGTATAAACATTCAAAGATACCTCTCGAAATCTGGGAAATATGTCGGAGATGTTGAAGATATCACTTTTGAGCATCTTCATATACAGGTAAAGTTCAACATCCACTACGAATATGACGAGATTTTGAATGAACATGATCTGAAGATAAGCGACTTCAAAGTAGGTGGTAAGTTCAGTGGAGGTGGGAAAATCGATACCGAGTGCAACATCTCCAAGAAGTCACGAATTTTTATGCTCTCACCGAACATGGACTATCAGTTAGATGGTGTTGAATCGGTTAGATTCCTTTACAACAGGGAAACGTGGGAGAAGCTGTGTGACAACGGAGCTGTTCTGAGAAAGTATACCGCTCTTGGAAGTGAAGAAGATGTTCGATTAGAGCACGACATGTTCCAATCGAAGTTCTCTATCGGAGAGTTCCGTGGGATTTCGATCATTCTTGAAAACAACTCAGAAACCGAAGGTCTTCTTCAAGAGGTCTCTGTGGAAAAGATCTACAAGAAGTATGATGAATCGTTCAGTTGTTCGATCACGTGTGGTGCTCTCCGAGAACATGACGTTTATCACAGCTTCGGTTTTGTAAGACCTCAAGGAAACAGCGTATCTTTCAGAAATATAACAAGAAAAAAGATCGATTTACAAGTTTTATCTTATGAATAAACTCAGCCTTTTATCAATCCTTAAGGTGTTGGTAAAACAAGAACTGGGAAGTGTTGTCGTCAAGGGCAATCTCCTCAGTTACAACAGTGGTGTGGTATCCAATAACGTCACAGGTCGTACATACAACGTTGTGGCAAACTACAGTTCACTGAATCCAAATGTCGTATCTTGTATGTTCTCCACGTCACAAGATACGAAGCATATGGTCTTCGTGAGAGGTCAAGAACGATTTGATCTTCTTCTGAAGCTCATGGAAGTATGCCAAGACAAGCAAATGTAACTTTTTAATTTCAATCCAAATATGACTAAGAAAGAATTCATCACAGCTCTCGCAGAGCAGACTGGTGCAACTAAGACGCAGGTAGAAGCCATCATCGGTGCTTATCACAAGACTATCATCGAAAGTCTTAAGAAGGATGAGCCAGTGACCTTCGTTGGCTTCGGTACGTACTCGTCTCGTGTTCGCTCAGAGCGTGAAGCCTTCAAGCCTGGTACTAAGGAAAAGATGGTAGTACCTGCAAAGAAGGTCGCTAAGTTCAAGATGTCAAAGTCTGTAGAACTTTAATCACAAGAGAAAAGGGATAAACGAAATCGTAATGAACGGATGGGCTGGTCTTTGGAAACATAGACCAGCCCATTTCGTATAAAAATACTGAAAATATCGGAAATGTCGACGGAATCGATACTGACGAACACTGACGAGTATCTTCGATATAAAAATGGAAAGAACGAATTAGTCAAATCAAACTTAATAAAGAACAAATGAAAGCCAAGAAGCATCACGTGGGCATGTTTGACCACATGTTCCAAAAGGGAAAGATCACATTCTTGCTGGATGGTTATTCCGCAGGTTCATCTGGGAAGGGCAAATGCGAATCTCTGATCGTAAAGAACACGTCGTTTGGATCTAAAGACAGTGATAAGCGTCTTGCAGTCTGTACCACAAACTCTGCAAATGCATCGCATTGGGTTTATGACGACGGCAAGAAGATGATGTTCGAAGTCCTCCCTTCATCGGCTTATCTGCACGAAAAGCTCGAATTCGTCGCTATCGGTCATGGTGCATCATTCTCCGTAGAACGTCTCTTCGAGGAAATCAAGATGAGTGGTCTTCCTCTCGATAAGCTCTTCATTCACCCCAAGGCAGGGATCATCACCAAGATCGATGAAGACTATGAAAAGGGTCTTTGTGATATCGACGGCAACTACTCATCTTCCGATCATGACGGCACAATCGCAGGCGGATCTACTTGCTCTGGATCTGGTGCAGTTCGAGCAAAGAAGGTCGTTCGAAACAAGACAGTGACTTATGCCTACCAAGTCCCAGAACTCAAGCAGTTCATCTGTGATGTCGAAAAGCGTCTTATGACGTTTATGATCAATGGAGGATCAGTCCTTCTGCAGATTGGTCAAGGTTTCCCACTTTCGTATGGTCTCGGCTATAACAAGCAGAACTCAACAAGTCGAAATGTGACGATCAGTGCAGCTTTGGATGACATGAATCTTCCTCCATTCTTTGCAGGTGATGTTATCTTGAATGGTCGCACTTATCCAATCAAGATCAACAACAAGAAGTATCGTCTTCTGGGTGGGAAGCCAGTTGTCCGACTTCACAAGAACTCGGAATCGACGCTCAAGTATTATGCTCATAAGCATCTGTTCGACTTCATCGAAGGAGATGATCACGTTTCTATCGTCACACGTAAGGAATTCATCAACTTCTACGAAATGCGTGAGTTCCCCTACCTTGAATATGAAGTCATCGAATCATTCAGTGGTACTGGTTATTCTCCAATCTGGAACGAAGAAAGTCACCAGCGAGAAATCACGTGGGAAGATGTCGAAAAGAACTATGGGAAGACAATCCCAGATGATGTAAAGTGCACGTCACTTACTAAGCTCCCTCGAAGAGTCTTTGAGTTCGATAAGAGCCTTCTGCACGACGGCATTCTCTACAATCTCTCTCCAAATGGTAAAACTCATATTGTCATCAACTTCGTCAACTGGGTAGATGGCGAAATGGACGGAGAACGTGAAAAGATCACCGAAAAGGTCGAAGATTGGCTCTCCAAGAACATGTTCGCAGAAATCGACACTATCAACAAGCTGGTGGGTGATGAGAAGAAGGTAGTGCTTTCTGTACTGGGGACTGGTCGTGAATCCGACGACTTTGTCGCTGTAGAAGAATAATAATAGCTTCTCTTCCCTCAAGGGAAACCATTAATAAAGAAATGGGGTCATTGTGACGACAAACACGCACACAATGACCCCATTTCTGATTATAAGACTAATAAAAACAAAAACAAACATAAAACAAGTCACCTTTAGCAATCGTTATTATCAACATTATGACTACACCCACACTCACGCCAAACAATTGTTCAAGAATTCAGAAAGTGCTTCGGATTTCTACGATAGTTTTCTTCGTGGTTACAACGATTTACCTCATTTTTGCTATTATGCGTATAGCGAACATAGGTAATGAAAACAAACCTCATGAGATCATTGATTCGTTGAAATACACGAACTCTGTCTATGAACACGATGTTCGGAAGTTGAAGGCGCAGATCGATTCACTTTCCCTACAGAACGAGATCTCTTCCAAGAAGATCGATTCACTTGAAAATGTCGTCGACCAGAAAACGTCTTCATTACGTAGAGCAGAAAAAGCAATGCGATCAAAGATGATGAACTTCTCCCGAGACATCCTCGAAGTTGAACAAGAACTAAGACAAAACATCCTCGAATATGAAAAGAATAATAATAATTAGCTTCTCGATCTTTATGCTTCTCGGTTCTGTGACCAAAGCGCACTCACAGAACATAGAAATCTCAAAAAAGGACGCTGTTATAATCAACCACATGTTTGATCAACATAAGCAACTTCTGGAAATCTCCGCAATGAAGGATTCGATTATGCAGTCGTTGAGAGAGGTCGTTGATGAGAAAACGCTGATCATTGACACGCAGACCGAACAGCTCCGCAAATATTCCGAAATGATGATGAAGAATGACACGATCATTAACAACCATAAGAAGATGGCGGAGATCTATGAAAAATCTCTGAAAAAGGAGAGACGGAAGTCCGAATTTTGGAAGTATGTTGGACTTCTTTCCTCTGCAGTGGCGATCACCGCATTCCTCATAAAGTAGGCTCTCCAGAGTGCAGGAAGGCATCTTCCTTGCGCTCGAGGATATCGACGAATATTTTCACCCCAATCAAATCAAGAAATGTCACAGAACGTATCTCCTCTCGATCACAGGTATGCCGATGTCATACAGAACATGTCGAAAGTCTTTAATTCCGAAAGGTACTACAAGACGATGTGGAATGTAGAAGTCGAACACCTTCTTTACTTCTTAGAGAAGTTTGTACACCAAGAAGTCGATGGAGACCTCATAAGAAACAATTGCACATTCGACAGTCTTGTCTATAACGAGATTCTTGAAGAGGAAAGTGTGACAAAACACGATGTCAAGGCAGTTATCAATGTTTTACAGAGAAAACTGATCGATCTGGAGAAATCTCAGAAAATCGAGAAAGTGTCAGTTTATGTCCACTTCGGTCTGACTTCACAAGACATAGTTTCTCTGTCAATGTCTATCATCATGCAAGAAGCTATCGAAGTCATTGATCGTTCAGTAAACTACGTCGAAGGAATCCTCACAACGCTTCATAGAGAAACAAGGGGCATTTGGTCTCTATCAAAGACTCATGGACAATCTGCAGTCCCTCATCTTTTGAAAGATGACGTTTATAAGTGGCGGTATGATGTCTTGAAGTTCAGACAACATACTAATGGCTACAGTGTTGTCAAGTTCTCTGGTGCTGTCGGTAACAACTTCGCAATCTCGAGACTTTTCAAAATTGATCCTCGGAGAGTTACAGAACTGATGGATTCGTTTGTCAAGAAATTCGGCAGGTTCACTGTTAGTGGAGAAGAAGCAACACAAACCGACAGATGGGAATCGTTCTGTGAAAGATTCTCAGATTGGAATCTGGCCATTTCAAGGATCATTAGTGATATACAACAGATCTGGCAAATGTGCTCGGATGGTTATTTCAAACTGAAGGTGGACGAGGGTTATTGTGGATCTTCGGCAATGCCCCACAAAGTGAACCCCATCAAGTTTGAAAATGCGGAAGGATGCTTCTGTAGATGTCAGAAAGATTTCGAGTTTTATATTAGTAAGTTATCGAAGTCGAGAATGCACCGTGATCTTTCAGATTCAGTGGTGATAAGGATGATTCCCGAAACTCTGTCTTACCTTTATCTCGGATTCTCTTCGTTTGCAAATGGCTTGAAATCGCTCGAGGTGAACGAGGAGAAGATAAAAGACGATCTCGAGGAGAATTATCAAGTGTTCTCTGAAATCGTACAGCTTCATCTAAAGATGAAGGGAGACGAAGATGCGTATGAAGAATCAAAGCATGTGTTTAGAGGAAACCAGATGACACTCTACGACTTCAAGAAAGCCATTAAAGCTCTGAACATTGAGTATGACGAAATCAAGAAGTTCATAGAGCTTTAGAGAAAAACGAAAACTCGTCGATGAAGTCCTTTTGTTTGTAGGTAGTTACATAACAAAAGGACTTCATCGATTTGTTGTATATGGACTACCAGCTCGTAATACCTTCACTAAAGCCGATATCTTACCAGTCATTGGAAGCAAAACAGACGATAAAGATTAACAATGATGAGGAAATCATTGATCTTTGCTCTGAATCGTTTTCAAAGACTGTTCCTATGGACTACACTTTACAGATATCGACAATTTCTGAAGATTTGAGCGGTAGACCTCATCTTGTCTCGAGAATTCTTATGGGCGCAGAAGATGATGCTGATATCTTGATGCATTACAACCACGTCTCGAATCCTTATTCGATGGACGGAACTTTCACGTTCATAACACCAAACAGACAAACAGCTATCGATGCAATCAAGAAGTCCTCTTCTTCCTCGCAAAAGGAGAATGAATCTCAGAGAGAACTCAACAAGAGTGTTGCGGAAAAGGATAAGAAGAGAATAATGGAACTTATACGACAGTCCAATCCTCAGATGGTTTCGGAATCCACGACACCAATCAGAACGACAAACATGACGACAGAGCCACAGACATTGGAAAAGGACGGTGAAATCGTGTTTGGTACAAACGTTGTGTCGAAAAGATGTTCGGGTGACCTCTCTTCGACACAATCAAGAACGGAAATGATAAGAAGAACTATCCGTTCAATGGCTATTAAGTCGTAGCCTTTATTTTTGTTCTTCTTTCCAAAGTTCTGCTATTATTCCTTCGGAAAGGATCTCCTTTGCTTCATCTTCATTAAAAGAAAGTTCGACAATGTCTTTCACGACATCTTCTCTTGGTATGTTGTAAGATTCTGATAAAAAGTCGATGATACTCTCGGGGATCATGTCGATTTCAACAGATATGTTGAAAGAAATCTTCGACTTCACACCATTCTTCACGATACCTATGACCTCGTCGGGAAGGTTTAGCTTTCTCGGAGGGAGCTTGATGGCGTGAGATTCGTCACAGCTTTCATAGACTACCTTCTGTTCACTGTTATCTTCTTCGACTTCGTTTCTATGGAGCTTGATCGTCTGACGAGGTTCTTCACGGACAACTTCTCTTGTACTCACTGAAGGTGTCGTAATTGGTATTCCGTTTTCGTCGACTTCTAACGTGCTGAAGATGTCCCACGCTTTGCTATTACCATTATTATTATTTTCTTCCATACCTGTCGATTTTTCTGATTGGTTTTCCTTCTTATAGTTTTAAATAACGAGAATTTTTGATCAAAAAAAACGGAATATGTTTGAACTTAGTAATATCAAGATCACGAAGTCAAAGATCGATGATAGAAGCATCGAATCTAACGGCTTTTGGTTTACGCCAACCAATGACGAATTCAACGTCGATGGTGTTGTAGAATTTATAACAAGTGAACTTGAAAGCCCAAAGTGGCTCGATGGTAAGACATTCTCATCTCTTAATCATCTCTTCGTCACGGAATCACAGACGAATCTCTTCATGGCTCTGTGTCCATTTGTCGAAGTCGGTGGTTATCAATTCGAACTGAAGTACAACCGCATCCTCGGTGGTCACCAGCTCCATGTCACTAAGGCAGAAACAGATGAACAGACTGAAGACGCTGTGGAAGAATCCAAGGAACAGGTAGAAATCGAAGAAAAGACGGAAGACGCTAAGGCGACTGAAGATACCAAGGAAGTAGAAGAAAAAGAAGAAAAGGTAGAAGAAAAGGTAGAAGACCCAAAGGCGACTGAAGACAAGACTGAAGACCCAAAGGAAAAGAAGACTACCGCACGCAAATCGACGAAGAAGTAAAAACTCGTCGGTTCGATTGATTTGATTGATTGATTAGTTAGAGGTCGTCATGTCGAGAAGATATGGCGACCTCGTCATATATAAGAATACCACAAATCAATCATACTCAATCACTTACTTACTTCCTACAGATAACAATAAAAATGGATGAAAAAGTAAAAGAATACGAACAATTTGTCGTTTCTTGCTTCAACGAGAATCCTACAAATAACAAGGTTCTCGACTTCATTCACATGACAATGGCACTTATGTCAGAATCTGGTGAATTTGCAGACATAGTAAAGAAGGCAGTGTTCCATTCTAAGGAAATCTCAAAGGTTGACCTTATAGACGAACTCGGTGATGTTCTGTTCTACTTCATGAACATTTGCCACTTCCTTGGTATCACGATTGATGATGTCATGGAAGCAAATCTCATCAAGATCCGTGAAAGATATCCCGAAGGTCGTGGTAAGAATTACAACTTCGGTACACGTAATAAGGCAGAAGAAAAGAAGAGAATAGAACAATTCTTGATGAAGATAAAGCAGGACATTTCAATAAACATTGGTGTAGACAATATCAGTCATCAGTCACAGATCGGAAAACAACAATAACAACTATGATTCTTGTAACAATTCGGAACATCAACATAGAAGCATTCATCAGCTTCTTCAACGATATCGATATCCGCTCCAAGCAGGTCATTGATATCTACAAAACAGAAGACGGAAAGCATGAGATCGTCTCACGTGGTCACACAATCACACGTGACTTCGTGAAAGTCGTAGAATCTGACTTCGATATCATGTGCCAAGAGATTGTGTCGAAGTCAGATTATAGTCATATCAAGATTCCGTTCATTGAAATTCGGAAGTTTGTCGAACTTCTGAAAATCTACACAGATGACGAACAGGTATCCGTCAATCTTTCGTGTGACGAAAAGGGAGAATCGCTTGTGGTGGTAAAACTTGAGGTGAAATCCAAGAGAAAATCCTCAAGAATGCCAATGGCGGACATTTCTCTTGTTCCATATCTCCCGAAGGACATCTGGGAAAATCTGCTCCGAAACACAGAACGACTGTCATTCTTCGGTCTTTCTCAGAATGACGTGACAGACGTGAAGAAACTGATGAAGTATGCTTCAGAATCACAGGCATCGGCAAAGGTCAAGGAGATCTCGAAGTTTAGAGTAAAGTTTGAAGATAGTCAGACAACGATTATGTCATATGAAGATCGTTGGAACATTGACATCCCCACGGACGGTTCATTCACTGGCGATTTCGTCTTCCCTGCTATTCTCTTCAAGCATTTATCTTCGACAAACGTTTACGATTGCTCGTTTGTGAAGGCAATGGGCAGAGATACCAAGTTCCTAATCGTCGAGAATAAGACACTAAGAACCACGTGCGTTGTTATCGCTGAAAAGTTCGATATCAACAAAAAATAAGATAGGTAACAATTTATAAGATGAATGAGGGTGTGCAAAAGTTTGTGCATCCTCATTCATCTGTATTTTCTCGAAGACTTTATGCGATACATCCTCGACAAACTGATAATAATCCTCACAATAATCAGATACAAACTTTGGCGATTTCCAATAAACGATGACGGAATAATCGATTCAGTTGTACTTGATAACCATGAGACACTGACGATAAACGGTTGGAAGCCACTTTCTTCTGTTCATCTAAAAGCCGTGCATGACATATTCGAGGTCGGTGCAGGTGAATACAAAGTGAGTGGATCTGTCAATCATCTTGTCTATTCTTCCAAGAATGCACTTGAAAGCTATCAACCTACGAAAGTTCGAGATCTCTCTTTGGGTGATATCTTAATGACTCTTGATGGTGCACGGAAAGTCTCATCAATCAAAAAATCTCATCAGCAGATCGTGTTCGACCTGTCTGTCGTGGATGAGACTTTGTCATATTTTTCCGATGGCATACTTTCCCACAATTCTGTAATGTCGGGTATTTTCATTGCGTGGTACATCTTGACAAACTATGACAAGACAGTTCTTTGTACCAGTGCAAACGCTGACAAGGTCGATGAGCTTGTCGATAAGATAAACTCGATCTTTATGCATCTTCCGTTCTATATGAAGCTCGGGATTGAAGTCGATAATGTGTCCAAGAAGAAATGGGACAACGGTTGTAAACTGATCGGTGAAACTGCCACCGAGAACTCTGGTGCAGGTGAAACTGCTGACCTTCTTTATGCCGACGAGTTTGCACTTATTGAACCCAACATCATCAACGAGTTCTTCCGTGTAGTTTATCCTACACTTTCTGCAAGTAAGAAGTCGAAGATGATAATAACCAGCACGGCAAGAGGTATGAACAAGTTCTATCAACTCTATCAAGATGCACTCGATGGTAAGAACAACTTCAACCCAATAAGAATCGACTGGTGGGAGGTCGAAGGAAGGGATGAACAATGGAGACTTGATCAGATTGCCGACCTCGGTTCTGAAGCCGACTTTAACCAAGAATATGGCAACTCCTTTATGAGTGGATCAACACTTCTGCTTTCCACGGCTGTTCTCAAGAAACTCGGGAAATATCAGAAGAAGTTCGTAAATGGTGTGTTCTCCAATGACGGTTCTTTGTAGTGAAAATTGTAGAGGTTTTTAATTTATAAAAATTAAAAGATAGACGGCAGAAGAATGGTTGAAGATGTTCTCCTTGAATACGATCAGTACTTTTTCATTCACCCATCATTCGAACTTCAATGGTTTAAAGATGAACGCAACGCATTCGTTCTATCGATAGACATTGCAGAAGGAAAAGGTGGTGACTACACGATTATCAACTTCTTCCAAGTCCTACCGATGACACCTTCTGAAATTGAAGGTGTGAAAATATACAACGACGAAGAATCGTTCTTTAAGCTAGTCCAAGTTGCCATGTTTAGATCGAACATGGTAGAAACACCAGAATGTGCAAATTGGCTGTATCATTTCATAAACGGTTACATGGTGCAGGACAATTTGAAGATCGTTATCGAGAACAACTTTGAAGGGAACTACTTCCGAAACACACTAATGAACATTTATGGAGAACAGAATGAACTCGACGAAGATGTCATATTCTGCAAGTTTCTCTATAATGCTCGAGACGATAACGCTCGAACTTTCAGAGTTGGGATATATCAAACAGAACCCCGAAAGCAACATTCTTGTAAGATATTCTCCGATCAGCTGAAGAATAATCAGCTTGTTCTCACTGAGTTTATGACAATTCAAGAAGCTATGACTTTTGCACGATCAGAAAAATCGTCTTCATATCGTGCAAGCTCTGGCCATGACGATTGTGTTATGACGTGCGTCAACGTTGTAAACATTCGAGATATCGAAGAATGGTCAGAACTCGTGGAAATAGTGAGTGAACACTGCACGCCAGAGTTTTGGAGACTGGTCGACAAGAAACTTGGAAAACAGGCGGAAAGAAATGATGAACTCGACATATCAGACTATTACGATTAAACATATGGACAAAACAACTACCCACCACACAAATATCTCATCAAAGGCAAAGACAGAGATTGAGATTGATGAGCAGATAGATCCCTCCGAGGACGTACTTTACATACCACAGTCAAAGTCTGGTGGTAACATGTACAAGGAGAACTCTTGTGGTACTTCTTTCTCTGCTGATCAAGATTATCAAGATCAATTCCTTGATGACATTTATAACCCCGATGAATACAGAACACGACAGAATTTCTGTGAAAAGTTCTATTCATCTTTACAAGCGATCATCAACAAGCATAAGCGATTCTCGTATATACGATCGTTCGATATGAATCACGTAAGATGTGGCGACAATGTTTGCCACCTCGATAAAACATCACCATTTATGATAAACTTTGTACTTCATAATGGTGATGTTGTTGTATCTGACGACACTTTTACTTTCTCTCGTGAAGATAAAAGTCATCTTAAACCATATGAAAAGCTAATGAACTCGTTCTTCAAGAACGATCGTTCTGATCTTTATGATGTCGTCTACAGACAAATGGTCGATTTCGATTTCGATCATAAGCTTTATTTTTGCATCTATTGCGAATATTTCAAGATAACAGATCACGAAGCGTTTTTTGATTCTCTTCCAAAGTTCCACCAAGACAATATAGAACGAATGTATAGACGGAGACGATAAGAAAGACGGCACAATAACAACAACACAACACGAGATAACATAAATGATCAATTGTAAACAGATCAGAGATAAGATGTCGGTGTCTTATTTCGACGAAAACGGAAACATTGCGATATCTGACATAACAATAGACGATCGTGAAAAGTACGTATGGACGAAGACAACCGAAGACGACAAGTTTCGAGATAAAACTTACGTATCGCAAGACGGATTTCCTGTTAAAAAGGAACGTAAGTCCTATCTCGACAAATATCGCAAGATCGAGTTCTTGCTGTCTCTACCAGAACGTTTACAAGCGAAGATTTTCTCAAATAACCAACCACGTAAGTTCTTCTGGGATATCGAAACTGAAGTGTTTGATGATTTCCCCGATGCAGGCAATCCTGTGGGACGAATCTTCACGCATCAGTATTGTGATGAATTCGGCAACGGTACTGTCATGGGTATCAAGCCACTTTCACAGGTGCAGATCGAATCTATCGAACAGAAGATAAACGACTATCTTTCACAAATCACCGATAAAACACTTCATCAGAGGTATAAGTTCCGTTACATTTACTACCCCGATGAGTTCACAATGAACAAAGACTTCGTCGAGAATCACGCAACACGGATGCCGTGTATTTTCGGATGGAACGTCTTGAAGTTCGATACAAGATACCTCATCAACAGATGTAAAAAGACGAACATTGATCCTACGATTCTCTCCCCGAAGAGGATGTTGTACTCGACGATTGCGAAAGACAAGTTCGACCATTCATCGAAAATTGAAATCGAACTTCCACTTCATCGTCCAATCATTGACTACATGCAAATCTTCGAGTTCTTCGATAGATCGATTAAGCAGAAGTCATCAATGTCTCTCGATTTCATCGCTTCGGAAATCCTTGGTGTCAAGAAGATCCACCATTCCGAAACTCTGATGGAACTCTATGAGAAGGACTATGAACGTTACGTGCTTTATGGCATAATTGACACGTTCCTCGTGGCACTGATCGATAAGAAGTGCAGAACATTCGAATCAATGAGCGTTCTTGCAAATCTTCTACGTGTCGAAGTTGCTCAGTCTATGTTCGTCAGCGTAGGGATCGAAACACTCTTGTGTGACTACTATTACAAGCATTATAACAAGGTGTTTGTAAAGGACTATGATAAGCAGATTCCCGAAGGTGAGACTTACAGCGCAGGATTCGTTTTACAACCAGGTATTGGTGTTTATGATGGGATTGTCATCTATGACTACGAATCACTGTTCCCTTCAATTATGCAGATGTTGAACGTTGGTGAAGATGTTTACCTCGGTCATACCGATGATAAGGGAAAAACCTACGTGGACAAATTGGGAGAAGAACACGAACTTGACGAGACAATGTGCTACTCGTCCAGTGGTGCGGTTTACTCGAAAAAGATGGATTCTGCAATTCGAACTATGATTTCGAACATGTTCAATAAACGAGTAGAAGCAAAGCATAAAGAAGCAGAAATCAAAGCAGATATTAATCACTTAAAGCAGATATTAAAAGATAACTTCGGACATTAAGAAAGAAATGGAAATAAAACTTTTAGGAAAAAAGATCCTCATCAAGCTCAATGAGGTCGAAAAGCAGATCGATGGCTTCGAGCTGGTTCAACACAACGATGTAGACCAAACTGCAGGTGTAGTTGCCAATGTTGGCGCAGGTGTTTCAGAAGTGAAAGTCGGAGACAAAGTGATCGTCAACAAGTTCTCTGGTATTGAGGTGCTTATCGAAGGTGATAAACATAAGGTAGTAGAGGAACACGAAATATTAATCATTGTAAGATAAACAGACAGACAGACACATGAACGCTGTAGATGTAAAAAGTGGATCAGAAGCCAGAGAGCTGATCCTCGTTGGTGCAAAGACGATCCACGACGTTGTCGGATCTACTCTGGGACCTGGTGGTCGAAATGTCATCATCAAGCACAACACATACGATGTGCCACAGGTCACTAAAGATGGTGTGACTGTAGCAAGAAAGATGAAGCTACAGAACTATTGGCACAACATAGGTTGTCAACTCGTAAAGCAAGCATCAATGCGAACTGCAGTTGATGCAGGTGATGGAACAACTTCCTCTGTCGTCATGGCGTACACGATGATGAAGCTGATCGATGAACTTCTTGAGGAAAATCCCGAGATCGACGTTCATCGACTTCGTCACGAGATGGAAAAGATGAAAGATGTCCTCATTGAAAAGCTTCGAGAAATTGCAACACCAATCGTCGATATCCAACAGGTCTTCGACATTGCAAAGATCTCCACGAACAACGATGAGAAACTTGCAGGACTTCTGTCGGAGATTTATGGGAAGATTGGCAAAGATGGAATAATCGTTCTTGAACAATCACAGCTTTCTGATATCACCTATTCGATCGAATCTGGATTCCGATTTGATGGTGGTTGGCAGTCTCACTATTTCGTGAAGGACAAATCAAAGATGTCGTTCGAATCTGACGATTGTGCAATCTTCATCACAAATCACAAGATCCAAGACGGCAAGACCATGCTCTCGGCACTTTCAAGGATCTACGGCACAGGTGTCCGTGATCTGCTGATCATTGCGGAAAACATCGAAGGTGAAGCGTTATCGACCTTGATCGCCAATAATCAGAGTGGAAAGATGAACATTTGTCTTGTCAATCCTCCGTATTATGGACAGAAGCGTGAAGAATATCTCACTGACCTCTCGATTTCGCTTGGTATGAAGCCACTTATGGTAGGAGATCAGTCCGTCACCCCTCTTTCGTTTACAGAAGAGTACTTCTCTTGCGGTCGAAGCGTCTTTGTGGATAAAAACACCACGACGATCAGAAATGACAAGGAAAGTGTATCGTCTGCAGTCGAAGAGCATATCTCAAATCTGAAGTCTCTTATGGATTCCGACGAGGAAGACAAGGGATGGATAGAAAAGAGAATAGCGACCTTGAGATCATCAGTTGCTGTTATCAAGGTAGGTGGTAACTCTGAATCTGAGGTTTATGAGCACAAGGATCGACTTGAAGATGCGATTTGTGCTATTAGATCAGCATACAAGGATGGAATAGTCGCAGGTTGTGGTATCACGTACCTAAGACTAATCTCTGCGCTTGATCCTTCTCTTGACACGTTCCACATCTTGAAATCTGGACTTGAATCCGTGTTCAAGAAGATCATGGACAACTCGTGCATATCAGAGGAAGAAGAATCGTCGATTCTCTACTTCATAGGTGAAGATGAAGCGTATGGTTACGATGCCAAGAAACGTCAGAAGTCGTACAACTCGATCTCTGATGGTATCATAGATTCTGCACGTGTTATAAAAAACTGTATCGAGAACTCGATATCAGTCGCTATCATGTTTATGATCTCTGACAACATCGTCATGGAAATCGATGAATCGATAATCTAAAGAAACTATGACACCAAGCAGATTCATAAGAAACTCGAAAACAGAACTTTTAAACAACATCATCAGTCAATCATTATTATGAGCAACGAAGTTTTTGATTTTGGTGGGATTTTCGATATGAAGTCCGATGACTTCAAGCAGAAGGAAACCACCCAATTCTCCAACCCAGACTTTTACTCTCCTCGCATCGACGACGAGAATGTAAAGGACAACATCTATCAGTCAAAGCTGAGATTCCTACCAAATGTCAACGTCGCCCCCAACGGAGAGCGCACGAACATCGTAGTAAAGCACGTCTACTACGTTCCCGATCCAGATAACCCTGGGCAGAAGTGCTACATCGATGCACCATCCAACGAGCCTAAGGCGAAGGACATCGCATCAGTAGCGTTCATGATGTTCGGCTACGATAAGAGCAAGATCTACAGATCAGATGCTCCTGCAATCGTCAAGAAGAACGCAAAGCAGTTGAAGCGCAACACCTACCACTACTCTTTGGTGCAGGTCATCAAGGACACACAACATCCCGAACTCGAAGGATCGGTAAAGATCTTCAGATACGGTGGTGTGATCTACGAAAAGATCATGCAACTTATCAACGGTAACCCAGCTCTTGGGATCAATCCAATCATCCCATTCGATCCTCTCAATGGTAAGGAATTCATCATGGTTCTTTCCAAGGGTCAGAATGATCAAGGTCAAGAGCTTAACACCTACATGCAGTCGAGATTCGTCGATGATCGTTCCGCAATCACGATTGATGGACGAGAAATGACCGATTCTAATGAGGACAAGCAGGAGATCTTCAACTTCCTCAAGGAAAAGTCTCCTGATCTCTCACAGACGATGTTCCAAAAGATGACACAAGACGATGTTGAACGTCTCAATCGAGCAGTCCGTGATGTCATTGACGATGATAAGTGGTTCGGTATGGCTTATCAAGCATGTTATGGGAAGCCATTCATTCCCGATGCAGTTCGACAGTCCGTAGTGTCTTCTACAGAGTACGACGATGAAGATGTCGATGTCGAAGTCGAAGAACAGGTGGTAGAAGAACCAGTCCGAAAAGCTCCAAAGAAGGAAGAACCAGCATCAGCAACTTCCTCCACGATGTCCAAGTTCAAGTCCCTCAAGGACGAAGCAGAAAAGCCTGCACCTGCAAAGAAGCCTGCAGATAAGCCCTCGATTTCTGACATGATGGAAGATATCGATGACGATCTCGATTTCGAATAGCTAATTGATTGATGTTTAGTTGAAGCTTGAAGCCCCCTTGGATGAATGAAAATCTCCAAGGGGGCTTCTGTATAAGATGGGTGATGGAAAATATGCTCGATATCTTCGATTTTTCTACAGAGAACCAATCGTTTTCTCATGATGAATTCATAAGAAAGTTCATCCCTTTGTTCAAGTCTGTGCTCGTATCCAAGTTCGGTACGTCATACAAAGCGAAGATAAGTATGACAAGCCGTGATATTAATTGTGGATGTCCACATTGTGGAGATGGTAGCAGTTCATACAAGAGGAGATTTCACATATACTTCCAAAACTACTCATATAAATGTTACAACGATTGTCATAAGCCGTTTGGCTCTTTGTACAATCTCATACACGAGTACGGACTTCAGTACAGTTTCACGCATGTAGAACTTTCTCACATCAAGCGAGTTTTCGAGGACTTCATGAAAAGTGGTCTTGCGAAAACCGACAAATCGATCAAAGTCACTGGTCGTGACATTATCGACAAAGATGGTCACATATCGACGCAAGTCCCAGAAGTCAATGATTACGCATTTCCAAGAGAAGAGATAATGGGCGCAAAACATCTCCGAGAAGTCAGAAGATCGCCTGCACTTATTGAATATCTTCGGAAAAGAGCAGTGATCACGGACAAAACTGATCTCTATGATGATCGTTTGAGAACGTTTGCTTACAACGAACGTTACGAAGATCTTTATGTTTTCAATCTTGCAAAGAATATGCATGATGTCATAGGTGTGCAAATCAAACACCTCTCTCAAAAATCACGGAGAAGGTTTACGACTATGTCATGGTCTAAAATATGGACTGACATCTTCCAACTTCAACCGAAGAGCTTCGAAGAGCTTTCCGTGAAGTTTGATAAGATATCAATGATATGGAACTCGTTGCATATTGACTTCTCTCGAAGATATAACATCCTTGAAGGGACTTTCGATGCCTACTTCGTGGACAATTCGATTGCATGTTGGGGACTTTCTAACTTTGTCTATAACAAGAGCGCATATTACATCACCGACAACACGCTCCTTGACATGGCAGGCAAAAAGAAGTCACTGGAACTGATAAATGGTGGTTACAACACATTCTTGTGGGCAAAGTTTGCAGAAGATTTCCCAGATATTGCTTACACGTGCAAAGATATGAACGATATAGTCAGAAAATTCCCAAACTTCAATATGGGTGTCTTGGAGAAGTACTTTGGTAATGATGAATTTGATACACTTTACATATGAACAAGAAGAAAAGAAAGAAGAATGTTGACGTGACGAAAATAGTCACCAACGGCATAATTGCGACTATTGTCTTGATGCTCGTGATGGTGATTATTCAATCCGTCATTCTCATCTGAGAGATTAGAAGGTTAGAAGAAATAGAAACGTTTTTTATATGTTGTGGAGGGTGGTGATGAGAAAATCTGGCCACCCTCCACGACATATAAAAACGACGAAAGAAACACAAGAACAATCAACAACAAAATGATCCGTAAGATCTTAAATACGTTAGTAGTGATCGGTGCATCACTTTTCCTCATCTTGATCATGTCCATGATCGTTTTCATTGTATCGTGCATTATGGTCATCATGAGTTTCTTCATGTAAAAACCATAAAAGCATACTAATAAAAATGGATGATTTAAAACAGAACATAGTAATAGCAGTAATCTCAATAATAATAACCGCAATATTCGGACTGTTGATAATCTCGATATCTGACTTCATAGATTCGAAATCATCAAGAGACAATCTTGTAAAGTACAACTATCAAATCTCAGAACCAGAGCCGATGATTATCATTGGTGAAGGTGAAGAACAGTGATCTTTGTCGGTTTCGGAAAATATGCCGTCTTTTAAATAACGAAACCTTTATACCTCGGTGTTGAAAGACGATTATGATGACGATCAAAGATTGTATAATAAACATTTGCAAGTCTGTAGGAAAAGTCTCAATTTCTGATATCTTGAAATATGTCCGAAACAATGGATGGTTTGAGAAAGATCTTTCTATTGACATTGATGACGACGACCAGATAAGTATTGGAAAAATACAAAAGTTCATAAGAGACGGCATAGACACCATAACAGAATCGGAAGAACAAGAAAACACTGAGGAATAATAGTAACGATGATGACAATCAAATCATACATCAATCGACTCGAGGACAGAGACATTATCGGTGCATATGTCGAATGTGTAATTCACCAGTACGAAGACAAAGTCGGGACTGCAGATGTCGACAAATTCATGAGGTTAGAGTACGAAGATTTTGCGCATCATGTCGACACCATAATCAAGAATGCTCGACAGACGTTCATTTGCTATGCTACTAATGACGACGAGATCCTCGAATTCGTCAAAAACGATGATTATATCGAACTTCTCAAAGATGGAGGTGACTACGAAGATGTCCTTCAAATGTATGGTGGTGACGAAAACGCAATGATGATCGCCTATTTCGAAGATCTTATAGAAGATGGTGTGTTTGAACACGACGGTTACTTTTTCTATATGATGGAAAATGACTGGTGAACGTGGGTAAAATTCCGCAACAAATAAAGAAACAATCATCATAAGAAAAAAGAACATATGACCGCAGAAGAATATGTCGAATCGTTACCCGACAAAGATCTCATCTTTGCGTATATCAATTGCATCATCTTCGAATATCTCACAGGTGCGGAATTTGAAGATTTTGACATTTTCATATTCCACAAACAGTACGAAGATGTCAAAGACTACATCGATGCATTTGTAGAAGAAGCTCGTGATCGTGCACTCACCGACTACCCAATCACGTCTGAAAAAGACATTCTCAGATACTACGATGAAACTTGTTATGGTCATGAAAACGATCCAGATGTCGATATCCAAAAAGGAAGAAAGAGATTCGAAGATGATCCATTAGGAATGCTCCACCAATTACTCGATACGATGAGTGATAACTGGGCTGAATACAACGGTTATTATTTCGTGGTTGGTGCTTGGTAATACAACATAAAAAAGAAAAGAGAAAGAAACAATGACTGTAAGAGAATACATCAACACACTTGAAGACGCAGGTCTTATCTTTGCATATATCGAATGTGTCAAAGATGGGAAGTATGGGAAAGAAACCGTGGATATTGATATCGACAACGATCAGTACGAAGATGTCAAATATCAAGCCGATAAGCTCATATATGGATCATTCGACAGATGCATGTACCCATATCCAATAAGAACTGAGGAAGACATTTACGAGTATCTCAAGACTTGCGTTGGTGATGGTAGTGGCAACGATCCTCGATACTTAGAATATAAGGCGATATGGGAAAAAGATCCATGGACTAAGTTCTTCCAATCGATCGACGAATTGTGTCCTTGGATTGAACAAGATGGCTACTACTTCATGGACACTTATAACATGTAAAAAGAAAAAGAAACATGACTGCAGAACAATACATCAAGACGCTACCAGATTCAGAGCTTATTCTCGCTTATATCTCGTGCGCAGTATCTGAAGGAATCGAAGGCACGGAAGGTATGGATGCTGACATCAACAACGACGAATACGAAGATGTCAAAGATCAAGTCAACACACTTATCGAACAAGCTCGTGATCGTGCGATCGTCAATTATCCTATAAGATCCGAAGAAGATACTCTCAAATACTTCGAAGACACCTATGGTGAATTCATTGAGAATAATGAGGATCTCCAAGAATATGAGAAGAAATGGAAAGAAAACCCATGGAAGGAATTCAAAGATTCTCTTAATGAAGTGAAAGCTTATTACAAGAATGGTAAGTGGTACGAACACAATGATTATTACTTCATAGTCTGGTGATCCACGTCTGTATAAAAAATAACGATAGAAAAAAGAAAAGAGAAATATGACGTTAATAGAATATATCAGGACGCTACCTAATGGTAAACTCATCGAAGCGTATATGAATTCTCTCGCAATTGGACAAATGAGAGATAAGGAAATTATTGATATGTACGAACAACATGCTCGTGAACGTCTGATCATTGACTACCCAATACACGGTCGTGAGGACATTCTGAGATTCTTCGATGATATCTTCCCCGATTGGGAAAACAATCAAGATCTCGTAGAAGAAAGAAAGGAATGGGAAGAATATCCATGGCATAAGCTACGGCAGACACTCAATGCAACGTACGGTAATAATTGGCATGAATACCAAAGTTATTATTTCGTTGACAATGTTCGATAACACAGTTCATTCACGAAAATAACAAGTCGGATGTGGCGAAAGATTCAAATCTTTCGCCACATTTGTATATAAAAGAAAGAAAACAATCTTAATAGAGAAGAGAAAGAAATATGACTGTAGAAGAATATATCAAAAAGCTGCCCGACGCAGAACTCATTCTTGCCTATATCGCATGTGCTGGAACAGAAGATATCGACGTAGGTGAAGACCTTCGTGATCTCGACATAGAGAACGACGAATATGAAGACTTTAGTGATGAGGTCGAAGAACTCGTAGAACAAGCACGTGACCGTGCCATAGCTGAATATCCTATCAGCTCTAAGGAAGATGCTCTGAGATACTTCGATGAGTGCTATGGTGAAGATCTCGAGTATGATGAAGATCTCGTAGAATGGAGAAAGAAATGGGAAGAAGATCCATGGAGTCAGTTCTACCATGTACTTGACGAAATGGGTGATTGGTATGAAGACAACGGTTATCACTTCAGAGCTGAAGAGTGGTAATAAGAAGAAAAGAGAAATATGACTGTAAAAGAATATATCGAAAAGTCAGAATACGCAGGTACCGTTTTTGCTTATATCGAATGTGTTACAAAAGAAGGCATCAATGATGAGCATTTACGTGGTCTCGATATAGAGAACGACGAATATGAAGATCATAAAAAACAAGTCGATGAACTCATAGAACAGGCAACCTATTGTTCTGTCGCTGATTATCCAATCATAACCGAAAAAGATACTTGGAGATACTTTGAGTATCGCTATTGGGCATATTATGGTGATGACGGAGAGTACATAAAGCTCTTAGATCGTAAGCCTGGATGGATGAAAGATCCATGGGGCAAGTTCCATGGATTGCTTGAGAGAACTATAGAAGCTATCAACAAGGCAAATAATAGTAACGATGCTTTGTATGAATGCAACGGTTACTACTTTATAATCTAAGGTTGATAACACGACCATAATAGAAAATCGAGATGTGGCGAAAGGTTTGAACCTTTCGCCACATCTGTATATAAAAGAAAAAAACAAAAACCTCCGTGAAATTATGACCATTAAAGAATACTTAGAAGGTCTCTTCGAATCGAAGATGTACCTCAAGTTTTACGAGTTGTTCGGTGACAGATTTGTATTCTCTCTTGAAGACGACTATTCACAGTTTGAGAAGAAGGTAGACTATTTCGTCGAAACTGCAGATATTGAATTCTTCTGTCTTGAAGAAAACCTCGAAGATACTGTTGATAGATTCTTCATTATCCCAATGCTGAAGAACATGAGCGACATCAGCTACATTCGAAAGTTCTTCGACTATGAAGCTTATAAGCAGATGCTCATTGATCGTGGTTATACAGTAAAAGATAACTACGTGTTCTCACCATTCTAAAACTACGAAAATGACTATTAGAGACTATATTAGAGAGAAAAGTGATATCGGTGATGCCGTGATCGTCTATGGTGAAAGTGGCTACTATAGTGGCGATGTCGATCTTGACTTCGAATGGGAAGAAAAAGACGAGGACGATTTCGAGAGTGAAGAAGACTATGATGACTATAATTCAGAAATCGAAGTCCAGAAGGAACTCGCTGATGCGCTCATAGAGAAAGCTCAAGAAGCGTATCAGTGTGATGATGATGGGTTTGAAGATATGGTAAATGAAGTCTACATCAACCCCTTCATCGAAGGTGCGAATAACCCAGAGTTCCTTTACCTTTATTTCGACTATGATAGTTTCAGAAATGACCTTCTTAAGCGTGATCTCTTCTATCAAGACGGTTATTACTTCCTCACATACTAATTAAAAACTGATAGAATAGAAATCATGACGACGATTAAAGACTATATCAAAGACAACTGTCATATTCCCTACGAAGCAGTGATCGCCTATTACGAAAGCGGTCATTTTGATGGAGAAGTCGATATTGACTTCGATATCGATGAAAAGGAAGAAGGGGAAATCGAGGTTCAGAAGGCACTCGCACAGAAGCTCATAGACGATGCAGAAAGCGTTTATCAGTGTGATGAAGATGGATTTGTAGATGAGGTAAACGATCATTACATCTATCAATATTTGTCTGATGACGCTGATCCAAACGGGATTTTCCGTTACTTCGACTATGATAAGTTCAAAAAGAATCTTTTTGATGATGGCTTCTTCTGCTATAACGGTTATTACTTCCTCGGTACGAAAAGCTGATAAGACGAAAAGAAATAGAAAATGAACGAGGGGGGGGGTCACGTAGTTATCTTTTATTACGTGATCCCCTCCCTGTTCATTTAAATAACGAAATCTAAAAAATAAAAGAATAAAAGAAAAATGACTATTAGAGAATACATTAAGGACAACTGTCATATCGATTATGAAGCGGTAATCGCTTATTACGAAAGTGGTTACTACGACACCGAAATCAATCTTGACTTAGACGATGAAAAGGATGCAGGAGAATTCGAAAACCCAGAAGACTATGGCATGTACTTTGAGGAAATAGACATACAGAAGGAACTTGCAGACGAACTCATCGAGAAGGCAGAAGAAAACTACCAGTGTGATGATGACGGATTCGAAGACATGGTAAACGAACTCTACATCGACCCATGTATTGAAGGTGCAGCCAATCCAGACACGATCTATCGTTACTTCGACTATGATAGGTTCAGAAATGAACTTCTGATGGGTGACTACTTCTACAGTAACGGTTATTACTTCCTCGCTTATTAATCGAAGGAAAGATCCATAACACGAAATCAGAGAGGGCAAGGAAATAGTTTTCCTTGCCCTCTCCTTGTGTTTGAACCTATTTCTCCTTACTTGAACACCTTTGTGAATATCAGAGATCAAGGAAAGTACCTCTCCGTCATTTCCTTGATTCTCTCTTCTTCACATAGTCTTGTACTTCTTTTATCTTTGTTTTTACAATTTCCACATCTTTATGCGATCCTATACCACTTCCGTCAAGATTTCTCCAATATCTCCAATAAATCGCTCTTATCTGCATTTTTTCGATGTATCTTATCGGGAACGTGCAGATCTTGTACCAATCTTCATATGAAACAATCATTGGCTTTGATTGGAATCTTTCAAGTCTGTATGATCTTATTGCAAACTCAAAACCACTATTTTGCAGGACTTTCTTTGCGACATCATAATAAAGCGGAATTTCCATCGTTGGTGTTTCTCCAGCTTTTATCTTTTCTATGTTTGGATTAATGACTTGCGTATTCCAAAGTCTGATTATCGTGTCGAGAATTTTTATACGCATCGACGGAGGAATAAACGACAGGTTTATCCCATAAGGAAGAAGATGACCTCCAGAGGTCACTTTGTAACCTATTATAAAAGTTAGTGGACACCACGAGAAGAAGTCCATTTCATCCTTTGTTAGAGGATCATAGAACCACGTGTAAATCTTGCCGATCTTTGGAATAGGTGTTCGAGATTCCTCCACTGGCTTCTTCTCTTTCATAACATAAACATCATCAAACCACTTCTTTGATCTACTGACTATGGTAGAGTAAGGCACAGATTGAGACATCCTCATTATCGTTTCTGATACAAGCTCCATCGTACTTTTCTTTTATTTGACGGTTAAATAAAAGAAACTCGGAAAAGAATGATTGCGGATTTCTTATCAAAATTGAGAATAAAGGCATACGACACACTCAACGACACCATAAACTTCCTAATCCAAAAGTACAAGACTGATATTCGTTCATTCTCGTATTCATCCCCATTTGGTCAGATTCTCATTGTTTTGCAGAACCACATGCAGAACATTTACTATTATATCACCGATTCCGCAAATCAGACAAACTTCCACACTGCAAACCGACAATCTTCGGTTTATGGACTTGCCAGACTTCAAGGCTATAACGCTTATCGTGGGAAATCTGCAACTGGTGTTATAAATCTGAAAGTCAAGCCAGATGCCAAGACGAATCTGATAACTGGGAATCGTGTTTTTATACCGAACTATTCACGACTAACGTGCCTGCAGAATGGTCTCGTTTATATGCTCGATCTTGGTAAAGATTACGAGATCTTCGACATTCAAAAAAGAGTAGACGTTTCCTTGAACATAATAGAGGGAAAACTCGAATATCAGACGTTTACAGGGACAGGTGAAGATATTCAGTCTTATGAAGTTCATGCATCCCAATGGAACATGTTTGATAATGACTTCGTTATTGTCACTGTAAATGGGAAAGAATACCCACAGTACGATTCACTTTACGACATACCTTACGGAGAATGCGGATGTTTGGTGAAAACTGGGATGACTTCTGGGATCGATGTCATCTTCGGGAAATCATCTCATAACGAAGTACCTCCTCTTGGTGCAGAAATACGAGTGGACTACATCACTACGAGTGGTTCTGTGGGGAACGTTTTCGAAGATACGGTCTTGTTCTCCCTCAACGACACTTGCTTTGACACTTATGGAAACGAGATAAACATGTCCGACATCTTTGTTGCAGTCAATGAGATCAATCCTTCATTTGGTGCAGATTCAGAACCAATAGAAATGACAAAGATTCTCGCACCAAACATTTCTCGCAATTTCGTAATACACGATAAACGAACAATAGAGAACTTCTTCCGTCGCATGAACTACTTCTCACTGATAGATGTTTTCAAAAGAGAAGTGAATCACCACAACGAGTATTCAATAGTTCTTGTTCCAAAACTCAAATCGCTCATACTTCGAAATGAAGATTACTTCGATTTCAACACAGATCATCTTTTTATAAAGGAAAATGAAAAGGAGAAACTGATAAACACGATAAAGTCGTATGGCAACAAATCGTTGGACATTTCAATAAGCATTGTAAACCCAGAGATCAGAAGATTTGTGGTTTATCTTTATGTTGAACTTTTCCGAGAAGTGAAAGGAAAACCGACGGACTTTGAACGTGTACAATCCGACATTCGTCATGCACTTTCTGCTTATCTCCTTGATTCACAGAAGCTGACGAAGATCACTCATTCTGACATAGTTTCTCAGATTGACGGCATAGTTGGTGTCGATAGCGTCAAAGTGGTGTTTGTTCCAGAGTACGAAGGTGATGTGGATGAAATCGGCAACATTTCTCTGAAGCCATCACAGATCGCAGTCCTTCGTGGAGGTTTTACAGATTCTCAAGGCATCTCTTACAAGGATACTTTCACGACACCAAACGAGATGTCATCGGTCAACATAGCAATAGAGTATTCCAAATAAAGAAGAATGGAAAAATCAATCAAGTTAACAAGAAACAACTTTCTTGTAGAAGAATTGTGTAAAGATGCTCTCATCGATTTCGATTCTCCGAGAAATGTTGGTGTTGTCGTATGTGGTAACGAGAAATATGAAGATGTGAAAGTCGGGGACAAGGTCTTCTTCGGCGAAACCAATGGTTACATGATAGAACTCAACGGCATTCGTTATTGTCTTCTATCATATTCCGAATTAATCGGTGTCATTGAAGGAGAGTGTAATCGGGAAGACATAGTCGTGGGAAGATATCGTGACCTTGATGATTACATAGACAAGCTCACACAGAAGAATCTTCTCGGTGATAATCCGATCAACATACACGAAGGTATGTTTTATAAATAACGAAATCATAAAAAAGAATTAAAACAAGAATAATTATGCTTAGAAATAAATCACTAAAGCGATATTCAGCTGGTGCAAGAAGAGCATTCGAAAGCGCATCGAATCCTTCAGTAAAGCAGGCTAGCAGAGCATCTTCAAAGAAGCAGGTCACTGATGCATCTGTAAAGCAGGCTTCTTTCCGTGAAGCTGTAGCACGCACGATTGAGAAGCAGAAGGCATCTTCGAAGAGACAGGCTTCTTTCCGTGAAGCAATTTCTCGTACGATTTCGAAGGAAGCATCTGCACGTCAGAAATCACTTGCCAAGCAGGCTTCTCTTCGTGAAGCTGTTGCACGCTCAATGAAGAAGGAAGCTTCTGTCAAGCAGTCATCATCTATTCGTGAAGCTATCGCAAGTATGGCATCTGCCAAGCAGGCATCTTCTGCAAAGCAGGCAACCTCTGCAAGCCGTAAGACTCGTCTGTCTTATAAGGAAGCATCTGCAAAGCAGGCATCTCGTCAGTCTCAGAAGGCAGTATCACTCAAGAGCGCTGAAGAACTCGTACAGCAGGACATCCTCAACTCTGAAGATGTAGAAAACGTACTGAAGCAGGCAGAACTCTCTACGAAGCAGATCGACGCAGTCATCGACGCTCTCCCAGAGAAGAAGGAAGTTTCACTTGAAGAAGTTGTAACTGAACTTACCGAACAGAGCATTGAAAAGGAAGTTATTGATGATGTCATTGAAATCGCAACTGAAGAAGCCGTGAACGTTTCTGTCAAGTCTACGAAGGTTAACGAATCACAGGCTCGAAGACTGAAGAGAGCAATTAGAGAATCGCTCTCGAGAAAAGCTAATCGTGCAGTCTACGAAAAGCGTCTTTCAAGAATCCGTCGCTAAAAGACGAGAGCCATAACATACAAAAGAAACCGTTTCAGCCCGACCATAATAAGAATGGTCGGGCTGAAACTTTTTATATGGTTCAATTGATAAGAATCATATAAAAAACGCATATACGTCAATGGCTAAAAAATCACAGTACATAAACCCTTCAGAGTACAATGATGAACTGGTTAAATGTGTGAAACAAGACAAGTTGTCGGTAAAGATGATAGAAATGTTCTCGATTCATGCGAAGAATGTTTGTAGACGTTTCTATTTCCCAGATGATGACGATAAGAATGATGCAGTTTCGACATGCATGGTCGATTTTCTTCACAATTGGAAATCTTTTGCCGTACAAAACAACGTGTTCCTAAAGTTCAATAGAAATTTCCAAGTTGGTGAAAAACTTGAACTCATAATCGAAAACTCGGGAACGTTTATCTTTACTGCTGGGGAAAAGCTCGATAAGGAAACTATGACCTTTGAGATCAGAGATACTGCAAACAAATCGATCAGATCTCTTATGATCCTTTGCCAAGAAAAGCCACTTTCGGATATCATAAGAGTAACAAACAATACTTCTAATCACAAGATGATGATTAGAGACCTTCACAATCAAGAAGATCTGACGGTATTCTCAAAGTTGATCGTTCATGAACTTCCATCAGAACAACCACTAATCCTTGAAGACGGCTATTACAACATCATAGGCGAAAATGTCTACTCATTTGTTCCATTTTCTCCTGCATTCCAATTCTTAACATCTTTGTGTAACAACTCGATAAAGAAATCGCTTGATTATACGTCACCCAAAGCACTGAGAGGTGGGAATCAAGTAAGACTGTCGTGTAACGCAGAAGATAACGGAATCTACACGCTATAAAAAGGTCAAAGAAAAAGGAAAAAACTCATGAAGATTTTCGAAAGCATTAAGAACATCAAGGTAAAACCGATTCACATGCTACTGATTGCGGTGTTACTCATCATTGCATCAAGGTATGTCTTCGAATACGTCAATCCTTGGTTAGGATGGATGTCTTATGGAGGATCGATTTATGTCCTCTACAAATCTCTGACAGGTATCTACAAAAACTATAACGAATCAAAAGAAGATGAAGAAGATCGCTAAACTTCTATCAATTGGTGCTCTTGTAACGATTTCCATGTCGTGTGAGAGAGTTGCACCAAACTACGCTGGTGTTCTCATGGAGAACTACGGCAAGAATGGGAAATCCGACTTCAACATAGTCGTTGGTCGAGTAAACACAATGGCACCAGGTACTGAACTTTTCCAAGTCCCTCTGTTTGAACAACGTGGGGAATTCTCGGAAAAGGTAACTCTTAAAAGTTCTGACAACACAGAGTTCACTGCACGACCTACGTACTCTTACAAGGTTATCAAGGACAGAGCGATAGATGTCGTGTTCGATAACAAACATATCGAATCGAATAATCAGAACGATTCTACAAACTTCATATCATCGATCGAGGACAACATCATAGAACCAAGAATCTATGACCTCATAAAAGAAGAATCTCGAAAGCATAAGACAGATGAACTAATGGCGGACGGTGGTTCACTCTCATTTGAAAAATCGCTTGAAGATGTCATCCGTGAGGAATTCAAAAAGAGAGGTTTCGAACTTCTGACATTCTCTGCACAACTCGAGTTTTCTGAAAAAGTAAGGGAGAAGATTGATTCTCGAAATGAGGTCAACACCAATCTTTCTGTCCTTGATCAACAGATTGAAGAACAGAAGAAAAGAAACCAGCTTGAACAACTTCGTGCAGAACAGAACAAGATACGTTCAAGTGGGATTGATGAAAAACTGCTGATGAAGGAATTCATAGAAAAGTGGGATGGCAAGACACCAATCTACGGTAAAATCCCAGACATCATCAAGTTAGAAAAATAAAGAAGTTAGAAAAATAACAGACAAATCGCCCCCAGACGAGAAAGAGCCGTGTTCAAGGAGAAAGTTCCTCAGAACACGGCTCTTAATGTATAGATGAAACTATGATGATTATAAGATTAATGAATGATGAAGAAATATCAATCCCAGTCAATCACAATCAATCAGCTAATCATAATCAAAAAACAAACATAAACGTATGAAAAAGATAGGTCGCATAGGCTTTAGAGTAGTCTCGGTCTATGAAGTAGAAGATTTCGAAGTTCCCGATTATGTCTATGAATCATTCAAGAAACTCGAGGAACTGGGTACGAGTGAAATAAGCAACTTCTCCTCAGACGATGATGAATGTCGTGTGTATGACTACATTATGAGAAACTATGACAGTCCGTGCGAATCTATCACGTGTGAAATAAAGCTCGATGAGATCTCTCTCGACGAGAACAACTATTAACAACAGATGGAAAAAGAAAAGATGGAAAACAACTATCCTCAGATGCCGAACGGTCTCCTTCTCACCGAAGAGTTCAAGAAAGCCTATGACCTTCTTGAACACACGAAGGAATTCGTGTTTCTGACTGGGGACGCTGGATCTGGTAAGACCACATTCCTAAAGTGGTGGTTAAGTAACACTTCCAAGAAGACCGTTGTTCTGTCTCCAACTGGTATGGGAGCTGTAAACCTTCTACCAATCCGAGCTTCGACAATTCATAAGTTCTTCAAGTTTGGGAACAAGCCACTTTTCACCTCGAACATTCCAAGGCTATCTTCCAAGAACTACAATGAGAACAGACAGCTCTATCTCAACGTTGATACGATCATCATTGATGAATGTTCGATGGTGTCGTCGATGATGATGCAAGCAATAGACGATTTTTATCGGATCAACTTCGATTCTGATGAACCATTTGGCGGGAAGCAGATAGTCCTCGTTGGTGATATGGCACAGCTCCCACCAGTTCTTGGATCTGATGCCGAAAGACAGTACACTAAGGACAGATTTGGTGGCAAGTACTTCTTCGATGCCAGTATCTTCAAGGAGGTAAGTATCAAGTTCGTCGAGTTCACAGAAATCTTCAGACAGAATGATCCAGAATTCATCGGTTATCTCAACAAGATCAGAACTGGGACGATTACTCAAGACGATATCATAAAGCTCAACGACATCTTCACATCAAACAAGGTGTCTGATGATGCTATGATAATCTCGTTTAGAAATGATGTCGTCGACCAGATCAACGATTATAAGCTCAACGAGATCAAAGCAGAAGATGTGTTCCTCTATTCTTCAATAAATGGCTTCTTCAATCCAAAGTCTTGTCCAGTCAAGGAAATCACACGTGTAAGACCTGGGTGCCGTATCATGTGCCGAAATAATGACAAGGACGAAAGATGGGTGAATGGAACGATCGCAAAGTTCGTCAAGAAGATCAACGACGACAAGATTATGATCGAACTTGAGGGAGGTGACAAGCAGATTATGGAAAAGGTCGAGTTCACGGATTCCAAGTTCGAATACAACTCGAAAACTGGGGAAATCGAAGCCAAAGAAACATCTTCCATGACTTGCTTCCCAATCGTGGTATCGTATGCAATGACTGCACACAAATCACAAGGGATCACGCTTGA